GATATCGTAATATATGATATCGTAATACATATTATATAATATAGAAAATTGATATAAATAAAAGATTATATATTAAATAAGCACAACAAACATTCAATCGTCTCAAAACATCGTCTTAAATGGCCGGAAAGAGCAAAAGCAATAACAGTGGAAAAGGTAAGGCTGGCGCAAGCGGTGGTTCAAAGATGAAGACTGCGATGTCAGCACACAATAATCCAGCGGCGCGTATTCGAATTCCGCAGACAATTGGATTACCGGGACAAATCGCAAATAATGCAGGCGGGTATTCATTCCCTTTGCCTCTCGAACAGGAATGGATGAGATACCTTATTATTGGAAGCAAGTCGGATAGTGGAAGCTTCTATCAATGTGGTGGTGCAATTGCAACTACAATTTCGAGATGTATTATGGCAGCTGTATCATCTCCTACTACATGTGAGCATTTGATTCGGGATATTGTGGACGTATCTGTAAATGCACGAGCACCAAAACAGGAAATGACGATGATGTCACTCGCGGCGGCTATCGTGTTTCCGCCTGACAATGCATGCAAAGCAAAGGCACTGGCAGCAATCAATCAGGTATGCCGTATTCCAACTCACTTATTCATGCTTGTGCAATATATTCGCGACCTTTCGCAAGACAAGGCGAAACCAGGAAAAGGGTTTGGGAAGGGGGTTCGTCGCGCATTGACTGAATATTATACATCTCGTGGAGGATTGGAGTTGGCAGTTTTGGTGACAAAATATAAAAATCGCGAAGGCTGGACACACGAGGATTTGATTTCACTGCTCCATATCAATCCCGCGCAAATGAAAGATGATGGCGGGCGTCTTGTATTGGAGTGGATTATGAAAAAGGACAAACCTGAGCGCCATATTGTGGCGAATCCTGCAAAGGGAATCGTGGCGACAACACTGCCTGCAAAAATGGAAAGGACTGAATTTCTGAAACGACTGGCGGCGATTTCAACTCCAGACAGGGGTGATGGTGTTGCTGATGGAGGAAAAGGATTTATGAAAACTATTGCGAGTGCGATTGGGACGATTATGGGAGGAGGTGGAGTGGCAGCACCTGTCGCGAAAAAGGTGTCCGTTCTATTTGAAATAGCCCACCCAGAAAGCTCAATGGTTGGCACGCCTATAAAACTTATGGTTAATGATACAGAGCAGTTATATAATGTCAAGAAGACACTTGCTGATATGGGTGTTGCTCCGATTGGGAATATGGTTCTATGGTATGCTGGAAAAGGAATATCATCTGCGAAATCATTGCTAGATATTTCATATGACTCGGCGAATAAGATATACGTTCTAGCGGGAACAGAACCTGTGGAAGTTGTGGCACCGGCAACGACAAAGGCGGTAAAGAGCGAAGGACCAAAAGACGAAGAAGGAGAATCGAAAAAAGTGGCAGAAGATCCTCTCGTGGCAACTGCCAGGTTCTTGAAAGCATTGATCGAGTTGTCAAAAACAGGTGAAAAGAAGGATGCTACCACGGCCGTCACAATTATGGAAAGGAATAAAAAGATTCAGCGCGAACATTTGCCGACCGAGCTACTAAATACGCCACAAATCTGGGAAACACTTCTTAGCGGAATGGGAATGACTGCACTGATTCGCAATCTCGGAAAACTGTCACAAGTTGGAGTATCGTCATCAAAGTCGCAGGATATTATTAAAATGCTGGGCGACCCTAAAAATGTCAAGGAGTCAAGGGTTCATCCACTTCAAGTTCTTGTTGGAATGAAGACGTATTCACAGGGAAAGGGCGATCTTGGCTCAATGACATGGCCTGTAAATTCTTACATCACTACGGCGCTTTCAACGACATTTAGGTATGCATTTGGAAATATCACACCTACAGGGAAACGGTTTATGATTGGATTGGATGTATCGGGGAGTATGTCGATGTGTATGTGCGCGGGGGCAAAAAATATTACGCCACGCGAAGGGTCGGTTGCGATGGCGATGATGACACTACACGCCGAGGGTTCACAAAATGTTCACATCTATGGGTTCAGTAATATATTCTACAATTTCAATGGGAAAATTCGCCCTGAGATGACAATACAGGATGCAATTAAAGCCACCGATGTGCCGTTTGGAGCTACAGATTGTGCTTTGCCGATGACGGAGGCGCTTAAAATGTATACGAGTAACGGGGTAGGAATTGATGTATTTTGCGTATATACGGACAATGAAACATATGCACCAAATATTCATCCTCAAGTGGCGTTGGAGGAGTATCGCCAAAAAACGGGAATCGATGCGAAACTAATCGTGGTTGGAATGGTGGCGAATCAGTTGACAATTGCCGACCCGAAGGACAAGAATACATTAAATTTGGCTGGATTTGATACATCGACACCGGAACTCATCAGCATGTTTGTGCGGGGCTTGATTTAAAGCTGAAGACGACATGTTATGATCCGATGAATATATTATTACTTTTTTTAGTAATAATATATCTAAACTATATAAAAAGATTGTAATTATATTATGTAGCAAATTACATAATATAATACAATACAACACAACACAACACAGACAAAATGGAAGCTCTCGCTACTACAACTACAACTACAACTACAACTACGACTACAACTACATATACTGATGTTATTACAAAATTCAAAGATTTGAAAAATAAATACTATACGGTTCGTGGATGTATGATTTTAACAATTAATGATGATTTTTCTAAACAATTTCTAGAAAAATATCCAAATTTAGTATGGAGTGAAGAATATAATGAATATGCTGAAGCGCATGTTTTTAGGGCTAAAGTAAATATAAATAGTTTTGGAAAACAATTTGTGGTATATTTACATCGTCCTATAAAACAAATTCATAGATGGGAGTATGAGTATTTTTTCGGATTTGGAGGACACAATGAAGGTTTTTCATTTGATCGTATCATTGCAACATTTCAAGAAACTTTTGACGAGGATATTGATATTGAATATTTGCTAATGACGGGAACACTTGCTAGTGGAGAAGACAGAGGCGGAGGCGAATGTTGCACAATCGATGAAAAATATATTAAAAATGTTTTGAAATTGTTGGTTCTTGGTGGGTATGTAAAAAAATGGGCAGCTTGTAATGAATTTAAAGACTGGTTTAAAGAATGTGGATTTAATGTAGATTTTGATACAAGTACCGGGCAAACAATTACATCATTTATTTTTGAAGATTATCAGGTTATTGAGCCCTGAATAATGAATGAAGAATCGCCTGTAATCTCACGAAGAACGTGGGTAGTATATGCACGCGCGACAGAATCCGCTTCATAATAGTTCCAATATATGGCTTGAAGTCCTAGATCCGAACATCTATGATTACCCACACAGATCACATTTGTAAAGTGTGATATAGTACAATATACATACGATAGTGGATAATCATTTTTGACAAATGTGCCTTTGAATTTTTGGTGTGAATATTCGGGGCGTTTTTCTTGAATCAGGTATGTTTTTCCGGGTATAAGGGCGATGGGTTTTACAAGTTGGAGAGGGCGCATTGGGGCGATGTTACGGTTTTCTATAAATATAACGATTAAATAATATAACAATTTCAATTTAATTTTATAATTTAAAATATGATAAACGAACAAAACATAAATAACCATCAGCACCGGTAATGGTGCTTGCGACATAAAAATTTGGTGAAAAAATTGTATCACTATAACGTGAAGTCCATCCATATTTTTTTGAAGATGCATCTTGAATTTCTTTCCTAGTTAAATGGTTTTCTAGAAGTTGAAAATTAACTGCTTTTGTTTTTTGTGGGGTTAAATTATTTATATTTAAAACAGGTGGTTCTATTGAACCAACTCTAAAACTATTAGACTGTTTTGTATAATTAGTATTAGTATTTATTTCTTCTATATCTGTTTCGTCGGGATTAAAAGTTATAGTAGAAAATATAGCACTAGCAGATAACTGATCTACAGTTCTAATTTTCCATGAAATATCTCCAAAAACAATAGAATAGTTTAACCATTTTGAACTACCACTTAAATATGTTGTAGTATCAATAAAAACTTTGCCACCATTAGTGCAGAATAATATTCGTTTTCCATAACCACTCGGTATGTTAGATGTATTATTTACTACAATATTTGCGAGAACTATCCATACTCGATCAAGAAGTTCTACTTGTTCTCTTGTTTGATTATATGGGTTTTTTAAAAATTCTATTGTTATAGGGTGATCTTTTAACATTCTCTTATATATTTTTAACTCTTTTGCAATATCTCTAAAACTTTTATTTAAGTCGGGAATTATTTCACATGGAACTTTTTTTGACATTTTATCTTTATATATATTATATTATATTATATTATATATTATATTATTTTCTAAATATGTAACAATATTTTTTCTGATTATGTATAATGTTAATATATTGAAGCGGCAAAAAACGGTGTCATGATATAATGTAACGATGTGATAATGTTACATTTTTCTATAAATATAAAGACTAAATAATATAAAAATTTTAATTTTATAACTTATAAAATTGAAATGGAAAATATGTCTATATGTATGTATCAGCAAAAGGCATATCAATCAATTATTATATCAAATTAAATTTGATTTGATATAACTAAAGTTTAGAAAAATGACAAGTATTTCCAGTAGTGCCAAAACTAACACAAAGCAGACCGGTTCAAAAAAAGTGACAAAAAAGGCACCAAGACAAAAGGTATCAAAACATAAATTACAATTTAATGAATTTGAGGTATTATCAAAACACGCAATAGGGGATGCCGGAGAAGAGTTCATTTGCAATACCATCCCTTGCGAATCGTGTGGTCGCATAACATGGACAAATTTGAACAAAAAACAAATGAACTATCCCGGTGTTGATTTATGCTGTGACTATTGTGGCACATATGTGCAAGTGAAAACAATGTGTAGCAAAAACGGGGGTTGCCCTTTGTCGCAGGCTAGCAATGGTGCATGGAAATTCCCAACATCAAAAAACACTGTTCGTGAAACGTTGAAAATGTTGAAGAACAATGTTCGTTATATTGCGGTTGTTTATGATATGAATTATAATATTATAGAGGTAAGTATAACCGGACTACTATCGTGTAAAAATATACACCATACGGAAAATTATATAGTTTCCGATGATATTAAATATTACAATCCGCGAATTTTGCAGACATTGAAAAGTATATGCGATGGTGTCAAATGAATGAGGATTGGTGCGTCAGTGTTTAATTCGTTTTTTTATTTTTATTTACACCATCTTTAATTTTTCACCTATTTCTTTGTAATAGTGTCCATTATATGGGATATTTTTGGTAAGTGCTTTTGTCAAAGTTTTGTCGCTTATTGCTAACGATTTAATACAATCGTATTTACTATTATATGTTTTTAGTAAATTGAAACATATAATACAAATATATTTTATATATCATCATATTATCATATTATGGAAAAAGAACATAATACTGCTAATTTAATTAAAAAAAGTTATCCTAGTTTATTAAATATTATAATTCAGAATGTTGAGCCTTTTACTTTGTATTGTTGTAATGATGTTGCTTCTATATTAAAATTAAAAAATATACGTTCTTGTATTCGAATGTATGATTCATCAGAAAAAATAAATATAAACAATAAAACAAATGGGGGAATTCAAAAAATGTCCTTTCTTACATATAAAGGTTTAGAAAAATTAATATTAGGTTCAAGAAGTTGTGAAGCAGTTGAATTTTGTAAAGTTTTAAGTATACACGGTATTAGAAAGTTATTTCCAATAGAAACAGATATAGTATTAAATATTATAGAAGTATTTAAAAATGAAAATATACATAGACAATTTATTTGTGATAAATATAAAATTGATTTATATTTTATAGATTATAAATTAGCTATGGAATGCGATGAAATACATCATATATATAACAAAGAAAGTGATAAAATAAGGGAGGAATATATAAAAACAAAACTTAATTGTAGCTTTATTAGATTTAATCCTTATGATGAAGAATTTAATATTTTACATTTATATAATAAAATTCACACACATATTATTAATTATTTAAAAAATAAATTGTAAGTATATTATTTGCTCAACCGGTGGTGTGAGCAACACATTATTGCTTTCTCTCACGGGAAAGCAAAACATTATTGGTTCTTGCTTTGCCAACTGGCAAAGCAAGATTTTATGATATTTATCAAGTATAATTTTATATTATTTTTGCTTTACTAACAGGTAAAGCAAGATTGTTTTTTGCTTTAATAATCAACAAGCAAAAGTTAATTAACCATATTCAATATTACGGATATATATCACTTTCTAAATCTGTAACAATCTTATTTGCCGAAAGTAGTTTATCTATTAATGAAATATTTGAAGATTTACTAGAAATCCAATGTTTTTGGAGTTTCGGATGTTTCTCCACTTTAAAAAATTCTCTATGTTTTGTATGTTCTTTATTCAACCATTCGTGGTAATATACAACATATTTTCTCATCATATCGTGAGTTATTTCATCGGGTAATTTTTTTGCGTTGTATTTTCTTTCTCTTTTTGTTCCATCATCAGCAGTACCTTTACTATTTTTTTGCTGTTCTTCTCTTGTAGCGATTCTTAAATTATCAAAACAATTATTTAACGGATTTCTATCAAGATGGTCTACACTTATAGTATTTGTTCCTTTACCATTACCCATACATCCTGTTATTACTTGGTGAATATGAATATTTAAATGACATGAAATATAACCATTTGACATTTTATACCAAGTAATTTTATTTCCTTTATTATTCGTTTTTTCATAATCTAATATTTTTTGGTAACTTGTCAGGCATAATATACAAAATGTATCAACTTCACAATACATAACTATAATAGTGGTTCCATTTTCATTTTGGATTTTCCATAATGGGTTTTTTTCTTGATTAGATGTTCGACCAATCGTTTTAATATGACCTCGTATAAAGTCTATTTTTGCCGTTTTATATTTATCGCGAATATATTCATCTTTTAATGAAAATGTGTTACCAATATCCATATCTATTTGTCTTTGTATAACTTATATCAAGTATGTACGTAGTGCGTAAACCCTTTATGTGTCATCAATTTTTCATATTATTAAATACATAATAATATTAAAATAAAATTGTAATTCCAATTGTGAAGCGCACACGCAATTTAATTGCTGTAAGCACTCTTATTCCCCTAAGTTTCCCTAGAGGGAGGACTGTATCTTAAGCCGTTTCAGGTTGCTTAAACCTTCATTAACGACCCACATCCGTTCAGTCTCTGACGCCCTACCATAGACTAGCATATTAATATCGCCTTTAGGTAGTAAGCATGCGGATTGCCCAATCTTTTTCATTATTACCATACCCAAGTTCATTACTCTTGGCCACTTATTCCTTTCGGAGATAAGCTTGGTAGAAAAAGCTCTAAGGGGTTTCCCGAACAACAAGATGTGTTGCAACTCCGACGACAACAAGTCGGAATCACTAGCAGTTAGTCAAATCATCAATAACGATGATGGTGAGGACATAAATGGTTTTCCATAGTAAGAGCTCACTTTACTATGGCATACTGCTTTTAGGCCCTTGTTCACAGCTAGTATGATCATCATCATAACTAAGCATGTAGCTTCAAGGCCTCCCATACCACTCATGATACGGAGAACATTGTAATTGGTAGCATAGACACGAACCTTGGCAGTCTTGGTGCCCTCAACGGTAGCGTTGGAGAGAACAAGCTGAAGGGTAGCATTGTCAATGCGGGAGAAGTTGCACGATCCGCTTGGTTGATGCTCTTCGGGGCGGAGCGCAAAAGAGTAAATGTTGATACCAGTGTCAGGGGTGCGGGTGTGGTGCTGGAAGGGCTGAACAAGGTCGAAGTAAGTGCCTTCACGCTCAGAGAAGCGATCCTGACCGTTAAGCTGGAGCTTAGCGGTGACGACAGGGTTCATACCCCAGCAGTGGAGGTCAAGAGAAGTCTGGGTAAGAACGAAAGTGCCGGCATCAGATACACCAGAATTCTCGTAAGGATTGGTGACGCTGTTGCCAAAGCCGGGAGCAAAGTTGGGCTGATCGTAGCCACCACCTGAAACGCCAGCGGCCTCGCCCTGCTGCCACCAGTAAGCGTTGGAGACATCAATAGCGCCAGCCTCAGCAAAGAGACCAGAGCCATCGATGAAGGAGCCAGTAGTCTGGGCAACAGCATCGTGTCCACCAAAAGCGTGGATAGCGTTGGGAAGAGCATCGACGGCATCAGTATAGTTAAAGGGCTGAGCACCGAGGAGCCTGTAAAGAAGCTGGTTGCAGTCGAGAGAAGAACAGTAGTCAACGTTCTGATCGGGCTGAACAACCCAGATGAGCTCCTTAACGGGGTGGTTAAAGTTGAGCTTGATCTTGTTGGAAGAAGAGCCGACAGACTCGTCACCAGTGAACTGAAGCTGCTCAATAAGATACTCATGGGGGTTCTGAGCCATACGCCTGCGCTCATCAGTGTCGAGGAAGACGTAGTCAACATAGAGAGAGGCAGCGACCAGAGACTGGTTGTAAGCGGTGTTGACGCGACCACCGGCAGAAGAACCCAAAACGTTGGCACCGCAACTGAGAGAGCCGACAGCCCACAAGCACTCGTCAATGGGACGAATATCGAGGTTAATTTTGACCTCGTGATACTGAAGGGCGATAAGGGGAAGAGCAAGACCGGGGTTACGGCAATACCAGAACTGGAAGGGGATATAGAGAGTAGTCTCGGGAAGAGCATTGCGGGGAGCGCAAACCTGACGGGGAGCGTTAGCCTGGCAAGGACCATCGATAGCATTGAAAGAGGGATCGGTGATAAAAGTCAACTCGGTGGTGTTTCCGACCATGGCAAAGTAACCGGGCTGCTGATCAAGAGGGAGAGTAAGGTTGTTCCAGATATGCATCCAGTCACCATACTGGCGATCAATGCGCTGACCACCGATCTCGACCTCAACCTGGGAGATAAGCTGCTCACCGGGGAAATCGAGCCAACGGGCATAAACACCGTCCTGGAGGGAGCCCTTCATAGACTGGTTAATCTCGGGGAGAGTAACCTGAAGGTAGGTGCGGTAAGCCAAATCACCATTACGAGAAATGGTGCAGGTTACACGACGACCGAAATCGGCCTGTCCGTTAAAAGTCTGCTCAATAGACTCCATAGCAAAGTTGGTGTGACGTTTGTAAGATACCTTCCAAAAGGTGATCTGAGGGTTACCAGTGAGATAGACGTCCTGGGCGCCGTAAGCTACAAGTTGCATAAGACCTCCTGCCATTTTTGTATATTATAATATTGCTAAAGAAAAAAATTTTATAAAAAATCTTAATTAACTTTTTATAAATTAATAATTAATTATAATTGACAAAACATCGATACTATCAATAAACAAGATTATTCATATTTGATTTTAAAAAATTCACTAAATATTCGTCAGAGTAAATCTCTTTTTTATTTTCATGTTTTTTCCTAAAAACAAAATTATCATTTTTTTTTCTTATACTCCATCCATTCTCTAAAGTATTCATTAAAAATATCATTAAATAAATATCATTTTTCATTTCTTTATTTATATCCATTTTTCCCTTCTCAATTAGCATTTTTAGTGTTATAATACCTTCATGCAATGGAATAATATCTTCTTTTTTTTTATTAAATGGTGCTTTATTTTGTAAATTAGCTTCTAAATTAACTTCTAAAGTATCACGTTCTTGATTGGGGTGATGCTGCCCATTATATATTTTTCGTATGATTCGTTTATTTAAATAATCTTCGGTAATAAATTCAGTTGTAGAATTGTCTAAATTTTTTAAATAAAAAACCGTTTTCCTTTTTTTTATAGCCCAGTTTTTTTCTAAAGAGTTCATAATAAATTTCATTTTATAATATGTTTCTTTTTTGATATTTGCAATATTTAATGACTCTATATTTATATTTGTTTTTAAAACATTTGACTTTGATATATCGTCTTCGTTTTCATTGCTCATACCACCAGTATCTTCTATATTTTGTGTTTTACTATTGTTAGAATATACGTCTAAATTATGAGGCAACATTATTTTATTTTTATAGAGAAAACATTAATGGAAATTTAACACTAAACAATGTAGGGTTGTTTAATTTGAATTAATTATTATATAAAATAAATAATATGTTATTACTAAAATTAATATAAAACTAAATACATTTATTACAAAATTTGATAAATTTGATACAATATCTTGCGATGAGTTTAGTGATGTAATATTTACATACGTATTTATCTTAGTAACTAGTAATAATTTTATAAACAATGGATGAATAATATTAGTAATTATACTTAAAACTAAATCTTTAAATGCGGCGGCTATAGCTACTGCTGCTGCAAATGTTAATACAGTCTCAGTTTTTGTATCTAAAAATTTTCTTACTAAATGTATTATAGTATTATTTTTTACTTTATTTTTATTTTGTAATTGTTCTTGGTTATACATTTATACAGATATATATATATATATTTTATTTTGTATATTAGATATTAAAAAATATATAAGTATATCAATAATAGACAATAAATATAAATATTATATATACATGCCTTCTTTTAAACATAAAACAAATAAAAAAATATATGTAGATAAAAAAAGAATAATGACGCTAGATGGTGTGCATCGTGAGCTACAATTAGAGTTTAATTTAATTAATAATATAACACTACCTGATTTAATAAATAGAAAAAATGAAATAATGAAAAGATTAAACGATACTACTATCCCTATAGACATAAATGAAAAAATTGAATTACAAGATTCATTATACGATATTAAAAATGATATTTCTAAAAATAAAAAAAAAATAAAAGATTACTATTTAAACAATAGTAGATGTATTTTTGATTATTTTGAAAATAAAAAAGAAATAACAAATGGGACAAATAAGACAACAATTCTTAATTCATTTTTTAAATTAAATAATAACTCTTTCGATGAGAACGAATTGACTCGTGCAAACGACAATAATGTGCAAAAGTTTTTTACAAATCTCGACCAAACATTTATAAATATAAATGACTATACGTATGCTACAGATATATGCCAGTCATGTAATAAAGGAGAAATGATTCCTGTTGAACATGAGGGGATAATGGTTTGTAATGTTTGTGCAAAACAAATTACCTACCTTATTGAAAATGAAAAACCGTCTTATAAAGAACCACCAAAAGAAGCATGCTTTTATGCATATAAAAGAATTAACCATTTTAAAGAAATACTTGCACAATTTCAAGCAAAAGAAACTACACAGATACCCGAAGAAGTTCTTGAAAATATAAAACAACAACTCATTAAAGAGCGTATTAATCTTTCAAAATTTACAAACATAAAAGCAAAAGAAGTTCTTAAAAAATTAGGGTATAATAAATATTACGAGCATATTCCGTTTATAAAAGATAAATTAGGAATTAAACCTCCTACTATGACGCCTGAATTAGAAGAGACATTGTGTAATCTTTTTATGGAAATACAAGGACCTTATGCGAAATTTTGTCCTGATGATCGTGTAAATTTTTTGAATTATTATTATACAGTTTATAAATTGTGTGAACTGCTTCAAAAAAGCGAATTTCTATCTTATTTTCCAATGTTGAAAGATAAAGAAAAGCGAATTGAACAAGATGATATTTGGAAGAAAATTTGTGAAGAATTAAATTGGGTTTTTATTCCTACGCAGTAGTTTTAACAAAATATCAAAATAATAACAAACATATTAACAAACATATTAACAAACGTATTAACAAACGTATTTTTTAAATCGTCCATTATGAAAAATTGTATCAACTAACACTGCAAATAGCATAGGAAATTGCCATACTGAAAATATACGATTATGTGTATTATCTGTTGTAAATAGTGTAACAAATGTTATGTAAAAACTAATAATAAGGCATACCAATAGTAGTAAAACAAATATAGTTTGAATAAAGTTTAAATTTATATATAGTTTATTTAAAGTTATCATTATAATTTATGCGTTACGGTTTATAATACTATATAAATAATACAATATTTTATAAATAATACAATATTTTTTATCATAAATATTGTATTATTATCACGTGAATGGTAACGTTTTATAAACAAATTCAACTATTTAAAGCTTGAGAGGGGTGGGGAAACCAACAAGGTTGGCACCGATTCCGAAACCGGCACCAGTTCTTGCAGAAACGGCTAAAGTGGGGACATACACATCAAGAATAGCAAAAGTGGCTGCAGCTACAAGAGAAATCAAAGCAATTTCGTCTAATTTAAGAGTGCGAGATGGTATAGAATAAGCAACTATAGCAACGCAAAGACCTTCAATAATATACTTAATAAAGCGCTTAAAAAGCTCACTAAAATCAAGTGTTCCGTACATTATAAATATAATGTAGAAAAAAATATTATGTAATGTTTTATATATTGTTAAATATAATTGTTAAATATAATTGTTAAATATAATTAAAAATATTAAATGATTAAACTAACTTAAAATAATTATTAGAATATATTTTATAATGTCTAATCAAAACACTTTACCAAAGGGAGTTACTCCTAAATATTTACCTGATGGGAATGAAAACCCTAAATATGCCGATCTTTTGGAGGAGGATAAACCCATCGCTGGACAAAAATTTGTATGTCTTTCATTTGTTTCACCAGAACATATTATTAAACAGAGGGAGCAATTTTTATTCGAACAGTTTGTGAAACAATGGGATTATAAAAAGTCGATGGAAAAATTTACACAGTTTCTTAATTTTGTATCATTTAAATATTCTCTTTCTTTTGATAAATTGACTGCCGATTTTCAGGAGTTTACCAAGGAAGAAGGTGAGACTATTCGCTCTACATCAGCAACCCTAATTAGCGATGATTATAAAACATTTTTGGATAATCATGAAGAGGAACTTGAGCAGAAATTCGGCGAGAAGCATCAATTCCAGACATCTACACGCGGTATTAAAGTTCGCGGTGTTTTTGCTACACAAGGTGAAGCCGAACTTCGTTGTAAATTGCTCCGCGAGGTTGATCCCAATCATGATATTTATGTAGGACAAGTTGGTATGTGGGTCCCGTTTCATCCCGAGGCATACAAGACAGGACGTGTTGAGTATATGGAGGAGACACTTAATCAGCTTATGTCTGATAAAAAGAAGAATGAAGATATTGCAAAACAAGAGTTTGAGAAACGTGTGCGTGAAGCTAGACAGAAAGCAATTGAAGAGAATATGAAGAAAGCGGAAGAGTCTGGTAATAAACTTACACAAACGATTAATGCAGATGGTGAGTTGGTTGGTATTTCAAATGTTGCTAACTTTGACGGATTGAACGAGGATGCAACAATTGATGACATTAAGAAGAGCATGTTTGAGGCAGAGAACGTGGTTCTCGATAAGAATACGGATCATGGTTTGTCAAAACTGACACATTTTGAAAATTAAATACGCGATAGTAAATAGTAAATAGTAAATAGTAAATAGTAAATAGTAAATATGCTATAGAAATTATTAAATATTATATGTTAAATATTATATGTCATTAATATATAATATTTTATTATTAATCGGCATGAATAAAAAGGTAAAGTTATATGTAAAAAGTAACTATTTTAAATCATTTAATTCTGATAATATATTTATTCGCTTAGTTTGTTTATTGTTCATTCTAGCAGCTCTTATTATATGCTTATACCTATTATATAGAGCAATATCAAATGCATTATATATGTATCGATTAAAAAACGATTTTTATAAATTGCGCGACATGGGAATAAATGTTAAGAACTATAATATACTATATTTCGAAGAGTTTAAAAAAAAATATATAATGAATTTTTCCAAATTAAAAAATACTAAACATACTGAATTTAAAAATAAAAATGCAATCGGTATGATTACAGATAAATATGTTATTTTAGATTTTGATACAAAGAAAGGTATAGAGAGTGCAGATTTTTTAATTGAAAAAATACCAAAAGATACAGTTTGCGAAAAAACACCCAACGGTTATCATTATTATTTTGAAAATGATACAGGAAAACCGGTTTATACATATGTTCAATTGGTTATTAATGATATAAAATATTCTGTTGACATTTTAGGTGTTGATCATTTGATAATAACATCACCTACAAATATAAATGGAAAAGATTATTATTGGATAAATAGCATATATACACATAAAGCGGCAAAACTATCTGAAAATACATGGATATTAGATCTATTAAAAAATCAGAAACCATTCCATCGCAAATTTAATAATGTTAATTTGTCATTAAATATTAAAAATGCTTTTATAATAATAGATGATTTGAATATTGAAAATAATATTAGGTTTACACTTGGTATGATGAAGGAATATTCTAGAAAAATAAAATTATTAAATGGTGTTATTTATGTATATGATGATAACTTTTATTTTTTGACAAGAGGTAGTTTTAGTAAATACAAGAATAAGAAAACTCTGGTAGAAAAATTAAAAAATATTATTACCGAATTGAAACCATCTTGTATTGTAGATTTATCTATTATATATAGCAATTATCTGAAATCTGAAAATATTTTTCAAATAACATCAGCTGTTATACATAACGATTTTAAAAATTATAAATATAATAACGAATTTCCAAACTATATTGAAACTACTAACATATACAAAAAAACAAAATATATAATCAAAGATACAATTACTATAACCAATTATGATACTACAAAAGCAAGAGTAATAACAAACACAACAATAACAACAACAACAACAAATGCAATGCAGAATACATTTGGAAATCACAGTATTAATAAAATATTGACAGGTAATGAAAGTATTTATATAGCAATTTTACTTTCAAACTATTTTAATATACAATGTATTACACTTGGGGTTATTTTAAGTAATAGCGATGATCCGGAAGAATATAGTAAATCTTTAAATCAAGCTTCACATAAAATTATAAATACGATATTTTTGTTATTTTAGTATATTTTAAAATATTTTTGTTATTTTAAAATATTTTTGTTATTTTAAAATAAATTATTTTTATTATCTATTATTTTAAATTTAATCTTATATAAAAATTATTACCATTTATTTTTATTCACTTTGATTTTAGGCCCTTGGCCTTTGCGTTTTATATTTGAAGGATCATACTGTTCTTCGTCATCATCAGAATGTATATCCTTAGACATCTCCCAGAATTCTTTTGCACCCAATTTAAACGGGCCATGTGTTTGTGCTTTATACCAAAATATTTGATCATGTAATTTATTTGACTTTGCATTATTATTTATTACTAGACATTCAAAATTTTCCGTGCATTGATCCATAACCTGGCAAAAACTTTCAAATGTTGGAAACATACCCGCATAGTTTTCATAAATTCTTTTACGATTTCCAATATACGGCTCACGTAGAATAAAAACATAGTCTATATTTGTTCGCAAATTGGGTGGAATACCGAGCGGATACTGCATCGTAATTACCAACATGACTTTCCAGTGACGCCCATTCATGAAAAGTAAACGCATCATTACGTCCTTGGTCCATTTATTATCGAAAAGACAATCATCTAATACCACAAATGTTCGTGGATCGATTGTGCTTCTTTTATATGTTTCAATCTCCTTTTTCATTTGTTTTAATACAGCTTTTTGTCGTTTTAAAATATTCTCTATAATTGCAGTATTATATGCATCATGGATAAATAATTTAGGTACATGCTCGCCGAAAAATCCATTTCCTGCCTCTGTCCCTGATATAACTGTGCCAATAGGAATATCTTGATGATAATACATCAAATCTTTTACCAAAAAACTTTTACCTGTATCACGTCGTCCGATCAAAACAATAACTGGTCCTTTATTTTCATCTGGTCTAAAACTGATTGAACGCATATCGAATTTAGCTAACTCTAAACCAACGCTCATTATTGTGTGGTTTTTATTTATACTATATATTAAAAAATATAATTTTTATAAACGCATATTTGTTTTTATATTTATGGTTTATATTTATGATTTAGTTTGTTTTAGTTTGTTTTAGTTTGTTTTAGTTTGTTTTAGTTTGTTTATTAGTTTAAAAAGTAATAAAAATATGTATTTAATTAATTAAGTAATAAGATATGGATATTGGTGATGATCAACCTGTTTTCGGAGAAAATACATTTTCTTTGCACTATAGAAAAATAAACAATCGGGATTTATTTTCTTCTTTAGAAAATTCTGAACTTGGAATAAAAAGTAGTAGAAATTATATTCCGTTATATGAAACTTATTTCAACCTAAACGAAACAAACTATAATTCTATCAATTTGAATCAACGATTTTATGTATCAGCTTTATCTGGAGTGGTTGATAAAAATAATATACAGGCTGCTGTAGTAGACGCTTTTAAAAGCACTTCCGATTCTTTAACCATTGTTCATAAACCAATTTTTATAAAATTTTCTCCATTAATTGATCCTGTCAAATACATGTCGGGCAAATATGTAAATGTAAATGTAAATGTAAATACGAATACGGAGCTTTTGAATATTCCCATATTATCTAAACTTGAAAAACAAGGACACTTGAAAGCAAATGATAAAAATAATTCTGCATATGTCGATGGTTTTTTTTCATATTTATCAAGCCAAGTTTTAAATTGTCACGATTTTATTCATGGACTTAATTATTATGGTTCATTTAACGCTATTAAAAGTGAATTTTATTACAACGTATTTGATGATATCGATTATTTAGATAAAAATCCTTTTTTTAACAAAAATAAAACTATTCTTTTTGATGTTGAAGATATAGAATACTTTAACGATAGTGAGACAAATAGTAATTGCAGTGAAACCAAACATTCGAGAAATTCTAGAAATAAAAAAAATAAAATTATTATCGATAAAACAGATAATATAAACGAATCTAACAATACAATAGTTCATGATGATTTTGATAAAATTAATAATGAATTAAATTCAATATTTAATACCTCGCCTCTTTTGGACTTGTCTTGTTCTTCCATATCTTCAATATCTCCCCCTACTTTCTCTACTTTCTCTACTTCTACCACTTTATTGCAAAATAATATTGAATCTGATATTGTATCTGATATTAATACAATGTATACTGATACATCTTTATTTGATGCTATTCCGTTAGATGATATAGAAATTGCAATAAATGAAGATGATGGTAAAATTACCTTAAATAGAAATAACGATAGTGATGGCGAAGACTCGATGACATCGGGTTCTTGTTCGTCACGATCATCTTATACAAGTGAAAGTGGAAATGAAAATGAAACCGGAAATAACGAAACATTTAATATCGAAGAGTCAGTATATGGCGATGGTGGTGGTGGTCGTAGTGGTGGTGGTAGTCGCGATACAGGGGGCAAAAAAATAAAACAAAAAAATGGCAAAAATGCTAAAAATAAATCAAAATCATTTTCTGAAGATTCTTTTTCTGGTGATAACAGCGATGAAAATGACGACAAATCCGGCTCTCATAGTGGGAGCGAAAATGACGAATATGATGAAGATGATTATGATGAGGATGAAGAAACATTGTGGGCTACAATTAAGAATTTTCCCGTATCCGCAATTATGTTGGAAAAATGCGACAATACACTCGATTCACTGATGATGCAAGAAAAAGAAATGACAGAAAATGAATGGACATCTGCACTTATGCAAATTATTATGACACTTATTACGTATCAAAAATTATTCGGATTTACACATAACGACTTGCATACGAATAATGTTATGTTCATATATACAGAAAAAGAATATATATATTATCTTTTTAATAAGAAATATTACCGCGTTCCAACATATAATCGCGCATTTAAAATCATCGATTTTGGACGCGCTATTTATAAATATAAATCCAAAGTCATATGTAGCGACAGTTTCAGTATGACAGGTGATGCAGCCACACAATATAATTGCGAACCCTATTTTAATGATAAGAAGGCGAGATTAGAACCGAATTTTAGTTTTGATTTGTGTCGACTTGGGTGTTCTATTTTTGATTATTTTATTGACAATATAAACGATGTTGACAAAATATGCAAGAAGGAACCATTGGCGAAACTAATAGTAGAGTGGGTTACAGATGATCATAATAGGAATATTTTATATAAGACAAACGGCGAAGAACGTTATCCTGATTTCAAATTATATAAAATGATTGCGCGAAATGTGCATAATCATACACCTCATGCACAGTTATCGAAACCGATTTTTGCGGCATATGAGTTTCCAAAGAAGAAAGTCAAAACTACGCATCGGATAATAAATATTGATAAAATGCCGTGCTATATGGAGTAAAATTGCCTTAATATATCTTAATATATCAAATATTACTAATTATTATATTCTGATAACGAAAATATAATAATTATATTTAAAACCCTGGTGCACCTGTAAATACATCTGGTTTAACACCTAAAACAACTGGAGACTCGTTAAATTGTGTTACAATAAAATGTCCTAAAATATAACTAACAAAAACAATAGCTGCATCTCTTAGAGCGGACTTCATTGGTTTAGAATCGGGAGCTTCTTCGTCGTTTTGTTTTGAAATAAATCTTATTTCAATAAATTTTGCTAAAAGAAAGATACATGCAACAATTGCCGCCGAAACATATAAGTTGTCCATTTAATTTATAATGGAATAATCTATTTTGAGTTTTTACGAATCATAAAACCAAATATTAAAACAATTATTAAAATAAATATTAATAATCATCCATTATGGGAATATCTTCTATATTTAAGTCAACATTGCTATTATTGTCGGTGTCGGTATCGGTATCGCTTTCTCCACCATCAGCTGGAAATGGGTCAACACTTAATTCGACATTATCTCCTATACTTAATTTTACATTTTCTTCTCCATCTTCGTCGTAATCATCTTCGTCATCATCATCGCCGCCATAGTCATCATCATTGCGAATTTCGTCACTTATATTTTCAACCGATATTACTTCATTATTATCCATATTAAAACTTACTCCGGAAGCACCAGAAGTTACACTAGAAGCTGCATCTGAAGCAGCTTTAATTTTTGAAAGCGTTTCTGATTCTTCCGCTAACTGTTTTGCAGAAACAATACCATTGGCACGAACCGATGCTGGATTGGATATATTTCCTGCACTATGTTCTTCGATTACGGGCTCTTGTGAAATAATTTCTTGTTTTTCGTGAACTTCGATTGCATTTTCTACAGTTTCATTCATGTATAATTTTAATAGCTCCTCTACAGGTATAGTCTCGCGGATAGTCTGTAAAATACACTCTTTAATAATAATCTCTAACTCTCTTGAATTTTTTTGAGACTTCAATGCTGTTATTCCTATTTCAAATAAATATACATTTGTATATACCTTTCGTGCAACATTAATATAAATATGATGAATAAAATCTTCTAAAGATGGGATATTTATATCTATTTTTTTTTGTTTTGTTCCGACTCGCATACATGACAACATTTTTAATTGAATAATATGCACACATGTTATTAAATCTGTTATATAAGTGCAGTTACTTTTTTCTTTGATACGAGAACATTCTTGCGAAATAATATTAGGATTCCATTTCGGAACTCGTGACAAAAAATTTTGAAATGTCATTAAATATTTTGTTTTCTCATCATTTTCAATACATAATTTCCACGATTCCTCAAATATTGATTTTACTCCATCAATAATACACGGTGTCAATACAGTTATTAATCGGGAACACCATTCATTTCGAGATTCTTGTAAACTGTTTAAAGAAAAGTCGTCCATTTACATAAATGAAATATTTTCTAAATTTGAATCACTACGAAAAAGAAAAAAATTTAATATAAATAACATTAACAGTTTCTCATTTCTAAATTCTTTTTTTATCTTATTAAAAATAATCATAAATTCATATATTTTATTTTCAGGCAATGAGCTTGTTTCTATAACTTTAATAATATCTAGACAATTATACCCATTCTCGTATAGTTTTACACAAAGACTAACAATTTCGTTTAATGTATATTTTTTATCTAATATTAATTCCTTTCGCAATTTATCGTTATTTTTCTTTACTATTTTTCCTAAATTATATATTTCATTTAATGCATGATTATGCAAGTTTGTTAATTTACCATTTATAATTGGTTCAGGCACATATATTTCACAAAATCTTGATAAAATAGGTTTCAATAATTTGTATTTATCTTCTACAATTATAAAAAATCTAGTAGAATGGCTAAATAATTCAATGCATCTACGCAAGGCAGATTGTGCATCTATTGTTAATTTGTCGGCATTTAATAAAACTATTGTTTTAAATATTTCACCATCTTTCAAATTAATATTTGTTTTTGCAAAAAATTTTAATTCTTCTCTAATAAATTTGATTCCCTTCCCGTGTGCGCAATTTACTTCCATTACATAATTTTTTATAGTTTCTTTATCATCTTGATAAATATCGTGTATAAAATTTTTAACAAGTGTATTTTTACCACAGCCGGATACACCATGAAAAATTATATTGGGTATTTTTTTAATTTCAATGAAATATTTTAATTTTTTTTCAATCTCGGGGTGTATATTTATTTTTTCCATCGTTATTTATTATTTGTATTTGTATTTGTTATTTAATATTAAATATATATTCATTTATTTAATATTATTTATATATTTATTCGTTGTTATAGATTATTCGTTGTTATAGATTATTTGTCGCACATTACATATTGCACATATTGCGCATATCGCGCACTACAAAACATACATTACATATTTCGTGTCGTTTTCTACCATGAGCCTTATTAGCTCGTCAAATGATGTTTTAGGCTTCCATCCTAATACTGTTTGTGCTTTTGTAGAATCTCCCCACAAAATTTCAACTTCCGATGGCCTATAGTATTTTTCATTTATAAAAATCATTGCTTGCCCAGTTTTTTCATTATATCCAATTTCGTTCACACCACTACCCTCCCATTTTATATTAAATCCACACATTCCAAATGCCTTTTCTACCATTTCGCGCACCGTATGTGTTTCATTTGTTGATAATACATAATCGTCGGGCACATCATGTTGAAGCATTCGCCACATTCCTTCCACATAATCTTCTGCATTCCCCAAATCTCGCATTGCATCTATATTCCCCAATATAAGACGATCAGTTTCGCCTCGCAATATTTTACCCAATCCCAGTGTTATTTTTCTCTCCACAAAATTATGCCCCCTCCTTATTCCACCATGATTAAACAATATCCCATTACAAGCAAACATTCCATATGCTTCACGATAATTTTTAACTATCCAATATGCATACAATTTTGCAACACCATATGGAGACCTAGGATAAAATGGTGTATTTTCACTTTGTGGCGTTTCTTGCACTTTTCCAAATAATTCACTTGTTGATGCTTGATAAAATCTTGCAATCTTTTCTAAATTATTATTTCTTATCGCCTCCAATAACTTAAGCGTCCCAAACGCATCCGTATCTGCTGTATATTCGGGCATCTCAAAAGATATTTTAACATGTGATTGTGCAGCCAAGTTATATACTTCTAGACAAGACATGTCGCTATATTTATTTTTAATTAAATTTAATATTTTTTCTAAACATGAACTGTCTGTAATATCTCCGTAGTGAAGTATTAAATTTTTATTTTCAAAAATATGATTGATTCGAGAAGTATTCATAGTAGACGAACGGCGAATTAAACCATGAACCATATATTTTTTTGATAATAATAGTTCGGCTAAATAGGAACCATCTTGTCCTGTTATTCCTGTAATAAATGCGACTTTATTCATTTCCAGTTGATTGGGTGTATGTGTAGGTGTATGTGTAGGTGTAGGTGTAGATAAACTCATTTGTATTGTTTTATTATTTGTGTTTTTTGTATTGAGTTGTATTGAGTTGTATTGTATTTGTATATATATTCACAAATGTTTTTATATGACTTTTTATATTATACTAATATGATGCATCAGATGAAACTTTTACTAAATCTGAATTTACACAACTTTGAACATTATTATTTTCGATTGGACGATTTACATGTCTTGCACCACACCTTGTTTCTGTCCCAGTATTAAATGGTGGTATATATTTCTGACTGTGTGAATATATTTCAGGACGTGGTTCTTCTTTTTTAATAAATAATCCTACTTCATCCTGAAATGTTCCTGTAACAGTATTATATTCTGTATTATACGAATCGCTATAACCACCATTATCACCGTTTCCTATACCATTCATCATTCCGTCCCCGCCTCTTCCTTCAATTTTTATATTTTGTGAATCTTTTTCTTCTATTATTTTTTTATTATGAATTTCTTGTTTTTCAGTTGTTTTTTGTATAATAAAAAACATACCAACAGCTATAAAAATAAAAACAAATATTATTAATATAACTGAATTATTTGATGTAAATATCGATGTAAATATCGAGGATGATTTCAAACTTTTCATATATTATATATTATATGTATTATATATTATATATTATATGTATTATATATTATATGTATTAAATATTATATGTATTATATATTATGTGTATTATATAATATGTGTATTATATAATATTATTAAAATTTACTAAAATTATACCATTATCTATGGGAAAGCATAACTATGTAAGCTTTGTGTATAAGGGTTTTTTTTAAATGCATCCAATATATCGGGTTGAATTCTTTCACAGTTAATAGACTCCTGATAATTTTGAGGCATCTTGCTTAATTGTCCAAACTGTTTTATAGATGGCGGCATTCCACCTAAACCTGAACCTGCGCTTGCCCCTGCATTCCAAGGACAGTTTATATTATTTTTATCAGGCCTTTTAATATTTATATTTTCATTATTATTAAACATTGCCATATTTCCTGAAGGTGTATATTCTTTGCTCGGTTTATTTATATTATTATGCTGATTCCTTGCCGCCATATTAGAACGAAATCCTTGATTTGTTGCACCACCACTTGATCCAAAATATTCGGGTTCAGTCGTCTCGCGTTGTGTATAAACATCTTGTTGATCAGCAACCAAATAACCAGTGCCTTCTGTTTGAGGTGTCACATTTAGATGATTAAAATCGAGTAAACTTTCAGTTGTTTCTTTAATAGTTGTTGGCATTCTATCAGCAGGATTATATACAACACCAGCAGAAACACGGTTTTGCATATTACCGTAAGGACGAATCGATCCTACAACATTTTCTTTTCTAGATGGACGCACCACTTCTAATAGAGGTGCAACAACCGCTTTCATTGCATTACCGATTGTTGTTCCTAAAAATGGCACTTGTTTAGTATTTGACCTATTCGTTGAATTAAGACGTGTTATACCGCGCCCATAATCAAATTTCGTCGGTTCGTGTTTACCTACACCATGAGCATTTATAATAGGTTTACCTTCTATAATTGCTTTTTTAGAGGGTTCGAAATTTTCTTGAGCATATTGCGTTGTTCCACTAGTATTTGAATCTGCGCCAAAATATCCCGTGGTAGTGCAAATACGAGATTGATCTTTTAACAATTCTTCGGGGCGTCCTGTTTGCGCTTTTTCTAAACCAGTGGTAGTAAGCCACCTATCTGGCGTATTAAGATAAAATTTATCGGGTAGAAATTTTTCGACATTTCCATATGTATCAGCATTAGGAGGTTGCTGCACATTCCACTCATATGACGGCCCTTCATGATTCTCTAAACTATATGTAATTTTAGGATTTGTTGTAGTTCGCAATTCGTCTACATTCCTGTCCACCCATAAATCACGAGCTTCCATTCCTGAATTAAAACCATTGCTTCCACAAGATGTAAAACCTTTATTTAACCCGGGTGCAACCCTCACTTCTTCCCATGGCTTTACATTCGCCATCTGTGTTCCAGGATTGACACGTGACTGAAAAAATGATGTGAAATTGGGCGTTCCATTGGGATATTGTATATTTGCTTGCGGTGCAAACAATGGTGCTCTTTCTTCTTTGCATATTTTTTGACTACCCGAGCCACTATAACTATCTAAAATAGATTCATGTGTATCTGCATCAGTTGTTCTTCCTCTTATCTTTGCACCGAAAAATGGCACCATATTATTATGTTCAAAATTAGATACATTTATTTTACCACCGGTTAATGATGATACATTATTGTCCGATTCTGATTTGTTGCCACTATGGTTATCGCCATTATTATAGTAAGGATTTCCAAACTGGTCATTATGTTGTAATACTCTTTTATCAACTGATCCACTATAATACTTGTCGGTTACAGCTGTTCCACTAGGATACTTATTTATATTTCCTTTTGTTGAGTTGTCTATTACAGGATAATTTGTATTAGGGATTTGAGTATTGGGTAAATAATTTTGCGGGTTTACTCTTCCAGATCCCATATTTACAAATGCTTCTTTTTTTAATAATTGTGCATTTTTTATATCATTATTATTTCCACTTTTATCCTTTGCTGCAAAAATTAATCCTGTAGCTGCCAATATTGGTATAATAACTTCCATTCTTTATGTTATGTTTATATATATATATGTTTATATATATGTAATATATTTTTTAGTCTCTATTAACTCTTAAATATTACATATATAGTTTTATTTAATTTGTAAATAATGTTTATTTTAATTTGTAAATAATGTTTATTTTAATTTGTAAATAACTTTTGTGTATTGTCTATCATATTATAATTAAAGCATGGAAGTTTTGTAACATAGTTATCTTTTTCTAAAATTCTTGTGCTAAGATTATTTTGAAAAGACATGCATGTATTCTCTTGAGGATTTAAATGAAGATAATCCCAATTTGACTGTTCTAAATCTCTATACCACCATGCAGGGTTTGTTACTCTCGACTGATCTGTAAATGGCGAACATACAGGATATTCTACAGCTAAAGTAGGTGTATTTACATCTTTATAATTATTTTGAGGATTACAATCTCGTGATAAATTTCTATCAAGACCAAAGAGTGAACTTTCAAGATTTGTAGTATTTGTCATTAAATTTGCACCCCACTTTTGTAACCTTATACTAGGATCTATCATAAAACATGGTTTATCTCCATTACCAGGAACATTAAGTCTCCACTTTCCTTGATCGGTTGACTCTTGTTGCTGTTTCATTATTCTAGCTGGATCGTCATGAAAACGAGTAAATGACATTTATTATAATGTAATTATATTATATTATTATATTTATTTCTATAATATACATAATACAAATAAATATAAACGTATATATCTTAATATTTATTATCCTAAATATTTGTTTATATGAAGATTAATAAGCCACCCGCATCAAAAAAAACCACGTCAATATGTTTAAATATGATCGTTAAAAATGAAGCACATATTATTACCGAAACATTTGATAATATTTTAAAATATATTCCTTTAACTTTCTGGGTTATTTCTGATACTGGATCTACTGACGGCACACAACAATTAATTAAAGATTATTTTAAATCAAAAAATATAGATGGCGAATTATTTCAGGATGAATGGCGCGACTTTGGGTATAATAGAACACTTGCATTGAAACATGCAAATAAAAAAACGGACTATTTGTTTATTTTTGACGCGGATGATAGTATACATGGTGATTTTATTCTTCCCGAATCTCATTTACTTAATAAAAACATGTATAACTTAAAATTCGGCGGGGATCGTGTTTCATATATTCGCCCTTTATTGATAAATAATAATTTGGAATGGAAATTCAACGGCGTCCTCCACGAATTTTTGACATGTGTAACTACTAGCGTAGAGGGGGTATTATTGGATGGAAATTACTATATTGAGTCGGGACGTAAAGGAAGTAGAAGTAAAGACCCTGAAAAATATAAAAAAGATGCGGAAATTCTAAAAAAGGCATATTATGTCGATCTTGAAAAACCAGATAAAGGTTTATCCAATCGTTATGCATTTTACTGTGCTCAAAGTTATAAAGATTGTGGGATGGTTGATGATGCGATTGAATGGTATAAAATGGTAGCTGATAAAATAAATACATGGGTTCAAGAAAGATATTATTCTTGTTTTGTTTTGGGCGATTTATATGCTAGAAAGAACGATTTTGAAAATTCGATTCGTTATTTAACAAAATCTATTATTTTTGACAATGAAAGAATAGAGGGAGTCGCGTTAGCATGTGAACATTTGTTACAAAGGGATATGCATTTATTATGTTGCTCCTTGGGTGAACAATATTTGGGACATATGACACCCCCTGTAGATAAACTTTTCTTATTTGAACCTTTTTACTTTAATCATATAGAATATTCATGTAGTATCGCGGGATTCCATTGCGGGAAACTTGATTTGGGATATCAATGTTGTAAAAAAATTATTATTACTAGATGTATTGATAATATTGATAAATATATTAAAACATGTATTAATTTGGTTTTTTATAAAGATCAACTAAATCATGATAATACAGATACTATCGAGTTTTTTTATGAATATAATGAAACTATACAAAAACTTCTACGTGATGGTATAGATATTGATAAACGAATGTATGAATGTTGGAATATATTATTTGAAAAAAATAGGACTAAATTAACCGAACTTCCTAAAAATAGTAAAATGCTTTTTAATAAAAAACAAATGAATCGCATGACAAATAACGCGACAATGACCGATAAATCAGCAAATAATGATAAAGTTTTTATTTCGTTTACTACATGTAAACGTCTTGATTTGTTTAAGCAGACAATGGGTTCTATTTTGAATCACTGGACCGATAAAGAAAAAATAGATTACTGGTTTTGTGTTGACGATAATTCATCAAGAAAAGATAGAGAATTTATGCAAACTTCATTTCCGTGGATTACATATTATATGAAAACAGAATCTGAAAAGGGGCATCGTGAAAGTATGAATATTATTTGGAATAAACTACAGGAAATCAAACCGAAATATTGGATTCATATGGAGGATGACTTTTTATTTTATACCAAACGAAACTATGTAGAAGATTCTATTGCAGTTCTACAAAAGTATCACACTTCTAACAATATTCGACAAGTTTTGTATAATCGCAACTACTCTGAAACAATAGAGCATTCTTCTACAAAAGGACATGTTATTTTATCTAGTAGTGAAGAGATTCCTGAAATTCCGGTAGTTTTTCATAATCACAATACAACGGATAAATTCTTTTTTCAAAATTGTTGTTATTGGCCGGATTATAGTTTTCGCCCTTCTATGATAGATGTTGAAACGATTTTGGAATTAGGTAATTACAATACTGAAAATCAATTCTTTGAATTAGATTATGCAAATCGTTGGTATAATGCTGGATATAGAAGTGCATTTTTTAATATGATATCTTCTCGTCATATCGGTAGATTAACATCAGATCGTCATGACAAAACAAAACCAAACTCTTATGAATTAAATAACACTTCACAATTTAATTTCTCGAATTCTTTTGAATCTCACCCTTCTGTAGCTTCTCATGACTTTAATGTCGATGCAAATACTATAGTAACGAATGAGAGTATCCGAAAATTATACAGCCCTCCCATAAAAGTGAATACATCGAGTATACTTAAAATAGTAAATTTAAAACACCGCAACGATCGTAAAAAAATAATGATTACAAGACTTGTTGATGGGGGGTTTTCTGAATCTGAATATGAATTTGTGGACGCTGTTTATGGTAAAGAATTGTCATCGTCATCATCATCCCATGCAATGGAATTATATAAATTATTTGAAGGAAATGATTTTGGAAGTAGATGCGGATTTATTGGATGTGCCTTATCACATTATGGTTTGTGGATGGAATTACTAAAAGATACTAAAAATGACTATTATATTATTATGGAAGATGATGTTATTTTATGCGACGGATATAAACAACATATTACGGATATGGAGAATCATTTTAAAGAAAAGGATATTTTATATCATGGCTATACAATGTTTAAAGATAATCGTGAAAAAACTAGAGAAATATATGACTACGCATTTAGTATGTTACATAATGAAACACAAAAAACTGTATCTATTCATCCTCTAAATAAATCCATATATATTGGTGGAATATTTGGATATAGTATAAATAAAAGTGGTGCACAAAAAATGGTAGACTATATTCATAAACATGGAATAAAACATGGTATTGATTATGTTATGAAAATCGTAAATACGCTAGAGTGTTATGAAACACAACCAAATTTATGCATTTCATTATGGAATCAAGATAATACAGACTACGATACTGATATACAAAAGTATCACGATTCGTTTGATTTTAGTTCATGTGAGAATAATTATTTAGATTTTTTAAAGAATAATTTCATATTTGTCAAAACAATTGATCAAATAGGCTTTGATTTATATCATAAACAAGATACACTTAAAAATATGATAATGCAAGCTGTAGATGATAAAAAATGTGTAGCATTTAATACATTGGGTTTTTTTAAAAGTGATATTATAAATCTCACAAAATCTCCGTGGTTTGGAGAGACGGATGGTATATACATAAAAAAGGAATATGCAGAATATGCAAATAAATTGCGCGGACAACCTGGAGGAGATGAGATATTAAATGAACTTGTAAAACATGAGAAGATACAGAAGGGTGAGATTAATGTTAATTCGGGGATAAATGAAATATCGAATGTATATAATATCTCAAAAATAATTGATAAAGATACTACAAAAACTACAAATACTGTAAAAAAGATAAAAAGGATAAAAATGTTATGCAATTGGTGTTCTTCACGCGATGTATGTTTGGAATTTTTAACAATGTATAAAGATGGCGATTTTAATGAATGGAGTGATATTGAAATTACATGGGAGAATACAAACATTGATTATTATGTTATTATAAATATGCCTCCCAAAGATGAATATTATGATCCTGAAAAGACGATTGTATTTCAAATGGAACCATGGGTTTATGATAATACTAAAAATTGGGGGGTTAAAACATGGGGTGAATGGGCAAACCCTGATCCATCTAAATTTATGAAAGTTTTTCGCCATACTGAAAGCCTAAATAATGTGCAATGGCAAGTTTCGCCGCCTTCCCCTGTAATTTGTCCAGGGGGCGATGGCGATGGCAATGACGATATTTTAAATAAAATAATGTGCATTTTGAGTCATAAAATACACGATGAAGGGCATGAAAAAAGGGTTGGTTTCCTTAAAAAAATTGATTTAATGGGGCAGGATGTTATAGATAATATACACGTATATGGACGTGAAAATTATCATGGATTAAAATCATATGTGGGTATGACTGATAATAAAAGAGAACTTTCAAAATATAAATACTGTTTTTCATGTGAGAATAATAGTGAAAAGAATTATGCAACCGAGAAAATATGGGAGCCTATTTTATTTGAGTGCCTTTGTTTTTATTGGGGGTGTCCTAATCTGGAAGAATATATTGACTCACGAGCTTTTGTAAGATTACCACTCGATGACTTTGATGAATGTCTTTCTATTATTACGAAAGCAATCGAAGAAGATTGGTGGACGCAGCGTATAGATGTAATAAAAAAAGAAAAACGAAAAATATTAAATGAACTGGGATTCTTTCCTAGATTAAATAAAATAATTAGTGATATTTAATATAGATATTGGTAACGTAGTTATTGGTAATATATTTACTTATGATTGTATTAAATATAAAGCATCTCCCCAGCCATGTTGTGTAAATTTGGTTAATACTCTTTTAAAATTATATTGTAATAAAAATGTATCAATTTCATCAATAAGGGCACAATCTTTATATAATTCCTTTTCGTTTACTTCTAAATATATCGCCTTTGCATATTTAATAGATTTCGTAGCACCTTTAAGTGCTAAAAGTTCTGCTCCTTGTATATCGAAATTCCAAAAATTATATATTGATGCATCTAAATTATTTCTCTCAAAAAAAGTGTCAACTGTAATACTTTTTTTAAGTATCTTGTCTACATATACTACATGTGGGTGTTCTTGTGAATGCGTTCCAAATTCTAATATACTCGATGATTGAATATTATTTGATACATTAAATAAGACATCTTCATCATCTTTATCGGTTATTAAAGCATGGTATACATTTTGTATTCCACTCTGTGTCGCCTCATTTACTTTATATTCAATCGCATCAATCCATACTATATTTTCGTTATTTATATTGAAACTATTGTAAAATAATAACTCTTCACATTCGTGCGCTCCTATATGAAAAGCGCCTGTAATTGTGATATTGTTATATAGTAGAGCTTTATATACATCATCAATATTCAATATCATCTTTACCTGTTATTCCTATATAGTATTATAAATATACATGTATTTGTAATATTATACGAATTTATTATACGAATTTTTTGTTTCAACTATTCTTCTCCTAGATCACCCTCACCTTCACCTTCACCTTCCTCTTTTTTCTTTAGAACTGCACTTGCCGTAGATAAATTTATTTTAATACCGGATGATTTCGGTTTCTTAGACTTTAATGATTCACCCATTTCTCCTTTATCTTTTACACTTGCGGATACAACGGGCATTGCCGACATTGCCGACATTGCCGCCACCGCTGCAGCACCTGATTTTTTAGGACTTTCACTTCTTTTACCAGATGTTGCCATAGATGCTGACATGACACCGGAAGATAGTCGGACTCTTTCTGATTTCTTCAAATCACCACCCATTTGTTCTACTAGTTTTTGAAATGCCGAAATAGTATTACTTGTTGCACCTTGAATATATGTAGATACACCGACAGGATCGATCTCGTTATGAAATGCAACTCGAATAATACTATCTGTTGCATGAGGATGCGGTTTTCTAAAACCACAGAACGACAAAGTTTTATCGGCTATAAAATGTTGCTGGTATAAATAAAACTCGATAACTTTACCCAATGTATAATCCTCGTTTATTAATGTGACATCGAAACCATTTTTCAATGTCGTTTCAGATGGAACAATAGGAACTTGTCCATGTTCTAAACCGTATAAGAATTTCTCACATTTCGAAATCATAATTTTACACGCCTTTATTACAATTTCAGTATTTTCGAAAACACCAACACTCTCAATTATGAAGTCGTAGCTATTCGGTTGATAATAACGTTTCGCCTCCAATAGAAACCAATTCCTTTTTTCCGTCTCTATATCTTCTTCGCTTATTTCACTTTTTTTCATAGCAGTGGCTTTTTCACTCCATACTTCATTTGCCTTTGCTATATCTGGTGTGCACTCATATGCACATGTGCTTATAACATTAAATGAACCATCCTGTGATGCAGTTCCGATATCAAGACCGCACCGAAATGTAAGTCGTTCTCCATCAATATTCTCTGATAGTTTAGGCTGAAGACGAGCAAATTCGATATAGTCTCCGGTTTTATTCGATGGGGGGAATATTGCCCTAACTGCCGACTCATCTGAGTATACATCTGTTCTGATATTTTTTATTTTGAAATCTTTTGTAGTAACATATACAATATTATCTGTATCATTTTTTACATTAACTTCTATGATATAATCTTTGTATGGAAATTCCATATCGTCGATGTGAATAGGGACACAACTGAGTCTTTGCTTAATAATTTCATTGTGAAATCTAGTAGTATTATGTGTAATTTCGGCTTTATTTTCATTATATGGATAAGTTCTAAATACAAATGTAGGAATATCTGAGATTATAATTCTTCGCAAGGCATTTGCGATACTCATATTGCAATCAGTCACTGTAAATTTTAGAAAACCATTGTCTTCTATGAGATTTGAAATACGAGGTTCCATTGTTTGTAAATTTGCTCTTCTTATTATATTATTATTATACAATTTATTAAATCAATTTTTCATTAATATAATTAAGGAAAATTAATAAGTAATAAGTAATAAGTAATAAGTAATAAGTAATAAGTAATATTAATTAACTATCATTGCATTAAAAAATAATCAAAATAATATAAAATAACTTAATTAATAAGTTAAAATAGACGATAAATACTCGTAGTAAATTATATTATGAGTAGTATTTTATATTATAGTAACTTCTGTGAAAAATCTAAAAAAATTCTTCAGACATTAGCGAAAAGTAATATTAAAGAAGAATTACATTTTTTATGTATCGATAAAAGAGTCAAAGGGGCTACAGGATCATGGTATATTATTCTTGAAAATGGAGAAAAAATTATCATGCCTCCGCAAGTAAATCGTGTGCCCGCTTTATTGCTTATGAAACAAGGACACCAGGTTTTATATGGTGATCAGATTTTAGCACACTTACAACCACACGATACTGCATTGAATATGGTTGCGACAAATAATAACGGAGAACCTTCACCGTTTTCATTAAACAATGAATGTATGGGTGGATATGGTGTAGCATCCGACACGTATAGTTTCTGGGATCAAACAAGTGATGACTTATCTGCAAAAGGTAATGGGGGGATGCGACAATTGTATAACTATGCTACTATTGATAGTAATATGAGAATAGAATCTCCAAAAGAAGATTATACTCCTGATAAAATCGGAAGTGTATCATTGGAAAATTTACAACAAAAAAGACAGAGCGAAATACAAGTTAATCCAGACAAACAAGCCAAAGCAGTCGAACATCCATCACAGCAGCAATTTATACAACAGCAGCAACAGAAACAACAATTTCAGGCACAATTTTCACAACAACAACAATTTCAACAACAAATACAATCAATTGGACCAAAAGTTGCACAACAACAAGACCAGCAAAGACAACAACAAAAAAATGTAAGATTTAGTTAAATTAAATTACATTTACATTTACATTTACATTTACATATCCGTAAATTTAAATAATAATATTTTAAAAACATTTAAAAATATTAAATAATACTATATACCCATATACGTGTTTATTATATATAATATGACATCATCTGATATAAATTCGGATAAGAATTTAATACTAAATGCATTTAATACACAAATTTTTGAGTTTATAGATGAAGTGCAATATGTTTTTGTGGAAGATATGTCTATAAACAAAGTAAAAACAGCTTTATTTATAATTAAGAAGGTAAATCCGTCTCTTATTATAAAAATATGGTATACGTATATATATTCTCCGTATAAAACAGAAATTACAAATGATAATATTAATTTTTTTATAGAAAAAGATTATAAAGATGATGTTGTTTATCTGAAATCTTCAGATGATATTGTAAAACATATAGATAAATTGCGCGATCCTATAAGAAATATGGGAAAAGAAAATCAAGAAAAATCTTTTAAATATGTTAAAAATTTATGCATTTTGTCCAAATTATATAACGAAGAGTAAATAAGAGTATATTTATTATTAAAATTCATTTTTATAAAAATAATACTTTATAAAAATAGCGTTTTAAATTATAAAGGGTTTAAATACTAAATTATAAATTAAACATATAAATGAATAAAAAAGAAGAATCAAAATCGGAAGTGGAAGTTGTTCCCGAAGAGTTTAAAAAGGTATTAACTGATTTTATAAACGATTTTACTACCACATTTCCCGAATATAGTGAGAAATTAAAAGATAATTTTGTAGTCGTTTCTGTTAAAAACGACGGTAATGTAGTTGCCGAAGAAGTGTTGGATGAAAGTCGGGTGAAATTTTTGTATGAATATTCTAAAAAGGTATATCCTACACGTTTCTTTGATATTTTATATAAGAATGCTGATATTTTTAGCAAGGGTGGTAAGGATAAAAAGGAATATGTAGACGTGCATTTTTTGCCTGAAATCGATTTTAGGGAGGTATGGAATACACCCGATATTTCAAAGAATACCCGTGATACAATTTGGAAATATTTGCAGCTTATTCTTTTTTCAATTATTACGAATATTTCGGATAGGGATTCGTTCGGAGATACTGCAAAATTATTTGAAGCGATTAATGAAGATGAACTTAAAAACAAATTGGAGGAGACGATTAAAAACATGCAGGATATTTTTATGGGAGCTGGAGCTGGGGCTGAGTCAAAAGATGGGTCATCACATGAAGCTGGAGAATCAGGAGAAATTCCGAAATTTGGTGATGGAATAGATATGAAAGATTTTGAAAAGTTTGCAGAACAGTTTAAGAATTTTTCTGCAGAGGGAATGCCTGGTATGGAGGGAATCGATATGTCAAAGTTTCCAGGTTTTAATTTTAATAATATGGGTGGTGCTGGTGCTGGTGCTGGTGCTGGTGCCGACGATGCTAGTAGTGGAGATGCAGGCACTGAATCTAAAAAAATGCCAGAGATGCCTAATCCTGAAGCTATACATGAACATATTTCTAAACTTCTCAACGGGAAGATTGGAGCAATTGCAAAAGAAATTGCAGAAGAAACTGCAAACGATTTTGATTTGGGAATAGATATGGAAAATGCAGAAAATATAAATATGGGTTCAGTATTTCAAAAATTATTTAAGAATCCTGGGAAACTAATGAATATGGTTAAAAATGTAGGCAAAAAACTTGACGATAAATTTAAAACAGGAGACCTTAAAGAAAGCGAACTTATGCAGGAGGCAAGCGATCTACTAAGCAATATGAAAAATATGCCTGGTATGGGGGATTTGTCAAGTATGTTAAGTAAACTAGGAATGTCGGGATTAGGGGGATTAGGAGGCATGGCTGGTTTAGGAGGAAAAGGGGGTAAAGTAAATATGGGTGCACTTCAAAGTCATTTACAGCAAAATATGAAAAATGCGAAAATGAAAGAGAGAATGCAGTCAAAGTTGCAACAGAAACAGCAGCAGCAGCAGCAACAACAGCAACAACAACAACAGCAAAAGCCTACTCAAACATCAACTAATAATATACGACCAACTACTTCCGTTTATACTGCTTCCTCAGGCGAACAAATTAAACAGACACCAAGAACAGCGAAGCCAGCGTCAACATTATCTACAGAACCCGTTTCTGGTGTAAATACTAATAATTCAGTAACTGGTGACACAGCTGTAGGAGAGTATGCGATTAATATTGTAGAAGACGTAGAGACAACATCAGAAACTCAGAAGAAAAAGAAGAAGAAGAATAAACATAAAAAATAAAAATTCAATATTGTATATATATGAAATATTGCTATTAAAGAATAAAAAATAAGAAAAAATAATTAAGAATATATATATAATGGATAAGATACCAACAACACCATTCTGGTTAAATGAACCTACGATTTTATTCAATAAAAAACAGATATCAGAGATATGGCCTAACCCGAATATGACCAATATGGAGAAACTAAATGCTATTAGTAGGTTTGTAATTATAGCGTCACTTTTAGGATATTTAGTTACATTAAATTTTCGGATAATATTTGTATGTATATTAACTTTAGGTGTAATTGCTATTTTATATCACGTTCAATCTAATCAAAAGAAAGTAGAAGAGAAGACGGGGGGTGCTGCAGGAAGTGCTTCTGGAGGTGCTTCTTCTACCAAAGTAAAAGAAAGTTTTGTTAATTCGGTATTATATGATGAAGTCAAAAATGATTATACGAAGCCGAAAGAAAACAACCCCATGATGAATGTTCTTCTACCTGAAATAAGTTATAATCCGAAAAGAAATGAAGCTGCTCCTGCTTTCAATGTAGAAGTTGAGAAAGATATAAATAAAAATACGAAAGACTATATCGTAGATACTACTTTTTCCGATAAAACCGCAAAACAAAAGGAACATATTAAACGTAAATTGTTCAGTGATTTAGGAGATAGCTATAGTTTTGATTATAGTATGCGAAGTTTTTATACAAATCCAAATACAACTATTCCAAATGATCAGGCGGGATTTGCTAATTTCTGTTTTGGAGACATGATTTCTGCAAAAGAAGGGAATGAATTTGCTCTTGGAAGAAATCAGCCAAGACTTGGTGGCACATATAATTAACAATTAATAAAATATTGCCCTTTTATTATTTTGAAATATATTAATTACATTTGAAAATATATTATAATATTTAGTAAATTATATTTTCAAAAATATATATATATACATATAAATACACAACTATGTCGGCTATTGTAAAAGATTACGTTTTTGATAATTTATGCAGAATCGGGAACGACAACTGTGGAATGGATCAAAGAAATATACAAAACCTTAATTCTAGCAATTATATGTTACATAATTTCTTTTCCGCAGATTGCAATATGAAGCGCCCTATCGATTTTGCTACATCACAACCGGGTGTTAATTATTCTGGTAGTCATCAAGTCGGTGTCGGTGGTTGCAATGTCGACACAAATAGTGAGCTGTTTAATGGCAGCATCATGACACACCCACGTTGCCGTATTAGTTTGTTCGAGCGACCTTTCAAGACTGTTCCTTTTCTTGGTAGGGGTGAATCGAACCCTCTTGTTGAAACGCGTTTGTGGCAGGGCGACTACAATATCAACAAGAAGAGTGTCAACCCTTCATCCGAGGTGTGTTTTGTAAATCATGAAATGTATCCCCTTATTCCCTCTATTGCTGCTACAGTTTCGAATCCTGCTAACTTGGTGGAAGGTGTTGCGGTAAATGGCTGGATACGTGGAGGTGTTCCTTCTCGTGAAATTGAGCGTGAAACAAAGTATACTACTTGTAGCTCGTAAAAATGTCAGTTATATCACATAATATCAGATATTAAAGTAATTTCAATTAAAATATATTAAAAGTAAATTACCTTTTCAATTTATATGTGTATGTATAATACTACATTTTTATGCACATATAAATTACATGATGACGAAGATGATCAAGATACATTGTATCGACATGAGTATCTATATGCTTTCGGTTTGAAAGAATATGACTCCGATGCAATTGTTGCGACGCTTGACAACTTATATCAAAAATTAAAGGATAATAAAGACTTTATTGAAATTGCAGAATCGCATTACCATTTTAGCAGAGAAAATAAAAATCATGAACTTATTTTACAGTTTCTTTTCTCATTTCATACATTCAATTTATTTCATGCTTGTTTGGTTTATTTATTACTAGATGACAAAAACGACACGTTATTGCATGAAGATTTTATTAAAAATAAAAAGAAACTTATGGATGAAATAAAAAGTAAATAAAAGTTATTTAATTATAGAACTAAATTATCGAATTAAATTACAAAATTACAAAATTAAAATATAAATTATATAATATATAATATAAATAATGGCTTCTACTCAAAATAAAAATACAAAAAGCAATTACTGTTATCAGCAACGCGATTTTAGGGGTATTTTTACCCATGTATCTTATATAAATTCTCAAAATGGGCGTGCTTATACTGATGCACTACCCGAAATAGGTTATTTACCTTCTTATATGTCACGTGAATCTTTTTCAAAAAATTCCGTAGATATCGAATCTGCATTATTCGGTATTAATTCCACTAATCTTGTAGAACCTCAAGCCCCTGTTGTTCCACAATTAAAACAACTTCCTGAATATTCATTCTTTGATAGAATTCCTCTTATTATGCCTACACCACTCGTAGTTGAAAAAAATCAGAGACCATTTCCTATTTAAATTGGTAATTAAGAATTTTTAAATATATAATTATATTTTTGTATTATATAATTATATCAATATGGGTGATTATAATCGCGGTAATGTAGCAGCGTTGAGTAATGTTCTCACATATAGAGAAAATCTTTCATTGGGAAATATAGGAATAACGGGTTATACTGGCTATACTGGTGTTACTGGAGCTACAGGATATACAGGTTATACGGGTTATACGGGTTATACGGGTTATACTGGCTATACTGGTGTTACTGGTGTTACTGGAGCTACAGGATATACAGGTTATACGGGTTATACGGGTTATACGGGTTATACGGGTTATACAGGATATACAGGTGTTACAGGAGCAACAGGTGTTACAGGAGCAACAGGTGCAACAGGTGCAACGGGGGCTACAGGAGCAACAGGTGCAACAGGAGCAACAGGTGCAACAGGTGCAACAGGTGCAACAGGTGCAACAGGTGCAACAGGTGTTATAGGTGCTACTGGATGGACCGGATATACGGGTGTTACAGGAGCAACGGGTTACACAGGATACACGGGATATACTGGTTATACAGGATACACAGGTGCAACAGGTGCAACAGGTGCAACAGGTGCAACAGGTGCTACTGGATGGACGGGATATACAGGATATACTGGTTATACGGGGTATACAGGTTATACTGGTTATACGGGTTATACAGGTTATACGGGTTATACTGGGTATACTGGTGTTACTGGTGCAACAGGTGCCCCAGGACAATCTAGCACATATTATAATTATTTAGCAGAAACACCCAACACAACTCCACCTCCATCAACAAAACATATTAAATGGAATAATGCTACACAAACAGCTTCTACGATAATATATGTATCAAATACTGATGGTGATAATGTAGATGTTGGTGTATTGCTTGGTTTAGTAAATGCAGGTGATGATATTATTTTACAAGACAAAACCAATTCATCAAACTATCAATCATGGTTTATAACCGGAGTAAGTGCAGGTGTTGGTTACGTATCATGGAATGTAACAGGAACAAATACATATTTATTTACACCTGAACAGCCTATTATTTTAATTATTTATGCTGTTGGTCCACAGGGTCCTACAGGTTATACTGGGTATACGGGTGTTACGGGTGCAACTGGATGGACAGGAGCAACGGGTTATACTGGGTATACGGGTGTTACGGGGGCAACTGGATGGACAGGAGCGACAGGAGCGACAGGAGCTACTGGCTATACAGGATATACAGGCTATACCGGTGTTACAGGGGCAACAGGTGTTACAGGATACACAGGTTATACAGGGTATACGGGTGTTACAGGAGCAACAGGTTGGACGGGAGCAACAGGAGCAACAGGAGCTACTGGTTATACTGGTGTTACTGGAGCTACTGGCTATACAGGATATACAGGCTATACCGGTGTTACAGGAGCTACTGGTTATACAGGTTATACTGGTTATACTGGTTATACAGGATATACAGGATATACTGGTTATACAGGCGTTACAGGAGCTACTGGTTATACTGGTTATACTGGTTATACAGGATATACAGGATATACTGGTTATACAGGCGTTACAGGAGCTACTGGTTATACAGGTTATACTGGTTATACAGGGTATACAGGTTATACTGGTTATACAGGCGTTACAGGAGCAACGGGAGCAACAGGATCTACTGGTTATACTGGTGTTACAGGGGCAACAGGTGTTACAGGAGCTACTGGTTATACAGGATATACGGGCTATACAGGATATACCGGTGTTACAGGGGCAACAGGTGTTACAGGCCCACAAGGGACACCTGGGATGTCGTCTGGGTTAATATTGTTTTTAGACGGCGTAAGTGTCACTACTCCCCCTGTTCCAACCGATGTATTATTGACAATTCCCAACACAGGTGCACAAACACTAATAACATTTACTGGTAACTCAACAGTCGGAACATTATTCGCAACATTTATTACTCCGCCTAATTCCATTCCTAATGTATTCATACCTGGCGGATTATGGGATTTAAATGTTTACCTCAAAGGTACAGCTGGTTCGGTAAACAATATTGGATTCTACTTTGCAGTGTTCCGTGTTGATGCCGATGGGGTTAGTAATAAAACTATTTTGGCAGCACAAACAACTTCTGGGGCAGTTTATATGACTACTTCATTACAATTTTTATATGAGAATTCTTTATATGTCCCAGTAACATATTTGCCTGATTTAACATATAGAATTGGAATTGATATGTATGTAGTAACTGTATCAGGCACTTCAAGGACACTAGTCTTGGAAATGAGAGATTCGTCATTATCGCATGTTCTAACGCAATTAAGTGCAGTAACTCAAGGGGCGACGGGTGTAACTGGTCCTACGGGTGCTACGGGTTACACAGGATCAACTGGACGAACAGGTGCAACAGGCGCTGTGGGGCCTCAAGGTGCAGGAGGTGCTACTGGATATTACGGGTCATTTTATGATACATCCACACAGGGACCATTCACCATAAATACTGCAAACGCAATTACAATAAATTCAACCGATGCAACTGCCACCAATGGGGTGTATATTGGTTCGCCAACATCTCGCATTTACAACACATATGCGGGAATATATAATGTGCAATTTTCGGCTCAACTTTCAACAACTTCCACTGGTAATGATGTAGATTTAGTTAATATTTGGATTAAGAAAAATGGATCTAATGTGTCTGATACAGATGGACAAGTGAGCATTCCGACAAAAGCTGGTGGAAATATCTCAAGTTGGAATTATCTTTTAAATTTAAATGCAGGAGATTACATTCAATTATATATAAAATGCATAACTTCCTCAAATGTTTCTTTAACGAGGTTTGCTGCAGTCGGTACTCCTCCAAATGATTCTCCAGAATCTCCATCTATTATTGTCACATACATGCAAGCTGCATACAATGGTAATACAGGAGCGACGGGTGTAACTGGTGCAACAGGGGCTTCAAATCCAAATGCAACTGCTATTACGATTACGAACACAAATTTAAATTCCACTTATTATCCAACGTTTGTGTCTGGTTCCGGAACTCAATCATTACTTGCTGATATAACTATTCCAAATTTCACATTAAACCCATCAACGGGAAATTTAACAGCAACAATATTTTCTGGTTCTGGTTCTGGATTATCATTAAATTCTGTCCCACCAACATCTATAAACTACATTCGTTTTCAAGCGAGCAGAAGTTCGCCACAAAATATAGTAGCAACAACTTCATCTGCAGTTATATGGAATAACACTATAGAAAATACAGGAAGTGCTTACACAAATTCATCAGGCACAATTACTGTAAATACGTCAGGCACATATTCTATAACTGTTACAGGGACGTGGGGGGACGGAGGCTTTCCAGGTGCTGTGGCTTTTGGAGTTACACTTTTGGGTGGCATACGTATTATTTTAAGTACAGGTTTTACGTATATGGGTGTAACACAATATAATGGAACAAATTGGATTAGCACCGTAACTACTGTTTTAAGACTAACAACTCAAACTTTTACAGTTCAAGCGTATAATGCGTCAACCGGGAATATAACTTTTGATCCATTAATTGAAATTTTACGTATTGGAGGATAATTATAGAGACTTCATTTTTAAACATATACAAATTCATGATTTGGTGTGGAATATGAACATTTTTTACAACATTGACACGAAATAACTTCAATTCTTAACAACTTAATTTACACTATTAAAGTTTTATATTATAATATATGTTATTAATTTTCAAATTACACAGTAAAAAAAATCTACCAACTATATTATTAATATTATAACTATAATTAATTTACAATAACATTTACTTCCTCTCTACACGTTTTTGAAACAAGCACAGTTTGTCAATATGACGAAACGCCATCTCGAAATTCTTCCAAATCGCCGTCATTTCCCCCGCATTATGATACACATGTTTCAAAAAGTCGCGCTCTAGTCTCTCAAATCTATTACACTTCTTATCCGTCTGTTTTTTCCACGAGTTCTTTGCAATCTCCTTCTTCACGGTTGCACGGCGTTTCATCTCCTTTGAAAGTTTCACTACTGGCAGTTCCACTCTCTCCAGCTCAGGAGAAGGCTTTTCCAACTTCAATCCTGATCTTGTTCTCATTCCTTCGCTCTTGCTTTGCTGGGTTTGCTGGGCTTTCTGATTCTGATTCTGATTTCTTGTCTTGACCATTTTGTTTGATTGTTTGTTTGACTCTGATTTGAAATTCTACATTTATATTATACATCATTTACATGATCAATTTTTTAACATTATAAATGTCAGTCCACATTATAATGTTAAATCAAAACCCTTAGATGTTTACGTCTCCAGCCCTCCCATAGTTTCCGTTTCAACGTTTTCAATCGGTGCCGCCTCATCCATCCTCTCAACTGTCTTTTTATGTTCTCTAACTACATAGTTTAGCGAATACAATAAAGCCAAAGGATTCTGTGTATTCACAAACTCCACTACATAATTAAACGTCACTGATCCTTTAATTTCACGCAACTCTTCCAAATACTTCTTATGCAATCCGTTCATAAACTTTTTATACTGCTGCTGCGTTTCATTGAACAAACGCTTCTTAAATACAAAACAATCCAAATAATTTTGATGCAAACTTCTCGTAAATCCATGCAACTGATTCCTATATACTGAAAAGTCTCCCTTATACTCGGGATACATTTTCAAATATTCGGCAACACGTCCTCCATGACGCAATGTTAAATACTGCAGTTGCAATTTCTGATCCACACCTTTCAAATTCTTCACCATCTCATATGTAGGATTGCGCACCTTCATTCTCTCTCCTGTAATCATATTGCAAAAAACAACACCCATCATATTATACGATGCATTCATCGATGCGAATTCACTCTTAAACCCGTCCACGGTATAATTTTCTGCGAACAATTGCTTCGGTCTCAAAATACTAGAAGCACCTCCGCCATATTTCTCTACAAAACCAGCCGTGCTAAGTGACGTAACCTCAAGCGTGTCGTGATTGATACTATATACTCCAATGATATATATCGCCGCCTCCTTATTCAGCAACACAATACGGTTTTTAGGATGCTGCAACACAAAACTATACATCAATTCTTTTGGGAGTTCTTCATATTTAAACCCAAGCTTGGAGCATGTATCAAAAAACATATTTCGAAATGTGTCCTTATCGCGAATCTCAACTGTTTCCTTCGGATTCTTAGGTGAATAAAAAACAACATTCCCACCGACTGTGCTCTTCGTTGCAATCTCCCATGCTTGGCACTTTTCTGAATAAAACAAATTAATCATTGTCCCCTCTACAAACTCCTCTGCATACCACTCATTCGTTGAAGTGTCGCTTGTATCGGTCATTATATTATTCTCATTAAATGATTTCTCATGCGACTCTGTAAGATGCAAACACTTCGGCGGGGAATATGCTACAATATGTCCTCTCTCATCTACCACTACTGAACGCAATAGTCCGACTGTCGCGTAATCTTCCTGTGTCATTCCAAACGCTTGCTTGTCATATTTTATAATTGAATACATACCAGTATCTGTCTTCCAATTCTTCATTGTTAATTTAAGACTATTAAGGATTTTTTCAATATCGCTTGAATGATTCATATTTTGTGAATTTTGCTCCTCGATCATTCGCAGGATATCGACAAAACCCTCGTTCTTTTTTAGTGAAAACATCGGATTATAGCTGGTGGAAAAGGTATATATGTTACTATAATTTATGATAATCTCTTTATATAGATTTGATATTTGATATTTGATATTTGATATTTGATATTTGATATTTGATATTTGATATTTGATATTTGATATTTGATATATTGATGATTCAAATAAAATATTAAATAGTATTTGCATATAATCATTAATAAAAATTTCTGGTGTAAATATAAGATATAAATATAAGATATAAATATAATAAAATGTCAGATAAATCTCCATCTCCATCTTCTTCAAATATTGAAATTGGACTAGGAGACATTATACAAATTATTGCCCCGACAAATTCAACTATTAATGACCAAGTATATCTTATTGAATATATAGACGAAACTAAAATTAAATTAATTAATGTAGCAACATCTACACGATTAATACTTACTATGAGTTCAAAAGGAGGATTTAGTGATGAATCAATTACATCTATTGCCATTTTAGATTCACCAGAATTTCCCGGATATGCGCGTCAAAATAAACTTACAACAGGCACATGGGTTGATATACATTTCGGTGGTGAATTACCTACTATTATTACAGGTAAAATAACCGATTTAGAAGAAGATATGATTGAAGTTAAAACATATCCTGGTGAACAAGTATTTTATATCGATTTTGGATACAAGGGTATTCCTGAAAATATACCCATCGAAGAGATCCGTATTCGCAGCCCTCCCACTGAAACAACACGAGTTTCTCCTGCAGGGGTTGCGGCGGCCGCGGCAGCATCTACTACATCATCTACCGTCTCTATACAAGAAGAAGAAATTGGTATCGCTCCTATTTCTATAAGCAAACAACCTCGTCTTGAATCTATAAGTCCTCAAGTCCCTGTCGAAGAAGTTAAATCAGCACTTAAAGAAATCCTTCTAGATGCCGATTCTATCCAATTCGGTGATGAACTTGAACCCATTGTTCAAATGGTTGAACTCCCGGAAGAGCAAAAACGCTATAGTATCGAAAAACAAACAACTGATTTATTAAATGAATTAATATCCAAATTCCCAAATATCGAAAGAACAAAATCTGTATTAAATAATATTCACAGTATTATCGAACGTTTTCGGCAATTGCGTGAAGAATTTTCCACATTTGATTCCAATGGAAACGCTACATTGGTTAAACGTAGAAGCGAAGAATATAAACCTCTTGCAAAAACGCTACTCGCTTTGAACCAGAAATTGTTCTGGATTATTCCCGTTTCTAAAAATATTCGCAAATTTTATAATGTAGAATCATCTATGGAAAGAAGCGATGTTACAGATTTTACGGTTACTTCTACTGAAGAAAGCGTCGAAACAGAAAATGCAATTACCGATGACTACTCTACGAATAAAGATTCATTCATAACATATATTACCAAAATGAACGACTATATTACACCTTATACTAGTCCCGATTCAGAACTCGGATTTTCGCAATTTGTTCATACCAATATTACATCCATTCTAGATAATCTTACCGACTTTTATTCAAGTATTGTAAAAGGAGAGCAGATAAAACGTAACCAATTTGTCATTCAAACATATAATCTTGGTTTATCTCAAATCCAAACCAGAAAAATCAAAAGTTTCGGAAAACGTGTCGCCGATATAACCGATGTCGTCCCGCTTACTCCTGACGATTCTATTAATATTACTTCCTTTATTAGTCTTCCTGAACCTGTAATGAACTTTTCAAATATTTCACTCCCCAATACCAATATCATGCGCCGTGCAAATATGGGTGAACATTTTGTTCAATACTGGAATCTCCTTCGTAAAAATACCAGTATTACACGTAAAGCGATTTCAATAGAGGAAAGAGAGAGGGAAAGTCAATATGGTGTAGACGATATGATCCAATTTACATCTAATTTTATGTCTTTTTTCGCAGATGAGGAAATCGATAGTGAAGAAAAATATAGAAAATTCGTGGAAATGCTTATTCCTAATACTACGCTTCTATTTGAAACCATGAATAAATATGTAACTGGAGATATTACCTTAGGTAATTATGTCGCTATTTTACAACCGTTTATGATTTATGTGCGCGACTTGACATCAAAACAGTATAATTTGATTGTTTCTACTATTGAACAACATGTTTTGGAATATAGGAAAAAAATAGTTCAATCCGCTAAAGAATATGCCGCTTTGTCTACCGCTAAATATGCTGCAAGGTATGCTGGTGTAACTGCTCTATATAGTCTTCTTAAAGATTCTAAACAGATGAATTTTGATACCGATATTCTCGAATTATACGGGCTTTCTCCTGAAAATTATATGAATGTTGGCGAAAAACAGGTAAATGTTCCTGGTGGGGATGCTTTGGGTGCTAGAGGTTCTGTGGGCGTTGGAGGCGTTGGGGGAACTGGATTAGAAAGCGATAAGTTACAGACTACCCATACTCGGCATATGCCTTCACCATCTTTATTGAAGAAGAAATCTAATGCAGCGGGGGCAGCAAGTGCGGCAGGTGCTGCAGGTGCTATTTCTATATTCCCTCCCATAACATTTACAAATCAGGAAATATTATACCGTCTTATTTGTATGGATAATGCACGATTGTATATGAATACACTATCGATTATAAACGAAGATTTAATAACACCTTTTGATTTTGACCAATTATATGCACAAGAAAAGGATAAATTTGACCAAGAAATGGGATCAAAACAGGAAGGAAATAAATGCAAAAATTTCGTCCTTACTAAAAAATATATCGACAAAGATGAACTTGAAGAGGATCAAAGCGAGGAAATATTTTATGATAAGCAATACGATTTTACCGATTACCCTTTTTTGAAAAAACATGAAAAAGATAGAAGCCAATATTCGGAAGACGATTTCAATACATTTTTGGTTGCACGTTATATGAAAAAAACTAAACTTCCTCTTAAAGATGCTACATCTGAGATCCAAGATATGATACGCGGTAAACGAAAAGTGCAAGATGGACAATATGCTGTTCTCGAAGTGTCGGACGAGGAAGGCGATCGCTACGAATATTATATGCGTTCAAATCGCCACTGGGTTAAAGATGATACTATTCCTGCTTCTGTTAGCATGTATGATACTACATATTTTTGCAATGTTAAAAGTGATTGTTTTGCACTGAATAAAAAATGCATGACTCCCGAACTAGCAGCTGATGCAATGAAGGACGAAATTATAAAACAGATGTATGATGAGTTCGATTCGAATTTTCACCAGAGTCGCAAGCAGATTCTTGATAGCGTATATCGCAAATATAACTACTCAATTGATACTATTGAAAAAATCCAAAGTATTCAAAAATACAATGCATATAAATACAATAATTCGCAATATTTATCTGGACTTGATATCGATATTGATCCATCCGTCAAAGAAAAAATATCGCCTTATGCACGCATTTTTGACCTCATTTTAGGACAAACAGATTATGTAAAACGGCAAAGAAATATTATACGTTTTATTCAGAAGTTTACTAGAAAAGCCGTCGATGAAAGCACCTCAATGACACTTAGTATTGAGAATGAAAGCCCTTATTGGTTATATTGCAAAGACACGAATACTAAATTAGTGCCATCATTTTTTGAGACGATTGCGACGGTTTTTTTGAACCAGGGCGATATTAAGACGACGATTGATACGATATGCAAAGAGCGTGGTTCAATTAGTGAAGACGGTGATGCATGGACTGATAAATATAGCGGTTATGTTATTAAGAATATCGATATGGATAATGAAGAAGGATATGATGCCGCAGGATATAAATTACAAACTCGTGAAGTTATGGAAAAAACATTGGGTGAGAGTTTAATTCAGAGTTTACAGGATAAGAAATTGCCTACATATAAAAACCCAGACGCTCAAATGATAAGCGGTATTATAACGACCATGACAAAATACATGGGCATCGATTTAGAAGTGCATCGGGCATTTATTGTAGAGCAAGTTATGGGGGTTATCATGACTAAAATTCCTACCGAGGAGGCGTTTAATAAAAAGAAACAATCGGCGGAATCTGCATCGGCATCCGCATCGGCTGCAAGCAAACAGACATATAAAGATTTTAAACTGAATACTATTTTACTACTTACCCTTTCTTTTATTGTGGTAGTAATACAAGTAAATATCCCTTCACTAAAAACACGCAAAACATTTCCGGGTTGTATTCGTTCATTTGTAGGATATCCCATAGATGGAGATGGCGATAATTCTTCTATAAAATATATTGCATGTATTGCAGTGAAGATAAAATCTAGCATCGAGCCGTGGAATACAATAAAAGGGAAAAAGGAAGAAGATATCATGTTGAAAGTAAAAGCATATATTGACAAAATAGTTATCAAAATACCAACAATCGAAACAAAAATATTGGAAAAACGCGAATATAACAAAATACACGTCGCAGAAGAGTTACCGGCGGAACATGATATTATAAACTGGACAAATTTTCTCCCTCCTCTTTCAAAAATAAAAATGTCGACACCTCAACCCCTTAGTCCTAATTTCAAAACTGGATTACTTGAAGATATTAAAAAGACATCTAAAAGTCAGGTTGAAAAAATAGCAGCAATTCGTTCCAAGATTATTTTTTATTCATTAGCAATTCAGGTTATGATACAGCGTGTAATAGATAAGGAACAGCTTATTCTTACGAATGGAGCGAATGAGCCATTTATAGAGAATGCGTGTTGTAATTCGGATGGATCAGTGAATACTATACAATATTTTATAGAAAAAGAGCGGGTTATTTTAGATTATAATACACAAGTAAAACTTTTGCGCGATATTATCGACGATATTATTAGTAATCAAAAATCGTCGTCCTTTTTAGATCAGTCAAATACACGAACAAAGTATCCCGAAATACCAGAAGGTTTTGACGAGGAGACGATTTATCTTGCATTTATCGCATATTGCAAATTCAATAATGATATTCCCATTCCTGATTCTATTCAACATTTGTGTCATAATAAGCCTTCTGTCGATAATTACAATCCATCTGAAGAATCACTTCGCATAAAAATAGATAAACTAAAGAGCACCGGCGAATATAATTATACACCCGAAGCATTACAAGCTTTGTTACAGATTGTAAATCATGAACATATTATTCCATTTGATTTTAATCCTACGGAAATATCATATATACAAAGAATGCGCGACTTGATTAAGTCTTATCAAGAAAGACAATCTCCCGAAGTCCCCGAGATATTATTGTCAAAATTAACAGGATTATTGGATACATTTGATATTAAGATAGCAGAAGATACACATGAATTACGAGATTTGAAAAACTATTTATCTGACTCAAATTCGGCAATGGTTGACACCATTTTGGAATTTATTTCCCAGTATAAAAGACTGGATAGACAAAAAACGGCATTGTATAGATCATTTTTATTAAATATAACAAACTTCAAGCTTATTGGAGATAGTATTTTATGCCCCAAACGCGATACGACTACATATAAAGGTATGCAATTTGTTATCAATGAGATACGGAATTTGATAGCTGTTTTCCCGAATATTATAATGAATAGTGTAAGTAATCAAAAAATATCTGTATCTAAGCATTGGGGGTTATCACGTCAGCATATTACGGATATTCAATCGATAGTTAAGAAATATTATATTGATCTTGAGAAATTTGTAAAAGATAAAGACAACAGCATATTAACAAATGTAGTAAAAGGTATAATGAAAGAAACGAATGAATGGTTTCAATTTGCGTTAAATACTCCTTTATTTGCAAGAGTGTCTCCTATGGGGTTGTCGTCATCAATGGTTCCAGGAGAAGGGATAGATATAGAATTAGAAGAGGAGGAAGATGAATTGGTGATGGAAGGCGAACAACAAGATTTATTGTCGGGTTTACTTGGACGTTCGGCGAGTAAAAAAGTGAAACAAATGAGTGCAATTGAAAGGGAACAAAAAGAAGAAGAGAGCAAGAGACGCGGCGAGGGGCGAAGTGAGGGACGCGCTGCATCTAAACATCGTAGAGAAGAACCGATGTCAGAAGGGTATTACTCGATATTTAATGATGACTTGGTGCGACGTCTATTTACGCATTATTTTCTTAACGTTATATTAAAATATGTGAAACTAGCGAAGACAGTGGTTGTTGTAACTGAAGAATCACAACTTCCTCCTGAAGATGAATCAGAATTAGTATCTGTATTAGAAGCTGAAGACCGACAAAATGGAGTTGTAAAGGAAATAACAATCGTTGCACAAGAAAATGTCGAATTAAAGAGTATGGTTGCAAACTTGCTTCTTATATTTTTCAAAATCATAATGACAAATAAAGCGGCAATAAATGTAAATAAGAAAAGTATTAAAGAAGATATTACCCAGTCAAAGGATAAAGAAAAGGATATAATTACGAGAGAGTTTCGCGATATGCAAATTGCAGAACGCCAGGTTGAAAATATAATGAAGAATCTTCGTTTGGGTGATTGGAATGTAGGTGCGACGAAAGGGTTGCGTTTTTATGTTCCCGAAACATATGACCAAGAACGCGAAGAAATGGAGAGAGAATTTAAACGCGACGAAGAAAAGGCAAAATTAGAAAAACGGGTGCGTAAAAATGATAAAGTAACTGAACGTATGCGAGATATATATGCGGATGAAGAAGAAGAACGACATCATCAGGATGCGTTAATAGAAGCAGAACTTGCAGACGATTTTAATTTACAAGGCGATGATGACGAGTATGGGGGTCAAGACGATGGAGAGTTTAATCCACGCGAAGGTGGAGAAGGAGATGATTAGTTTACACCATTGTAATTTAGTTATTTATATGTTTATCTTTTTACTGCGTTTACATATTTACTAACTTTTAGTATTAAATATTTATAATATTTATAATATTTATAATATTTATAATATGCCCCCACCCACTCCTTCGGTTTCTACATCCATTAGCGCCGTTACTTTAACGGTTTCTTCAGGTTCTCCGCCCACTACTATTTCACACACGTTTAGCGACTCTGCTACTTTAGCTTCTTTACAGCTAGGTTCAAATAGTATACAAATAACACATCCTGATATTCTTTCACGATTTGCTACACCCGGTTTACAATGTTCAAATGCCTTGTCTCTTTCTTATAGTGGGTTAAGTAATGTTTCTACCCCCGCCGCGGTAAGTGAATTCGTTGCCACACCTATAGTATTAAGCAACTTCGGACCATCGTTTACATATGATTATGTATCCGGTGGGACGGGAACATTTACATTACCACAACCAACATCCAATAGTAGTAGCCCAGGTGAGTTTACATACTCGGTTGTTGGTTCTACGGGTGTAGTATCTGTATTGGGTAATGTCGTAACAATGATCGCAGCAGGTTCTACCACCATAAGAGCTACACAAGCCGCAGCAGGAGGGTATGCTAGCACATATGTCGAGGCTAGTTTTGTAGTGACTCTTCCTTTAATAATGTTGGATACCAATGGTGTTACTATTAAATATACGAATGCTAGTATTCCAAGTGTTCCATATTTTATACAAGCATCTCCGCGAGGAACACTAGAATGGTTTGCTGTTGTTAACGATACTTCAAAAGCAAATATTATAAATTATGCTAAAGGATCCTTTACTGCTAGGGAGACATTCACCACGTCAGGCAATGTGGTGCCCTTCAATAACATCGTGACCACTCTTATGACGGATATGAGTTCTATGTTTAATGGTGCTTCAGTGTTCAACCAAAATATCGGTTCGTGGGATACATCAAATGTTACTATTATGAATAATATGTTTTTATCTGCTTCCACATTCAACCAAAATATTGGTTCTTGGAATACGTCTAAGGTTACGAATATGAATAATACGTTTAACGGCGCAGTCAGCTTCAACCAAAATATTGGTTCTTGGGATACATCAAATGTTACTACTATGGGTTCTATGTTTCGAAATACATATTCATTCAACCAAAATATTGGTTCTTGGAAAACATCTAAGGTTACTACTATGAATGGTATGTTTTCATCTGCTTCCATATTCAACAATAATGGAAGCGCGACTATTGGTAACTGGAATACATCTAATGTCACTAATATGGGTTCTATGTTTCAGAGTGCTTCAGCATTCAACCAAAATATCGGTTCGTGGGATACATCAAATGTTACTATTATGAATAATATGTTTTTATCTGCTTCCACATTCAACCAAAATATTGGTTCTTGGAATGTTAATAAAGTAACAACAAAACCACCTACTGGTTTCAGCACCAGTTCAGCACTCACCGTTGCAAATAGTCCTTATTGGTATTTAGCTTTAGACACGATTAGTGGTACTATTAAAACTACGTTAACGACAATTTCATCAAATCCCACATTTATACAGGCAAATCTGAGAGGAACACTAGAATGGTTTGCGGTTGTTAACGATACTTCAAAAGCAAATATTACAAGTTATGCTAAAGGAGAATCTGCTGGTATAACCGCATTCACAACGTCAGGCAATGTGGTCCCATTTAATAATATAGTAACAACTCTTATGACGGATATGAGTTCTTTATTTGCTAGTGCTTCAGCGTTTAACCAGCCTATTGATTCTTGGGATACATCAAAAGTTACTACTATGAGTAATATGTTTAGTGGTGCTTCAGCATTCAACCAAAATATCGGTTATTGGAATATATCTAAGGTTACTAATATGAGTAATATGTTTAACGGCGCAACCAGCTTCAACCAGAATATTAGTTCTTGGGATGTATATAATTTATCAACCAAGCCACAGCAACCTACTGACTTTAGCACCGGTTCAGCACTTACTGTTGCAAATATGCCTATATGGATTTCATTAACTTTAGACACGATTAGTGGTACTATTAGAACTACATTAACGTCAATTTCATCAAATCCTACATTTATACAGGCAAATCTGAGAGGAACACTAGAATGGTTTGCTGTGGTCAATAATACTTCAAAAGCAAATATTACAAGTTATGCTAAAGGACTATCTGCTGGTATAACCGCATTCACAACGTCAGGCAATGTGGTTCCCTTCAATAACATCGTGACAACTCTTGTGACAGATATGAGTTCTTTATTTACTAGTGCTTCAGCATTCAACCAAAATATCGGTTCATGGGATACATCAAAGGTTACTACTATGAGTAATATGTTTATTGGTGCTAGAGCGTTTAACCAACTCATTGGTTCGTGGAATACATCTAATGTAACGAATATGAGTGGTATGTTTTATAATGCTCCAGTATTCAACCAAAATATCGGTTCATGGAATACGTCTAATGTTACTACTATGGGTTACATGTTTGCTGGTGCTTTAGCATTCAACCAAAATATCGGTTCTTGGAATACATCAAAGGTTACTGATATGAGTAGTATGTTTGATAGTGCTTCAGTATTCAACCAAAATATCGGTTCATGGGATACATCAAAAGTTACTACTATGATTGGTATGTTTAGTGGTGCTTCAGCATTCAACAATAATGGAAGCACAACTATTGGTTCTTGGAATACAACTAACGTTACAGATATGAGTGGTATGTTTTATGAAGCAACCATATTCAACCAAAATATTAGCAATTGGAATGTGACTAAAGTAACAACAAAACCGCCAACCGATTTCAGAACCAGTTCCGCTCTCAGCCCCGCAAATAGTCCTATATGGACCTAAATACAAACTCTTACTATTAAAAATAATACCCACCCAATATTCATATTTTATCATAACAAATATGAATATTCTTTTCACCACTCTTCAAACCATTCATGGTAACAATCATAAAATTCGAAATAAGCAACAGCATAATCCCGCATGGCGCCGCTGCTATAAGACGGGTAGTCGTGTAGTTTCCAAGTATTTATAATAAAAGGTAAAAAGTCAGTAAGAAAAAGACCGGAGGTCCAAAGATAATGATGTATGAAAATTTCAACTCTCGGGGTCCCTTTTTGAAAAATGGACATTTATAAATGTCCATTTTCTGAAAACGGGGGTAGAGATTTAAAAAAAACGATGCATTCATCACTCAGAGCATAATGCTCTAAATCGTATTTTTAAGTTGAAAAATTTGTTACGATAACTTTTTTAATATATTCTCCCAAAAGGGTTTAGACATTTTTCTCTACCTAGTATATACTAATGTCTACTAACGAAAAAGTTCCAAAAAGTTCCGACAAATTTTCTTGTCCGTCATGTGACTATACTAGCATAAGGAAGAGTCAATACGACCGTCATCTTTTGACACTGAAACACGAATTACTAACAAATACTAACAAAAAGGTTCAAAAGGTTCAAGACGATAAATCGTTTCATTGTGTGTGCGGAAGCTCATATAAGTTCGCTTCAAGTTTGTGTTATCATAAGAAGACATGTAAAGCCTCGAAAGAGGCACACGTATCATCGTCATCGGACGAAAATTTGGTGTCATCTAGTGGCGGAATAAGCAACGAAATGATAATGAAGCTTATCGAGCAGAATGGGAAACTGCAGGAACAATTGGTGAGCTTATCCAAGGAGAAGAGCGTCGTAAATAATATCGTAAATAATACAAACAATTTCAATTTGAATATATTTTTGAATGAGAAGTGCAAAGATGCTCTTAATATAAGCGACTTTATTAGATCTTTGAAGATAACATTGGACGATTTGATGTATACGAAGAATAAAGGTTTGGTAGAGGGGATTACAAACGTGATGATAAAGGGGCTTAGACAATTGGATATTTATAAAAGACCGATACATTGCACAGATACGAAACGTGAGACAATGTATATAAAAGATTGTGAGAAATGGGAGAAAGACGATAATCATGATAAAATAAAAAATACGATACTTAAAATTGCAAATAAGGAGCGCAATATGATAAGTGTATGGGTGGATGAAAATCCTGACTGGTTTGATACCGAAGCTTCACAAATCGAATACCTAACTATGGTGCGAAATGTTTGCGAACCTATTGAAAACGATGAGCGATGTGGGAAAAAAATAATTCGCAATATTAGTCGGGAAGTATTTTTAGACAAAATGAACCAAAAACTGGTTTAGATTATGGAGGCTAGGATGTATTAATTTGGCGGTATAATTCATTAATATAATTAACATTTGATTGAACATTTTCTTGAAAATCTAATGGGTTAGCGCTAGGAGTTAAAATTCTTTCACGTATTTCCCTAAATCTTTCAGTAATACGTTTTCCTTCTCCTTCTTCAATTCCTGAATATTTTTTGAAACCTGTAAGCTCGCTTGTCTCAGAAAGTATATTATATTTGCCATTTTCTGTTGCGTTATGCTTATATACTAAGAAAGCGTTCGATATATTAAAGAAATAGTCAACTAATTCATTAAATTTTGCTTTCAATAATATTTTTGATGGCTCAGTATCAACATATAGACATGTTTCTCCTATAGAAATTATAAGAGAAAAAACATCACTATCATGCATTTTTTTATTTCCTTCTTTACGAGACAATAAGGAGGGAGCTGATTGTTCGGCAGGTTTTCCTTGGAATATAATATATACTTTTGGATTAGGGGCAGTGACACGCTCCAAATTTCTAAGTATATCTCTTAATTGCTCATTTGTATCCCGACTATTAGCAGTTATCAATGCCTCAACTTGATTCATAACATCAGATACTTCTTTTGACCTTTTTTGTATATCTGAATCATGAGATGTATCTGCATATTTTTTTAGATCTTTATAATAACTCTCATATTTTTTATAATTTTGATTTAATACATCTAAAGTAAATTCTTCTGGAATTACACTAGTCTTTTCCATAAATATATTTCTATATCTCATAACCATATCGAGCTGGGTTTTAACCATACCTATATCGCCTGTATTATTATACATCGACCGTAATAAAATCGCATTTTTCAAAAACTGTCTTTTAATTTGTTTTTTTTCATCTCCTGGCCACCCACCTCTTTGTTGTCTACGAACTTTATTTGATTTTCTATTTACTCTTTTACTCTTGATTTTAAACGTATGTTTTTTTAATTTTTTATGAGTTCTATATAAAAGCATTTTCTAAATAGTATAGTATAATATAATATAATATAATAAATATTCATTATAGTATTATGAACTTATTATAACGAATAATATATACACACACAGCAGATGATGTAGTAACCAGTTTATAAATTGTTTTATTATGTTATGTGGTTATGGAAGACGAAGATATCCATACCGATTTTATAATATAATTGGAAAAATATATCTATAATAGCAAAATATCTATAATAGCAAAATATCTATAATAATTATATACTTATAATTTAGGATGTTTAACCAATATATATCAAGAGAGGCGCTGAGTGTTATTGCTGTTTTTATATTTCTTATTTTATTCGGACTTATTAATGCATTTCGCCCCTCGGTTATTTATAATAAAGACCTGAGTTTCCGTCGTTTCGGTATTGGATATAAAAACAAAACCGTTATCCCTATATGGCTATTCTCGATTATATTGGCTATATTGGTATATGTTGCTGTGACGTATTTGTTTGAATATAGGGCAGTTGATTAGGATTATGATTAGGATTATGATTATTTCACTTAATTCAATTTATAAGAGAAATTAGCAGGCATAAGTTTATCTATAGTGCTGGGCGCAGCTACGGTTTTCTTTATATAATTATCAACGGCTTTTTGTGCAACGGTTGCATTAAGTGAGCAAGGTTGGCTTATGATATAATTATAGCTTTTAGATGTAACGAGAACACCGACGAGTATATACCAGATAAACGTTCCGACAATATCTTTAAGTTTCACCATCTTTTTAAATTCCTCATATAAGAGTGAACCAGTTGAAGGAGGCACTGGCGCGACGCCTGCACTTTTAATAAAAATACCAGTTCCATTTGAATAACTATTGTTCCATGTTTTATTAAACTCCTCGACTTCAGCATAACTAAACTGGTTGATAAAAATAGAAGGATCGTTATAAATACTATTAATAGCATTGATCGTTTTTTCGTTAGTACCTGATGGCTCCTTTATAAGTCTTTTCATAAGATCGTGTAGTCCATTTAATTTCGTCATACCATAGCCGAACGTATTTGAAAACGGTTCAATCCAGCCTGGAAAAATGGTAAGCATTAATTGTAGAAGTCCGAAAATAAAAAGCATAGGAAATATGGTAGCTAATACACCGACATTCATGGATTGGGTATTATTGCATATTGATTTAGCTAAAGCTGTATTAATGGATATTTGTATTGATACAATTGCTATAATATAAATAATAATTAACATAGTTGACATAGAATCAGGTGTTAAATATTTAGCAATAAAGTAAAATAGAGTTACTAAAAAAAATGTAAAAACAGATGTAGATGGATTGGGTGCATTTGAAGGAGGGGTATTTGTCGTAGATGATGAACCGGCTGTAGTAGGCGGTGTCGTTTGGGCTGACATTTTTTAATGTATATTATTTACGTATTTTATGTATTATGTGTATATATGTATTGTGTATAATTTATTTTATAAAAATACTATTATAAAATAAAAGATTAACTAATATAGAATAATTCAATAATTCAATAATTCAAAACACAAATAATAGTCAAAAAGTAAATGGAAAAACCAGTATTGACAGAACCAGGAGTTAAATATTTTATGAATGAGGTATTAAAAACATGCAAGGATAATAAAACTATTTTTACAAATAAGGTATTTAATTTAATATTATTTTTAATTTTTGTATTAATTATAGGCGGATTTTTGTATTATAAATATCGAGGTAAGCTTACACCTGAAGAAAAGGAAGCCAAATTACGCGAACAAAAACAGGATGTATTGTCGAGATTAAATGCTCTAAATGTCAAAATAGAATCGTCTAAAAGAGGGGTTGCAAATATGATTACTGATTTACCGATGTGGGATGCACCGTCTTCAAATGTTGCAGTGAATCCTTATATTTGAGGATAAGGCTGAGATGTTATGTTTTGTTGATATACTCGCTATTATATACATGAGGTGTATGAGATATGAGAGAATTGTTTTAATTGATATATCAAAATTATATATGAATACTATAACTATAAATATAAATAAAGATTAATAATATATATAATAGAAAAATCTTAGATATATACAAGAATGTCACGCCCGCATATATCTTTGGATGATGCTTTACACGAGTATTATAAACTAAAGGATCGATATGATGAAACATATGAGACTAAAAAGGGTTCAGTATTATCTGATGAAACACTATCCATTGCGCAAAAACGTTCAAAAATCGCGAAACTTAAGCGGGCTAGAAAATGTATTGTTTGTAAGGCTACAGGGGGGACTATTTTTACTGATGAAAATAGGACACTTAAAGCTGTTTGTGGTAGTGCAGCAACACCATGTGGTTTGAATATAGAGATAGCAAAAGGTAAGATAGATAATATAGATGAACTGATTCAATCGACATATAAAAAAATAGAAGAAATAAAGGAAAATATAATAAAATATAAACTGGATTTATTATTTAGATATATAACGGATGAACAGTTGGCTCAAAAGTTTGGGGAAGCCAAAAAAGAACTAGATGTATATCTTGAAAAATATGATAAACTATATAATAAACATATTGATGTAACAATTAATCCTCAAAAAATAGAAGAAATCAAAAGATTCAATGCTGAATTATATACATATATAGAGCAGATAAAACAATTAATGAACGAATTTCATGAAACGGGTGATGCAGAAAAGATACGAGTAATGATTGAGTTATATTTAGCGCATATTATACCAATAACACAAAAAATACGTGATACGACATATGTATATAACAATGTTGAATATGATGAAAATACAAAGATATACAGTTTAATTCAGAAAAAGTATAGTATTAAAAGTATGGAAGTTGATATAGAGCATCCACAAGTTGTTTCGTTTACAAAATAAAAATAATAAAATGATAAAAATGATAAAAATAATTATAACTAACTATATTTATAATTATAAATATATATAATATATACAAATACTAATAAATATACTAGTAAATGATGAATTTAGAAGAAATGAGCACACAACATGTTGAAACTTATAAAAATAACAGTAAAGATTCAGTTTCGAATTATGAATATATGGATATGAATTTATCTGAATCTCTCGCTTCTCATGCTTCTCATGCTTCTCATACACCTCATGTTTTACAGAGTGATAGCTCGACGAGATTGGAAACCGGAGGAGGAGGAGGAAACAACCATGGTATAGAAACTGCGTCAAATAAGAGAAGCGTGAGAAATGACGAAATTCATCAAAATGAAACTGAAAATGAATCCCCATTTTTTCCAAAGAATCCTTTATTTTTAGATGGAATGTTATGGATTTCAAACACAGTTTCAATCATGTTTTTTTCATTATTTATAACTTTAATAGTAACTCGTAAAATAAAGTGGTTTTATATTTTATTATCAGTATTTTTAATTGTGACAATTGTTGAAATTTTTAAAATAATAACGATGCGTTTTGATGCAGATTTTTTATATAGACCTGGTAAATGTGTAAGTGAACATTCAGCAACTGATATGTTATTTTATAGAAACTTCATTTTAGAAGAGATGTTGAAACGTATAGATATAGCAAAATATGAACAAAGAGGATTCCCATCCGTCCATCTTACTACATCTACAAGTATTCTCACACTTATATATTTATTTTGTCCGAAGTATAAAAAATTTATGCTTATTTTATCTCCCATTTATTTATTTCTTATAGGGTATTCTCGGATATACTTACATTGCCATACATTGTTGCAAGTGATCGCAGGTATAATAACAGGTATAGTAGGAGGCAAGTTAATGTATAATTTGTTTAGATAGGATATGGATATAATGATTATCGAAACGATATAGAAATATGTTAACATAATTTAACATATTTCAAATAAAATATAAATAAACCGTATGTGTGATAGAAACAATAACACCGACTATTGTAGTGAATGTTGCAGTGATTGTTGTAGTGAATGTTGCAGTGAATGTGATTTTGATAATAGTTATGATAGTTATGAGATAGGAACAGATTCGACATTTAGTGGTGATGATGAGAATATAACTATCACGGATACTAGAGACGATACAGATGCGAGAGAAATACAGAAATTGCAAGATAAAAAAGAAAACTGCGGACATTATACATCAGGGTGTAAAATCATATCAAAATGTTGTGATAAAGAGTTTGCATGCCGTATATGTCATGATTCCGATACACCAGGACATGAAATAAATAGATATGAAATAGAAGAAATTATTTGTAATGCATGTAAAGTAAGACAACCAATTTCGAATTCGTGTAGTAATAAAGAATGTAGCGAATATGGTGAAACATTTGCATCCTATTATTGCGATATATGTCATTTGTTTTCAGACAAACCTGTATCTGAAATTTATCATTGCGAAAAGTGTAACATTTGCAGAATATGTGGTATTGGTAATACACGGAATGATTTTGTTCACTGTGATAAATGTGGGGGGTGTGTTAGTAACCGTGGTGTAGATGGGCATAAATGTATAACAGACGCATTAAGGAATGATTGTTGTATTTGTCTAGAAAATATATTTTTGTCAAGAGATGCAGCGGTTGTTTTACCATGTGGACATGCGATACACCAATCTTGTTTTAATTCATCGATACAACAGAATAAATATACATGTCCATTATGTAGAAAAATAATGATAAAAGGGGAGGCATTAGATATGATGAATAAGCAGTATGATAAACTTATAGAGATATATCCGTATAGTGAAAACATAAGTGCGCAAATATCGTGCAATGATTGTGAATATAAAGGTGAAATTGCGTTTCATCCAATAGGATTAAAATGTGGCGGATGTGGTGGATATAATACAATAAAAATAAAGTAGTGTGGAATAATACGCGATGGCAATATATACCAAGTTACATCGACCAAGTTACACCGATCAAATGAATATACCATATCAATATACCATATCAATATACCAACCAAATGAATATACCAAATCAATATAAAAATAAAATTGTATTTTATACTACAAGATGAATAATATGGTCTCAGGTTTGGGGTTACGTATTTTGTGTTGCAATGCGTTCAAAAACATACATAACAAATGCAAATGTGTAGATTCGTGTAAAAATTTTGAACAGAAATGTCAATTACATGAATTTAAATGCGAACTAACAAATAAAATGAAAAAGGTGGGGAATATAGATAATGATTGTGATTGTGAAAATCAATGTATTGTTAAAAAATCTGAAATTAAAATAATAGAAGATTATGATATGTCTAACAAATAATTTTATATGTTTTATATATATATATATATATATATTAGTTGCAATATATTTATAAAACAGAGAATAGAATGAAATATATATCAATACCAATATTTTTACTAAGTTTTATAATAGGGATGGTATATATTTATATGTCAAATCCACCTACGAGAAGTATATTAATATATCCGACTGTAGACAACAATAATAATTTTCAATATAAAGATAAAGCGGATAACTGCTTTAATTTTGCTGCGAAAGAAGAGAAATGTCCTTTTAATCCTGGGACATTAAAAACAATACCAATTCAAGTATAATAATATTTAATATACAAGTCCAAGTCCAAGTACATGTTCAATTCTAATATCAAAAACAAAAAAAATATATATTATATATTATATAGTATAAAATATATAGTATAACAAATGAATATAAAGAAATGGATACATTCAGAGACAAGTAAATATATAATATCTATTATTTTGGGTTTAGGACTTTCAACATTGTTTAGAAAAGAATGTTTTGGCGATAGTTGTATAGTATTTACATCACCACCTATTAATGAACTTGAGAAGGAAATGTATTTATATGGTAAAAAATGTTATACATATAAGAGTAATTCTGAGTTATGTGATTCAGATAAAAAAACTGTAAGATTTGCGTAGTAAGTGGAAAGGATACATTCTTTATAGAATATATTAAGAGAATATAATGGCAGATACAACTAGTATTGACGATCTTCCGACCGATCCGAGTTCAGGAAATCAGAACAATATTATGATTCAAAAAACGGAATTGAATAATGGTATGGGAGGTATGGGAGGAATGGGAGGTATGGGTGGAGGTATGGGAGGAGGTATGGGAGGAGGTATGGGAGGAGGTATGGGTGGAGGTATGGGAGGAGGAATGGGTGGAGGTATGATGAATAATCAACTTCAACCTCCGGCACAAGTATATTCTCCAAATGTAGCAGGAGTAAACATGATGGGTGGAGGAGGAATGGGTGGAGTAATGGGTATGCAACAATCTCAACCTCAGAACCAGAATGTAATGAATGAGTTAGTAACAGGGCTTCAACGAGCAAGTGCATCAGGATTGACTAACTTGCCTTCACGAGATATACCAATGGGCACATCAAATATGATGAATGACGCGCAAGTAAAACCCAATTATGTTCCTCAGCGACAGATGCAACAGAATGAAGAGTATGAAGATTATATAGACCAACACGAAGAAGAAGCGATGAATGAAGAAAGATATAAGAGTCGTGTAAATGCGAATGATAATATGGAAAATATATATAAATTGATACAGGTTCCTTTATTAGTGGGCATTTTATATTTCGCATTTCAGTTGCCTATTTTTAGAAAATATATTTTAAAATATTTACCATCTGTATTTAACAGTGATGGAAATTATAATATAAGCGGACTTGTATTTATTAGCTCGCTATTTGGCTTGAGTTATTTTGGATTAACGAGAGTATTAGATGGTGTTAGTATTTGAATAACATGAGACATCACATCACAACATAACATAAAACAAAACAAAACAAAACAACACAACATACAAAACCTTATTATAAATACAATAATAATTATATATTATTTATTATTGTAAATTGTGCCTAATAAATACACACTATTTTTATTTCAAATATAATTTTTCGTCTGTTAACGTTACAACACTATTGGATGGTGTGAATTCATTTTGTATAAACAATAATTGCTCTTCTAATGGTTTATTTTTAACAAACGAAATACTAGTAGTATTATTGTTTTTTCTTGTTTTATTTTTCCGTTTATTTCCTTTTTTTTTTACGCTGTTATTTATTTTTTCCAATTCTGCAATAACCGCTTTTGATGTTATTGCTTTAGCTTCTAATGCTAATTTTGCTTCATTTATAATATCTTCTTTCGTTTTCTTTTGTTTAATTAAAGGTTTTATTTGTGTATTTAATTCAGGATTATATCGAAGAAACCATTTATCATATTCTTTACTTTTTTTCTTTGTTTTAAGTTTTTTATATTGTTTTGCTTTTTCGGTTCGAATATCTTCAAGCGTTTTTTGTTTTCCGTAACACGTTATACTAAACCGTCTTAATAGCCCTTGTTTTTTCAAACGATTATTCTGCTGGATTTTAAAAAGATATTCGCAAAGACAGAGTGTGCGTCGCGGGTTATAATATGGACGATTTGCATATAAAAATAATAGATAAAAACTCATCATTGTATCTATAGTCGCAACACGAAATATTTTCCCATTTAATTTTACAGTATTATAGCTATGGCATGCTAGTGGTTTATAAATATAAGCGATAGGTTGTGAGCCAACTTTAACTTCATAGTGTGTTGATAAATACTCTGGTATAGATTGTTTAGTTTCTATTCTAACATGTAGAACATTTTTTTTATCTAGTTCATCTTTTATTTTTTTAGCTGTTTTATCAGGTGTAGTAGATAACAAATCGAAATCGGGTATTTCATTTAAATACATTCTTTCATTATTTTTTAAATATCGAGAATAAAGAGAATTAGCGTATCCTCCGATATAAACTAGTTTTTCGTCGGTTACAATATCTTTTATAACGTTTTGTATTACATCTTTTTGATAATAATATTGTTTTGTTTTTGAACGCGCAGATAAAGAACGCCTGAATGTTTCAGGATCACAATTTTCAGCTTTAAGTGGATAATTTTTATTAAGAAGATTCAGACGCTTTAAAACTTTTTCCCATCGTGTAATATCTCCACCGGGACGCGATAATTCTAAATACATTGCCATTCGTAAAAAATTGGGTGGGGAATAATGAATACCATCTTTAATAATTGCGTTACGTTTAAGACTACTGAATAGTTTGCTATCGAGTTGAGTAATATCGGCTATCTGGAAAAAATTGACAAATACTTTATAAGTGCCATAGTGAACACCTGCTTTCGCTTCTACATCAGAAAATCCTTGTTTGAAATAAATATCGGCTAATGCTTTTGCATCATTCATGGCATTTGGCGAAAAGAAATCATAATCTGGAATTTCTAAATCTCGATTATAAAACTGATCCTCAGGAGGAAGAATATTGTTAATCGCTGTTCCACCATAACAAACAAGATGTTTATCACTGATGAATTTTTCGAGAACAGAAATAATCTGTTTCATTATAGGATTTTTTGCAATACGTTCTCCACGTTTTTTTGCTTCGATATTTATTGCATTTTTTAATAATTCTAATTCACGATTTTCATAGTATAAAACATTTAATGGATTATTATTATTATTATTATTATTATTATTTGTAGTATTGTCGGACATCATGATATTTTATTTAATATTTAATATTTTAAAAAACAAGAAATATACTATTATAATAACATGATATAATAAAACTATTGAAAAGGTATATTGGAAAGATATATTGAAAAGGTATATTGATAAATAGAAAATTATTGATAAAGTCTATCAGCTACACTTATATTTTTCTCTCTTGATTCAGCAGTTAATATCTTTTTTGGTAAAACTGAAAAAGGTTCAGGAAGTATAGAACTTAGACTCTGATAACGTATATATAATTTACCAGAAATGTCTAATTGTAAAATAAAAAATATTTTTGTAATATGGTTATTTGGTCTAAACACATGTTCTCCGCATGCCGAATAAATAGTAATTTCTTTGTTTTTATCATATAGATCAACATCATATATGTTATCATTATTATCTATCATTGTTTTACAAGTCATAACAAAAAATAGTGCTGATAAGAAAGAACAATATTGGGTATCACCTATAGCTTTATTTTGTTTAGCCGAATAATTTTTTAAAAAAACAACATCTTGATCTGATTTTTTATATCCTTGTGTGAGATAATATATGGGATTAATAATAACTTCATTTGAGAAATTCCATACATATAATGTTCCTTCTAAATATTTAATATCTTGAATTTTAATATTATTTTCAACGATACTAGTGGATAAACTAGGATATCTATCTGTAAATTTTATATGTTCAGGTGTATCAGGATTAGAAAAAAATGTAATTGCTTTATTTTGGTTTGTAGTTAAAGATGCATCGTCATACGGAAATTTTATATTATAATAATCATAAAATTTTTTATTAAAATCATCATATGAAGAACCATTAATTAAATTTATAATAATGGCACCTTTTGGGCTTTTATTGCATATGGTCGTAATAAATTCAGTGAATTCTGTTTCGTCCAATGGATAAAGTTTAGAATATACAAGTTTTTTACCGTATGTATTCTTAGTATTTGTTATAAATTCTTGTATTAATTTCAATGATATTTGTGGATAAGAATAGTCAGAACCAATTACGTATACTTCTTTATAATAGTAATATGTATCAAATACATATTTTAATCCTGGTATAATTTGTTGATTGGGACAAGCACCGAAATAGTAAACATTATTTGAAGATTCAAAACCTTCGTATTGTAAAGGATAAAAAAGTTTAAGATTATATTTTTCTAAAATAGGGATAACCTGCCTTCTTTCATCACTACGCCAGCAACCGAAAAAATATTTAATATTATATTTTTTAACGCACTCTTCTACCCATTTAGAAAAGTTATCTAAATCATCACCTAAATCTTTATAAATTGGAATTATATTTATATTACATTCATATTTTGTTACTGCATATTTAAAAGAATCTACTATAATTTTATAATTATCATATGATGCTTCTCCAATTACACCTGTCTTCGAATAAAGACAACCTACATATATAGTTTTTTGTTTAATTTTTTTATAAACATTATATACCAAGGTAATTATAAATAAAATAAAAATAATAATATATAATAATGTGGTAAATTTTTTATTTTTTTGAGAAAAAGATTTATACAATTTTATTATTTTTTTCATTATATTATATATTATTTTATAATATAATTTTATAATATAAATGAATAACTATGTTATAATATTTATTATAGTCGTAACAAGTGTAACTATATTTGTTTCTTTTGTTAAGATATTCGAGAATATTCCAAAACGTTATCATAAAAGTATTCAACTAATGAGTTCGCTTGGTATAATATTAATAATAAGTGGTTCATTTATAACCTACTATAAAGATAAACAAGAAAAAGAATCAAAAGGTAAAAAAGAATATGCGGATAGTATATTATTAAGTTTTGAGAAAATAGATGATTTTCTAATTAAAAATTATAACGATATGTCAATAATACTTGATATATTATATTATAAAATAAGGATACCTTCAGCAGACCAAGATATGAATAGTGTATTAAAAAAAATGGATAAAAAAGTAAAAGATACATTATTTTTAATATATGGTAAACTAACTATTATATTTGAAAAAATGTATTTAATAGATCAAGAATTATTTGATAATATTAATTTGGGTGTTAGAGTAAGGTTATACACAGAAAACATATTTTTCTATGAATATTGGAGTTCTACTAAAAATATATACAACACAAATTTTGTTAAATTTATGGAAAATAGGTATAATTATTTAACGATATCAGATTTCAGATTTTATAAACCAGATAGAATAATTAATAGAATACCGTATATGGATGATGTTTCTTTTATATTTAAAAGTTCTGCACCTGATGGTTTATGGTATTAATTTTAAATAAAATAAATAATATAATTAATTTGCGTATGAAATTACATGATGTAATAAGAAATTACATGATGTAATAAAATATTTAGTTATTATAATAGTATTATATAAATGTCGTCAATGCAATCATCTAGAAATTCGACTAAAGGAGGTATAATAAATGATTTATTGAGTCACCTTGAACGTGCTGATGTGCAGGTTTCATGCGAAGAAGTTGATTCGGTGGGGAGACGACGTCGAGGAGGAACAAAAGAATTAATATCATTATCAAATTTAAGTTTGTTAGTATTTTTTTTACATGGTAGGCATAATGATGTTGATAATACATATGGCCCTGTATTACATGTATCATCATTTCCTTGGGGATGCACCCCCGTAGATTTTGAAGCGGTTGGAATTAAAGATGCATTAATGATAGGGGCAGCCCCACCAGGTATTATAAATCTAGGTAGCCGGGAGGAGTTACCAACATATAGTAAAGCTATAAGAGAAGATATGAAAAAATTAGTAAATGAGTTATTACAAACACATTTAAAAAAAAGTTTAAATGATATTGAAGATAGTATAGCGCAAAAGATAGAATCGACAGGTATAGATAGTCAAATAAGTCCTCCATCAAGTCCAAGACGCGAACGGTCAAGAAGTCCCAGTCCCGATAGAAAGCATAGTGAAAATCCAAATCAAAAATATAAACTAGGAGATAGAGAAAGAGATACACGCCTAGGTAGATATATAGAAAGAACAAGATATAGATACCAATCTGGAGAAAGGGATACAGCGTCGTCAAGAGGCGAACATATTGGGTTTGCAGAAAGAATTAAACGTGCTTGCAAATTTTGTTTAAATTTTGCACATAAAATAGTGTTTTCTCCCACTTCTTTATTAGGATATGTAAAAGGTGCTACACAAGCTACATCAATGTCATCATTAAAATCTGACCCAATATTTACAGCTTGTAGTAAAAATAAACCAAATGAAACTTGTGAATTAAGTGGAGATTTTTTTGTAGAAATTGCATGTAAATTGCGCGAGAAGTTAAAAGAAATGGATGATATTCGTTTTCCATTTTTACTTACATGTTTAGATCCGTCATGTGAACATAGTAGTGTTGTTAAATCAGCTATAGATACATCTAAAAATCGTTTTGGTCCTGTAAAAGTCATGAAAGGATTTGGAACCGATATTGACCCTATATGTTTTAATAAAACATTATATTATCATCCTAAAAATGATGCCGCATATTTTCAAACATACGGGGCTACAATATATACTGTTAAAAAAAAAGATAAAAAAATAACATTTATAGAAAAATCCGTAAGTTTTGATGAAATTTTCCCTGAAACTGCTACAAGAGAACCTATCGGATGGAGATTAGATTCCCATGGTGGGAAATGGACTACATTTCAGGGTTTATTAGGTAGATGTAGAGAATTAGGACTTACAGAACATGTTATTGCATTTGATGGTTCTTGTTCGGTTTTTAGAACTGAGCAAAGTTGTGTTGCAACAATGGGACCCGGAATAGTATTAGGTGGTGGAGACAGGGATAAAAAAATAAATAGAGGTCGAGCCGAAATATATAAAAAAATAAAACGAACAAAACGAACAAAACGAACAAAACGTGCAAATCACTCAAACCACTCAAATCACGCAAACCACTCAAACCGAACAAAACAAATGAGTCGTTTAAAAAAACAAAATAAAACTAAAAAGAAATATATACGACGACACAATTAATGTCGCATATTTTATACAGATGGACTACCCAACCCAGCGCCAACTCTGGCTGTACCATATTGTAACGCATTGGCTATAGGTGGTGGTATATTAACCATTACTGGGGTATATAGAAGTTCATCAGGTTTGGGTATAAATGCGCTCTGTTTTTTTTCAAATAATTCATTATATGTAAGCAAATTCTGGTCTACATTTTGAAAATTCATCGCAATGAGTTGACAGCCAAGTGCTTGTGGCACTGTAGAAATATAATTTGCATTTGATGCTGACAAATCAGGTAAAACGAGTGTAATATTTTGTCTATTAAATGTTGTTATGGTATCAATATCATTGGAATTTTTAATATCGAGAAACCGTGTTTCGTGGATAAAAACAGAATTGGTAGTAACATTTGTAAGTTCCCACATATTTTTAGATTCATATAATAGAGGCATCGAATTATAAACATTATTTTTTTCAACCATTATGACAACTTTGCCTATAAAATCTTTAATAGGTTTTTTTGTAAGATTTGTTCCATTGCATTCGCGCATATATTCGATGGGTAGCAATTTGTCGCCTAAATTATCTGCAATTTCGCTAGCTAAAATATTATAAATAGTAACATTATTTGTTTTTATACGGAAGTGCAATAATAAAGGATCTTTCGAGTTTGGACATATTCCCGCAGTTTCAGAAAATGCAACATTATTTATTTCTTTTAGAACCTCAGAAATAGGTAGAGTGTTATAGCTTTGTTTTACGCCTATAATATCTACTGAAGATACACCTACAACAGGTGTATTATCTACACAATATATTTCAAAATCAAGACAACGTGCACCTTGTTTGATAACATTTTTAAGTGCACATATACTAACATAATCGCTTTTAAATTGTCCTGAAGCACAACAATTGTATGCTGTTTTTATATAAAAGTCTCTCAGTTTTTTTCCAGAATATTCGGGAGATGCAGATGATGTCCATGCGGAAGTTATTTTAGTAGGTGGTGTATTTTTATTAATTTCTTCAATAATATCACAATTGGTTTTTCCTAAATTAATTTTTGTAGTAACATACGTAATAAGCCACAGTAAAACGACTACTACGAAAGACATGCCAAACCAATGAATTGCCATTGGGGTTTCAAGTGGATTTTTTAAAAAGTTTTTAAGTGTAGTTGTTGCTTGAGACATATTTATACCACCTCCACCTCTATTATTAATTGATAGTGATGGTGATGGTGATGCTGGTGCTGGTTGTGTTCCTTGCATTGACAGAATTATTGAATTGTTATTTATATTATTATATAATGATATTAATTATATAATGATATTAATTATATATATAAAAAACTTGTTAAAAATTATTAATATGTTAATTATATATAATAATATAACTAAATAACAAAATAACAAAATAAAATGACAGGGGGATTACTAAATATTGTATCTTATGGAAATCAAAATGTAATATTAAATGGGAACCCTAAGAAGACATTTTTTAAAGCCACATATGCAAAATATACGAATTTTGGATTACAAAAATTTAGAATAGATTTTACTGGGCAAAGGTCACTACGGTTAACTACGGATTCTACGTTTACATTTTATGTGCCGAGATATGCGGATTTATTAATGGATACATATATAGTAGTTACACTTCCAACAATATGGAGCCCAATATGGCCAGCGGCGGATGATTGTGACCCAAGTTGGGCACCGTTTGAGTTTCGCTGGATTGAAAATTTAGGCACACAAATGATTAAAGAGATACGTATATCGGTGGGAGGGCAAACATTGCAAGTATTAACCGGTAAATATTTATTAGCACTTGTGCAGCGGGATTTCAATGGTCTTAAAAAAGAATTATATAATCAAATGACAGGCAATGTTCCTGAATTAAATGATCCAGGAAATGCAAATAGTAGAGTGAATATGTATCCGAATGCATATTATACAAATTTGCCTCAAGGTTCGGAGCCGTCCATACGAAGTCGTAAATTATATATACCAATAAATGCGTGGTTTACGCTTTCATATCAAATGGCGTTTCCACTAATCGCGCTTCAATATAATCAGCTAAAGATAGATGTAGTGATGCGCCCTATACAAGATTTATATACAATTCGTGATGTTATGGATCCACAAAACGGTCGGCCTATTGTTCGTCCCAACTATACGAATGAATATATGCAGCTTTATCGGTTTTTGCAGTCGCCTCCTAGCGTTAATCTTGATACTGCTGACTACCAAAATCCTGCACAATCCGAGTGGAATGCAGATATACATTTGATTAGCACATACGGATTTTTATCAAATGATGAGGCGAAAACGTTTGCAGCATCAGAGCAAAAATATTTAATAAAGTCTGCATATGAATGGAATTTCGAGAATGTTACCGGCTCACAGCGTGTATGGTTAGAAAATACACTGGGTATGGTAAGTAGTTGGATGTTTTATTTTCAACGTAGTGATATTAATTTACGTAACCAGTGGAGCAATTATACGAATTGGCCGTATAATTATTTACCGGTGAATATAATACCTGCTCCTGTTTATAACACCGTTATTTACGGAAGTAAAACGGTTTCTTGTTATACGCCCAGTCCAGTAGGACCAGGGTATAATACATTAACAGGGAATAATACTGGATTTTTTATTACACAACCATTTAGTGTAGATAATCAGCGAGATATTTTATTAAATATGGCTATTTTATTGGATGGTAAATATCGTGAAAATGTATTAGATGCTGGTGTATACAACTATATCGAAAAATATACAAGGACAAAAGGCAATGCTCCGAATGGATTATATTGTTATAATTTTTGTTTAGATTCGGATCCGTTTAACTTACAGCCGACCGGAGCGCTTAATACGAGTAAATTTTCGAATGTGCAATTTGAGTTTACTACATTTTATCCACCATTGGATCCAAATGCTAATTTTCTTACAATATGCGATCCCGTTACAAAATTGCCGATTGGTGTGAATAAACCTACATGGCGTATATATGATTATAATTATAATTTGGTTGTTTTGGAAGAACGGTATAATGTTATTACATTTATGTCTGGAAATGCCGGACTTATGTATGCGCGGTAGTATATGTTGTATATATTAAAATACTATTAATTTTTTTAATTTAGGGATTGTAGTTGTGTTTATGGTTTAGTATATTTTTAGTATACTGTTATAGTATTTTTAAAATGTTATAGTATTTTTAAAATGTTATAGTATTTTTAAAATGTTATAGTATTTTTAAAATGTTATAGTATTTTTAAAATGTTAGAATATATTATACTTATATTATACGTATATTATATTATATTTATATCATCAAAATGACTATTAAAACAACATTACAACAATTAATGGGTGGGACAACTCCTATTATTGAGGGATATGGAGTAAGTTCAGCACCACCACCACCACCAGCAACAACAGCACCAGGTGCAGCACCCTCGCTAGGTTCTAATACAAGAGATTTGATGGGAGAAACACAATTATCTACTACAAATAGTATAGTTGTGTTTGTTATACACGTTGTTATTGCGATTATTATAACATATATATGGGGTATTTTAGGATCAAATGTATTATTTTTAATGACGATGTCACAAAACGATAAAGACTATATTTTTCCAACAGACAGATACCATGAACCATATTGTATAACTAACAATAAAAATGAATCTTTTTTCAGTCATGGGTTTCCGTATAATTTATTACCTCGTATTTGCAATGGGGATAATATTAGAGATGTAATACAAAGAGAGACGGAAAATATATATATATTAAATGAGCTTCAGCAGGGCGGGACTGGGCGTGGTGTATCACAGGCATTATATAATTATATTTTCAATTCGGTATATGGAGGATTGGGAAAAGGTGGGCGTTCGATGGCTCAAACAATTTTAGGATTATTTGATACAACAGATAGTAGTAGACCCAATGATAAGGATTCGTGGGATGCAATGGAAGTAGCAGGAGGTAGAAAGTTATTAATATTTATTCTTTTCCCAATATTATTATACTTTATTGTTATAGGATTAGGTTTTTGGGCAGCGGGAGCAGGGCTTGTATTTGGTATTATAAGTGAACATCCATTTTGGGGGATGATTTTTACTTTATTTTTCGGGATATTTATAGCATTTGGTAATGGTATTTGGATGGCAATTCAATCAGTATATATATTTGGTTTATATCCTTGTATGAATATTAAGAATAAAACAACATATGATAAAATATTCAACAATGTCAGGCCATATATGCTTTTAATATTTTACATTTTAATTGCATTTTACGCATTTCAAGATTTAGGAAATAGTGGCGGTGCTGGCGTTATATTTTTCATAATAGTTTCATACATGACAGGAAATGCTAGTTAAAAATATTACCGAATTATTATTGAGTTACTGAATTATTATTGAGTTACCGAATTATTATTGAGTTATCGAATTTAATAATAATTTATTAATAAAATATGTTAAATGTATTGATATATAATATATACATACGCATATATACATAATTACTTAACACATTAATGACAAAATCTAAAAATAAAGGTATCGGTATCGGTATCGGTATCGATAGTAAACTTCCGTTTATAAGTGTATGCACGCCAACATTTAATAGGCGTCCATTTATTGAGATGATGATAAAGTGTTTTGATAGACAGGATTATCCGAAAAATAAAATGGAGTGGATTATTATAGATGATGGAACTGATCCTATTGAAGATCTAGTGATATCACATCCAAGTGTTAAATATTTTAAATATGATGAAAAAATGACACTTGGAAAGAAACGAAACCTTATGCACAAAAAGGCATGTGGTGATATTATTGTATATATGGATGATGACGATTATTATCCACCCAATCGTGTTTCACATGCTGTGGAACGTTTAATGGAAAATCCGACAGCATTGTGTGCAGGTTCTAGTGAAATGTATATATATTTCAAAGATAACAAAGACAAATGTCGTATGATACAGTTTGGGCCATACGGTCCCGATCATGCAACAGCTGGAACGTTTGCATTTAAGCGTAAACTATTAAGAGAAACGCAATATAATGAGGATGCATGCTTGGCAGAAGAACGAGAATTCTTAAAAAATTATACAGTGCCATTTGTGCAGTTAGATCCATTAAAAACAATATTGGTATTTTCGCATTCGCATAATACATTTGACAAGAGAACACTTTTAACAAATATGGAAGGAAATTCTTATATAAGATATAGTTCAAAAAAAATAGAGGATTTTATATGCGATAAAGATATAATACATTTTTTCTTAGAAGAAATGGAAGAAAAATTAAAAAAATACGAACCTGGTAATATAAATATGAAACCAGATGTATTAAAACAGATAAAAGAATTAGATACAAGAAGAAAAGAAATGGAAAACAAAATGATAGAAGATAAGCAAAAGCGTTTTTATGATATATCAGATTCTTTGAAGAAACATTGCGAATTCAATCAATGCGATATTGATAACAATCTATCGTCTCAACAAAAGCAGCTTGCGCAAATGGGTCAACTTAAAGAGTTATACGGCACCAGTTTACGAGAAAATGCAAGACTAAAAGAAATTATTGATATGCAGCAAAATATTTTAGATGAGAAAAATATATATATTACTGAACTAGAGACAAAGATTGCTATGACAAATGATATTATTGTTGTAAATATAGAAAAGTAGAAAAGTAGAAAAGTAAAATATATTGTTTGTGAAATAATGTTTTATAAAACCGCTTAAAGAAACAACTATAAATATAGTAACAACAGACTTTATAGTTCAGTTATCTTTCAGCGACAATAATAAGATGGTAAAAGATTGGGATAGTCTTCAACAACATGATTCACATCATATGAATGATGCAGTAGAATCGTGTGATGGCGATGATGCACGTTCTAGGAATAGTAAAGATAAGCGTCAAATTCGTAAATCTTATCCTTCAAATGTGCAAGGGCATTATATCGTTAATGCGATTACGGGAATTGCATATCCATGGCGTGTGGGTTCTTTGTATGAGGATTTGTTATGGAAGGTATGCGATTCAAAAGGACGACGTGGTAAGCTAGAACCTGACATGTATTTTTACGATTCACCTAAACAGGCAATTAATCATAGACGCTATAGGCCTAATGTTTATACGGCAGAAACGTTGGATTGGTGGAAAATGCGTGTTGCAAAGATGACAAAACTTTTACAGCAAGAAGAAGAAGAGAAAGAAGCAAGCAAGTTTTGAAGTGGATATTGGATATTAGATACAGTATATATAATATAGAGTAAATATAACATAAGTAACTTTTATGTTATATTTTGCATATAATTTTTGCTAGATGTAATACCTAACACCTAATACATAAAGTGTAATATTTTATTCATACCATTTGTAAGGTCCATCACCTTTAACAGTTATATCATTTTTATATGGTTCGGCATTTATATCGCCACGCTTACCAATCGCCATCCAATTAAATTTGCCATTTTCTCCATATACTGTAAATGCACCATTTTCATCTACTTCAGATGTATTATATAATTTAAGTTTTCCATCATATATACCTGTTATGGTAACAGTAAATTCATATGCCCATCCAGGAATATAATCAGGCAAGTTTATGGTTACTGATGTGTCGTTTGTAATTTCTGATTTCCCGCGGTAATAAACACCAACTTCTGGTCCTTCCAAACAAGTATGCACTAAATATTTGTCACTATTAAGTGGGTGGTTTATAATAAATGTTTTACCTTGTTCATAATACCACTGACTGGATACATTATTAAATTTTACAACAGCGCCTGTATTTCCTCCAATCAATGCGGGTGTTATTGTCGGTCCTGTAGCGCCGGTGGCACCCGTAGCACCAGCAGCACCAGCAGCACCTGTGTAACCTGTTGCTCCTTTTGCACCGGTTGGACCAAAAGGTCCGGGAAGAAGATCTTTACAGCAATTTTTTGAATTCAAGTATGAATTATATGAACCATAAAATAATTGTGACATGAATGTATATATATATATATATATATATACATTAATATATAAATTTAATTAATAAAAATATTTTCTAAATTATACAGCATTCAATAGAGCGATTTTATATACAACGCTCCCAATTGTTAAACAGAGATGTTGTCCTGAATTACCACCAGCAGAACCACTTAAAAGTGTATTACCAGTTAGAACCAACCCTGCACCACTTCCTGCCACATTATCTTTTGTAGCGAGTGTTAGGACTGCCCCAGCGGTAGAAGAAGTAGTAGCACTCAAAGTTAGATTTCCTGTTGAGGTTGAAACAGAAGCCCCCTTTACATTAATAGTTGAAGCATTTGTATAACTAAATGTCCCCGTGCTTGGTAGTGTTATGTCGTAATTTGACCCTGTGAATTGGTGTGTTGCCGTAGCGAAACTTGCGTTGTCTAATCCAAAAGTAGGTGGGACAGCACTATTCGTAATCATTCGCAACCCACCATTACCTAATCTCATTTGTGCGTTTGTGTTTAGTGATCCGCCAGTTTGAAAAAAGTCAGCAAAGTTGGTGTTTTTCTCAACTACCATTTCGTCTCCAACAACAGAACCAGTCATTTTTAGTGTTGATACACCAGTATTAACTTTTGGTGATATTATGATATTACCAGTTCCAGACGAAGCAGTAGCAGAAATCGTCATATCACCAGAAGTTGTGCGAATAGGATTGCCATTCATATCGAGGGGTCTAAAAGAGTTGTTCTCATTTTGGGCTCCATTAAAGTTAAATGTCTCAAGAATGGAACCATTCACACTATTAAAAATAGATAGAGTGCTGTCTTGATTGCCAGCCGTTATATTTTCAACCTTTGTCTGTATTCTACTCCATTCACGCTGTGTCCCAGTAGCATCAGCCGCCCAATTCGTAATAGCAGATATAGTATTTCCAACAGTTGGAACAACCAATAGTTTTTCTGTTTTGATCGTAGGAAAAGCAGCAGCAGTCGCATTACTCTCTCTAAAAATAAAGCTTGGATTGGCGATTGCCCCAGCAGTTGTAGAGTTCATCAGTATTTGTGCTGCCGAGTTTGAAACAGCAGTAGAAGACGCATTTACAGACGAACTTCCAGATTGTAATGTTGCGGTTGTGGCTGCTGTAAGCGTTAGAGCGGAGTTTGTTGAAGTAATGTTTAATCCAGTTGAATTTGTAGTAATTGTTGAAAAATTATTTGCGGCACCAGCAATATACGTCTGCTGTATTCTACAGCTTGTAGCATCACTAATTAAATCCAAATCACTTGTTAAAGGAGTTGCTCCGGTCTCAACGACTTTTATTTCAGTTCTTGCTGACATCGTTCCAGCTTGAGCCCTCGCATTATTAAAGGCAGTTTTATTATTGGCTGTATCAGTTGTAGATAATTGACAAGAAACCTCCCCATTCTTTATTGAAGTAAGAGCAGCACTTGTAGTATAGGGTGAAACAGCATCAGTTGTAGTTAATATCAAAGTAGAATTAGCAGAATTTAATGTTTGCTGATAGGCATTAGATGCTGACCCACCGGTAAGATTATATGTCGCAAGATCGCTTACACTTGCTCCACCAGTAAAGTAATTTCGTGAGATTACGGATGTATTTGTAGGATTATTTCCAGTTGTGCTATCAACCATAGCACCATCTATTATAGCTATTTCACGAAGCGTATTATCTCCAGAAGCCGAATTAATAGTATTAAATCTACAACTGCTTTGATTGAGTTGGGCTTGAAATTTACTGGAAGCACTTATATTAGCAATTCCGTCAAAAAAACTAACATCCAACTCCCCAACATTAACCGCTTGTTGAAGTTTTGTAAAACCATTTCTTCCAGTAGATACCTCATTAAAACTTTCTCCAATCTCACTCAACGTCCCACCGGTAGTGTGAATAGTGATTGTTTGCGACCTATCTACTACTCCGTCATTACTTGCCCCATTCAAGGCTACTGCTGCGAAGTTGAATGTGCTTGTAATAGGATTTTGAAGATTTATTATTGGAACAGATGCAGTTCCAGTTATGTCTATATTGTTTCCCGCTTGAATTGTTACATGAGTTCCTTGTGGACCGGTTGCTCCAGTAACACCTGTAGCACCCGTAACACCGGTATAACCTGTTGCCCCTGTCCACCCGGTAGCCCCTATTGCTCCAGTAACACCTGTAGCACCCGTAACACCGGTATAACCTGTTGCCCCTGTTGTTCCAGTAACACCAGTTGCTCCTTTTGCACCGGTTGGCCCAAAAGGTCCAGGAAGAAGATCTTTACAACAATTTTTTGAATTCAAGTATGAATTATATGAACCAAATGTTTCTGACATGATTATATAATTAAATAATATATATAATATTATAAATATTATAAAATAATAATATTTGTGAAAATGCATATTTAATCAACACAACACGACTCAAATTAATTCATCGTCACTGTCTATAATTTTATCATCATCAGCTGTAATATTAAGTATTTTTTGTGTATATTTATCTAAATATCGGTATATTCGATTAATGTCTAATTTGGTAACTTCATAGTTTTCGAGCATATTATATATTTCATCTTCGCTATGGAGGTTTTTAATATGCATAAAAAAAGAAAACATATCTTTTTGGTCCATTGAAAGCTGTTGACAAAGTGTTTTAATAAAAAGTGAATTATTATATTCTGTGCTATATTTTGTTAATACCTTTGTAAATCTTACTTCTACAGGATTAAATTTCTGTTTTTTCGTAAACTGTTCATGGTATAATTTATTATTGTAAAACGTCTTAATAAGCGAACTCATTTCGTTAAACTGCCATGCCTGATTTTGGAATGTTATGCGGTCAATATAATCTGCAAAACATATATTATCTAGCACCTTTTGATAGAATGGTATAGATACGTCTTTCTTATATTTTGTTAGAACATCTATAATATTTTCATGCCATAAAAGTGCAACAGTTGTTCGATCCGTTTCATTCATTAATACTTTATGTTGCTCTATAGGATAATTATTATTTATTAAATGTTGGGTAAGTTTTTTGCTATCATCATTATAACTTTTAGGCTGAAAAATAGTTTGAATAATATCATTTTGTAATATATTATTTTGTTTATCTGCCATTTGATGAATGGAAACAAGTTTTCGTAAATCGCCCTGAATGAATGCTACAATATTATCATTTAATATTTTGTCAAATTTTAAATTCATACATGTTAATAAAGACGAAATTTGTTCAGTAGACGGTGTCTTTATTTCGAACGTATGACACACTTTCATTAGTTCTTTTATTTTTTTATTTATCTGATAATTACCAATACATATAATCGGATTAAATGATACTTCCTCTATTTTTTGTTTCTTTGTTTTTTTTGGACGTATTAATTTTATTAGCGAATTAATTCCACTTTTATCACCATTATTCATCGCATCAATTTCATCCATTACTATGACGATTTTTTTTACCTTTTTCTCAAACATTGACATTATATTTTTGTCTGACATATTATGCTTTGTAATCGTATCAATAATAGATTTATTTCTAATATCACCTGCATCATATTTAATAATATCATAATTTTGTTCACGTAGTAAATTTACAATAAATTCGGTTTTCCCCGAACCCGGGTTACCATATATATATATTCCTCTTTTTAATGTAATATCGTTTTTATTATCCTGAAATCCGTCAAGAATTATTTTTATTTTTTTATATGTCTGCTCTCTTCCAAGAATCGAATTTATATTAATATTGTTCATGATTATTATGATATTATTATTATGATAATATTAACTATTATATCTTTCTTTATTAAAATATTATAATTGTTTCTATGTAGATTTTACAAATGTATTTAATTTGAATTTTAATATTACTTTGAATATTAAAATTCGAAGTTTAATTCGAAGTTTAATTCGACGTATAACTATTTTTTATCTTGAACGGTAAATACTTTACCAAGTAGCCACAAAATAGATTTTGGCGCTTCATCTTTATAGCCATTTATTAAAGATTTATCATTTGTAATACCGTCCCATGTAATTTTATTTTTAATAGCATACTCGTATTTGTTCATTTTTGTTGGTAATTGATAACTATAAAAACCATAAGGACTTGCATAGTCGGCATTCTTTTTATCAGGTTTGCATCTAACATGTCCTTCTTCGCTCTTAGACAACTTCCAGTAGTCTGGACATTCGCTTACCATGGGTGCCCATATTTGTTTTTTATTATTTGCTCGCATTATGATAATAACGAAAATTGGTGTTAATAAAAGAAAAACAATAACAGCGGTTAATATAGCAGCTTTTCTAAAACTCATATTTATAACTGTATTTGATAAAGATGAATCCATTATAGTTTTATAGATTTACGATTCTTATTCTTATTTATTATATATTAATTTATAATTTTATAAAATTATTAATTTATAAAATTGTAAAATTATAGTTATTTTTAATTATACTGTTATTTTACATTTATTTTTAAGATCTGGATTATTTGTAACTCCATCCCATAATATTTTTTTACCACACTGCGAATTTACCCATGATATTTTATTATTATAATTTGTGCATGGGTCATCACTGTCTAATATAGTATATTGCGACGGACGTGTTGTTGAACCCGTTGCTACACTACATGTTCCAATATTTTTTCCGGATATTTGTGAACAATAATACTTTCCTTTATCATCAGGTGTATCTGATATTTTCCAATAATCAGGACATGTTGTCTGAATCATTGTAAATTTACTTTTTTGATCTTGATAAATAAAATATGCTGTAAATGCCAATAAAACAACAAATATAATTCCTGCAATTATTAATGTAACGCTATTAAATGACATAATTTATATGTATAACGCAAATATATATAATGTATATATAATTAATTATTTATACATAATATAAAAATAATACAATACAACTAAATATTATTTATTAGATATTATTTATTAGATATTATTTATTAGATATTATTTATTAGATATTATTTATTAGATATTTTTATATTTAGTTATTATAATATAAAATCAAATCTTCTAAAATGTTTTCAGAAAATGGAAGTGGAAGTGGTGTTTCATGTATGCCTCGAGATTCACAAACCGTTCAAAATATTTCTACAAAAAAAATATCAAATGGACGTATCGATATTGAAGGTCCTTCTCCTGATGTAAGATTCGCTATGTGGGATAAAATACCCGTAAATCAGATTACTACATTTAGAGATGCTTTAACTGGGAATTGGGTAGATAATGATGTAAGCAATGTATTTTTCAGTAAAGCAAATATTCAAATTATACAGAATGCTCTTCGTGCTGATGTATATCGTTTATCAAATGGGGAATATACTATATCTCAACAAGATAATGATGAATTAAAAATCATTATGAGAGCAATATACCTTGAAAGTGCTGTTAATATGCCTATTAATATTAGAGAACAAGTTACGGCTCTAAATCAGCATGTAGTAAATCACTGTGTGCCTAAATTAATTAACGAAGTTCGTGCATATATAAAATATAAGCGTGACGCAAGCAATATGTATACTGTCATGACATGGCCTGCATATGACAATGTTAAAGGAAAAACACTTGAAATGAAACCTTGGTTTTAATACTTAATCATGATATATTTTCATTTATATTTTCATTTATATCTTCAGTTATATTTAAATAATATTATCCTAAATCATAATACCAATAAAAATATTGTATTATATTGTATTTTAATATATAACTTTGTGCTAATATATAGCAGTAAGTTTTATCCTATTTTTTAATTTATTTTAGATTACTCGGCTTTTAGTTAAGTTTCAATTTTTTAACTTTTGATGCTCCACCACCACCACCACCCGACTTGCTTGTGTTTGTGTGCGTGCTTGTGTTTATAGCTGAATATGTTGTTGCTTCAATAAATTTGTTATATTCTACTTCCAATTCTTCTAAATCTTTCACCCACATTTCTTCCACTGTTTTCGAATTCAATTCGCTCAACTCTTTATCCTTCTTTTCTTTTTCATTTAGCAGTTTATGGACGTTTTCTTCAGATACACTATCCATCGGCAATTTTAGCAAATACTTGTATCCCTGCTGTCCTTGTCCTTGTCCTGACGATTCGTCTGCATCCTTGCATGTATCCATTGAATCATAATTACGTTCTTTGAGTAACTCCACAAGTTGTTTATTTGTTTTGCGGCGAAGATCTATCTTGTCTTCCAATAGTTCGGTAATATATCGCGCACGATTACTCAGTAGCATCAACTCTTTGCGAAGTGCTGCAATAAGAGCATCCTTGCGCTTCACATAAAATTCCAAACGAGTTATGCTATACGAATCCACAATTTCTTCGGCGCTACTATATTTTATAAGTTTCTCCTTTGAATCAAACAGATTCATATTTGTAGTAGATTGTGTAGTGTATAACCCAAGCACTTTCTCCAGCATATTGCATTCAAACTCCGTCACTTTTTCACTATACGTTTTGATAATATTTGCAGCCATTATAATCGTGATATCCACATGTGTATCTGTGCTCATATCATTGTATTCTTTCACGATTGGTGCACTGTTTGCATGTCCATCCTTGTCTTTGCCTTTGTCACCAGCCACAGCAGCCGACGGCTCAATAAGATTTTCCAAGAATTTTTTATAATTATCTGTCCATGTTCCTATAGGCAGTTCCGTAATACGGATTTTCTTATCATCTAGAATCGTATAACATCCCTTGAATAAGTATCTGGTATCGCTTACGCGCCGAATTGTTCCCTTGAAATTCTTATAAAACGGTTCGATAGTTGGTGCCAGTGTTGTAGCTGATGATGTCGCAATAAGTTTATGTTTAATATATGCAATAATTTGCGCGGGATTATAACACATAACTTCAGTGCTAAAGCCTGTTCCAATTCCTTTTGTTCCATTCACCAAGACCATAGGAATAATAGGCACATAATAAATCGGCTCGACACTCTGACCATCATCATCCAAATATGTAAGAATAGCATCGTCTTCGGAGCGATAAATAAGACGCGTTAGCTTATTGAGTTGCGTGAAGATATATCTTTCACTCGCTGAATCTGCGCCCGCTTGAAGTCTGCTCCCAAACTGGCCATTGGGTTCAAACAAATTGATGTTATTCGAGCCCACGAAATTCTGCGCCATTCCGACAATCGCCGCATTCAAACTTGCTTCACCGTGATGGTATCCAGAGTGTTCCGATACATATCCACTAAATTGTGCGACTTTTATTTCATTCTTGAGATTTTTCTTGAATGCCGAAAATAGAATCTTTCGCAATGAGATTTTCAAGCCGTCCATCAAATTTGGGATTGAACGATCGCAATCATATTTCGAAAAGTGGATCATCTCGTCGTTGATGAATTTTTCATATGTCACACTTGGTTGAAGAGTATCCAAATATCTGTCGCGCGAATATGTAGCCAACCACGTCTTGCGATCATCTGCGCGTTTCTTATTGAATACCATATCAATCGCATTGTCGCACGCTTCGCCACTATGTGTAAAATCCACGATTTTCTTATTTTCAAAATACTCTTTGAATTCCTTGCCTGTGCTTGTTCCTAAACCTTTATAATATTTTGTAGTCCATCCAGACGGTTGTGCATGTGTTGCCGTCGATACACCTGCGCCTTCGCCTGCCCCCCCCTCGGTTGTCTCTTTCCATGCGCGATATTCACCTTCACTATAGAATACTTTTTCTTGTGTTCCTTTTTTCGCTTTTAAAATTGGTGTATTCATGAACCCGATAAATCCGGGAATCTCCGTCAGTGTTGCCCATTCATTTTGAAACAAATTGATTCCCAGCCCTTTAATATGCGAACCATCCAAATCCTGATCCGTCATGAATAATACTTTCCCGTATCGCAGGCGATACTTCACATCATCGGGAGTATATTTGCGCCCGACTTCTAGGCCAAGAATTTGCTTGATTTCCTTGATTTCATTATTCTCCGCGATTTTCTTCACTGGTTCTCCGCGTGTATTCATCATCTTACCTTTCATCGGATAAACGCCGATCAAATTCCTGTCTTCGCGACTAAGTCCCGAAACAATACCCGCCTTTGCTGAATCACCTTCGCAAAATATAATCGTGCATTGTGCCGACTTCTCTGTTCCCGCATAGTTTGCATCAATTAGTTTCGGAATACCGCGAATCGTTCGCGTCTTTGTTCCGTCCGTCTTTTTCGCCGCTTTGTTTTCCTTCACCTCCGTCAGAGCACATGCTGCATCCATAACACCCATCTTCGCCAACTTTTCTACAAAGTCGTCGCTCACTTTACATGTTGATCCAAATGATGCGACGGCAGTTCCCATCTCGTCTTTGCTCTGACTTGAGAAAGACGGATTGTCAATATCGCAGCGCAAGAATATCGCAAGCTGTTCCTTGATTGTTGTCGGCTTCACATCTACCTTTTTCTTGTTTTTGATATACTCCGTCAACTTGCGAACAATCTGGTTGATAATATACTCGACATGTTTGCCGCCTTTTTGTGTATAGATTCCATTCACGAACGACACATGTTGAAATTCGCCATTCGGGGCAAGCGATACAACATACTCCCATCTTGGATCAGGTGCCTCATAGATACGCTTCGTATCACTTTTTGCACCAATATACAGATCAATATATTGTTGGAAATGTTTCACAGGAACAACAGCGCCATTATACTTGACTTTGACCGACTTGTCGGTAATGGCGGCAATATCGTAAATACGTTTCTCGAAAAGTGCGCGCATATCTGGTGTCAAACCTTCTATACCGAATCGCGCATAATCAGGGCGAAACGATACTTTCGTATATGGCTTCATTGTTGTGCATTTTGTGATTTTCGGTGGACAAATCTCGTCGAGATTGTTCTTGAATTCTTGGATATATTTTAGTCCGCGAACGTGATCGACTGTTTCAATGCGACCCCACGAAGACCAGATAAGAACGAGCTTGAATCCGAACCCATTTTTCCCGCCGACAATTTTCTCTTTCTTGTTTTCGTCATAGTTTGTAGATGTGCGCAAATGTCCGAAAATCATCTCTGGGATCCATAACTTGTGCTCGGGGTGTTGTGCAACGTCGATTCCGTTTCCGTCATTTGTTATTGAAATAGTGCCATCATCGCTGATTTCGAATTCGATGCACGTCACAGGTAGAGCATCGGGCTTTGCATCGCTGATTGCTTGCTCTTGACGAACATAATGATCGCGACTATTGACGGCACCTTCATCGAATAGTTTATAGAGGCCAGGGATATAATGAATCGGGCGCTGCACGATGGATGATGTAGCGGAATCATATATAAATGTTTCGGCTTCTGTCATTTCAATAGATCCGATATATGTATCTGGTTTTTTTAGAATATGTTCCTTGTCGGACATTTTCTGATATTTAGCAAGTTCTTGTGTTGGTGCTGCTGCTATGTCGGGATCGGGAGTAGGTTTTTCTACGACAATATTAATCTTGTGAATATTCAAAGATAATGATTTGGTCTGTTTAGGAATTTTTGGCTTAGGTGTGGCAGCGACTTCGACTTCGGTGAGATTTGACATTTGAGTTGATATGTTATGAATTGTTTTTGTTCTATTATGCTTTTGTTGGTGTAGGATATATTATATATTATTATGTTTATTTTATATCAATTTTATAAATGATTAAAATCGAAATCTGAAAAAATAAAAGTGTAAATATATAAGTATACATACATACATACATACATACAAAATTACCATTATACTGTTATAAATATAAGATGTCTGAACCATATTTTAAACTTGTATGCTGTCCGAAGAAATCGGTGAAGAAGAATATTAATAATCCGTTGGTATTATCGAAATTCCCATGTAGAATAAAAATGACACGTCAGATTTTAGCATCTGTGGGATCAAGTAATCATAATCAATGTTTTACAATAGCGAATGAGAAATTAAACGCGTATGGAAAATGGGCAGGGTGTCCAGGGGGTTCAGGTCCAGGATATTCTTCAACAATGAGATATCATGCGGGAGAAAATGGGTCAGGTTTAGGGCCAAATGTTGGAGGAATTTTAGGTGGTCCTGCAACAATAAGTAGAAATGGGTAATCAAACCATATAATCTATTTAGCAATTTATTTAGAAATCTATTTAGTAATCTATTTAGTAATCTATTTAGCAAATTATTGTAATTTGAATATTATATCCATAATTATATCCATAATTATATCCATATTTAAAATAATATTTTTTTCTCAATCTTTTCTATAAGACATAAAAATGCACAACAGCTACAAAAGACGCCCTGACGGCAAATATACTATCAATGGACGCGTATTTGAGAGACTTGTCGGTTCTCGTGCCCAAGTATGGCATGAGACTGCTTATAAGACTAGTGGTGGATTGACTCGTATGGATTTGGTTATGAATAAACATGGTCGCGTTGTATCTGCGAAGAAACACAAGACTGCAAAACGTGAGAAGCGTTTGTTGAAACATGGATACACTGCAAAGAAGGGTAAGTTTGGTGCTGTTAAAATCGGTGCTAGAAAGTCCCGCAAATCTCGCAAGTAGATTGAGGTGGTGAGATTTACGAGAGACTTAAAAACAAGAGACGTAACAGAAGCGTGAGATTAATCGAAATTCAAAATATAAATAAAACCGAAATAATAATATCTTTCAAATGTGTGAAATATATTATTATAAAAACTTGTTACAACTTAGGTTATGTTAGGTTATGTTAGGTTATGTTAGGTTATGTTAGGTTATGTTACTAGTTATTGTTATATCTTCTTCGCTTAAATGTAACATTCCTTTGTGTTATTTTTGATTTATATTTATTCTTATTACATTGCGATTTTGACTGATATGATGGTATTACGGATATATATTTATTTTTACTTTTTTTACGTTTATGGATATGGTTATGGTTATGATTAATATACCGTCTTTTACGAGTATGATTAGTTTTAAATTTTTTATTGTTTGATTTTGTTTTATTGTTATGCGCATTATCACCTCCACCTACAAGTAAACGCACGCGGCTGTATGTAGGATCATCAGCATATCTTTTATCAATATTAAAAATATCTTGTTTTGTAATACCAACTACACATGTTTTAGGGGTAAAAATTATTCCTAACTGTCTTGTCACTATTAATATTTTAGACATAAATTTTTTAAAAGGACCCGATTCTGGATTTATTAATTGTTTTGAATAATTTATAACTTTACTTCGTTCTTCTCGTCTAGAAGCCACACGCGAGGGTGAACTTTTCCCTGAACCTCCTTCTCCTTCAACAAGGTGCGCATCTAATGGAGGTGGAGGTGGAGGTGGAGGTGGAGACTGTTCTCGGGAACTTGATCGAGAATGGGAACTTGATGGAGAACGGGAACGGGAACGAGGTCTTCCACGGGAACTTCTATGAGATCTTACACGGGAACTTGGATGTATATCAGCGAATGATTGTGCTATACCACCAAGTTCACATGACTCACTGTCTGGATTAACGGATAGTCTAGATAAGGTGCAAGATTCTCCTCTTCTCGCAATAGCTGCAGATGCAACAGTATTAAGTAAATTATCACGATTAGGTAAATCATAAAAATTAATAATAGAGTCTATTAAACTAAGCATATTTCTAGGACCAATTGATGCATTAGATTTAATCTTAATTGAAAATAAAAATCCTAAAAATAAGAGTATATTATTTGTTGAATAAATAGTTTCGCTACATATATTAATTACATTTTGTCTAATATTTTCAGCAGCTGCTTGAGGAATAGCACCATGAACAGGTATTACTACCGTATTACATGCACCAATAATACTAGCAGCAATATCGTTTAATCTAATATTTAAATCTAGAGGTAATACTGCCAGTATTGCAGCATCATACATTTGTGACATAATATGATTAATGTTAATAGCCCTAAAAGAAAATTCTGAACGTATTTCTTTACAACATTCGATTACCATATTTATTCTAATATCTAATATAAGTAGTTTAATAACCATTCGTGCAAAAAGTGTATCATGCTCTGGAATTTCTGGAACCAATAATGGTAATAATCCGCGCCTACATTCTATAATATCTGAACCATTTTTTAACGTATTCATCTGAGCATCAGTGTGATATGTATTATTGCTCTCAACTAATTCATCAATTAATAATCCACATGGGGTAGCCCCAAATAAAGAAATAGCTGTAAAATTTTTAGAACCAACTATTCGCTTAGCATCCTTAACAATACCTTTAAAACGGGCTCTTAAATTAATAGATGTGTTAGTTAAATGTTTCCACAACCAATTCATGTATGCATATTGGGTATGTGGAACTGGTATTGGTATTGGTATTGGTATTTGAGGCAGAGGTGGAGGGTGAAGTTGATAGTTTGGATTGGGTGTAACCATAATACCTTCTGCTGTATCTTTTGTTTCAGTTATTAATAATTGTATACGCGGAACTATATTGTGCATTGTTTGTTCACTAATAGAGCCTACAGGAAAAACAGGTTGAAAATTTGCAGGAGTTATTGTTGTTGGATTAAATCTTGCTAAAAAATTTTCTTTATTACATATATTTCCATCTACACTCCATGCATAATAAATTCCTTTTTCGATCGGTGTAGAGCTACGTCCGGGTGTAGTAAACACATAATTTGCATTTAAAAAAAATAATTCTCTTGTAGCTGGAACCGAAGCAAGTCGAACCATTTTTTGAACCCATTGTCTACATCGTGTTTTTAATTCTGTATATCTTTCAAGGAGAGGGGGTAATTCACGTCTTTCGGGTTGCTGACACAGTTCTGATTGTGCTATAATCGCTCCTTGTAAACTTGTATCTTCTATTCCATGTTGTATTATTGCAGGGCCTATCAATTCTGTAATATGTCTAAGCATATCAGGATTTCTTGGCCTGGTATATTGTGTTCTCAAATAAATTAAATGAGTTTTTAAAATAGAAAAATATTTTTTTAAATTTTTAGGATCGTTTCCTAATTTTCCCACAACAATTCGTGCAATGCAATTTTCAGTAACAAATATTGTATATAATATATTTAATATTAATGTCCATGGTGTAGCTATACAATTAATCGCCATGGCGTGATCAATTAAAAATGTAATTGTTTCACGTAATACAGCTGGTGCTAGATCTGGAACATTAAAAATTCTAAAAACAGCAATATACCATTCTTTTGCTGTATTATGTTTTAAAACCACATCTAAAAATGCTAATGTAACGTTACCTTTTAGCAACTCATAAAAATTAAATCCTGGAAAGTTACAGACATCTAAAATTTCAGCAATTGTCCTTCCAAATAAAGTATTCATATTGAAACATTCTTCTAAAAAAACACGATTTGCATTAAGTCTTTGAGCTAAAAGATGATCATCATAACCAACTATACTTATGGATTGTCCCAATAAATCTGTATACCTAGAATATTGCTCAGGAGTAAGTATATGTTTTAAATAATATAAACAAGCACCTAACATCATTCGAATAGCCATACGATGTGGTTCTCCATCTTCGTTTTTCAAATAAAACATAAAATCATTATCGGATAGACTCGCCATATGAGTATCATATATTGATCCAAGATCTTGTCCAAGGTTTCTTGTTAATATTGCTTCTATAAGAGAATATACACGTGCAGCATTACTTCCTGATAAAAACATAATTGTATGTTGATTAAATAGTGGATTCCTCATCATATTAATAAAAATTCTAATTATTGAACCATAGTTGTTATTTGTGCTAAAAAATTTGGTATACATTATTTTTGCAGTGGAACGCGAATCCAAACTGTCTGGTAAATTCATGCTAACTTTATAAAAATTAAAAAAAATATTTAAAAAAAATGCAAAATTTTTATGCCGTGAAATATGATCATAAAATGAAGACCCAATATATTGAATAAAACTTATTAATTGGTCCATAGTCTTATCATGAAAAAAACACACCATTAAAGCCTTTTCAACATCTGTTGGTTCCATTAAAGCCCCGAATGCTTCTTGATTTGCATATAATATTATCCTTGCAATTAAATCATATATAGAAAGTGCATTTAATTCATCATATGGTCCTGGGTTGTTTACGCAAAATCTTGACATATAATTCTGCATATGGGGAAAATATGGAGCTGGACTTATATTAAGTGTTACAATATTAAGTATTGGAATCAATATAACATTTGCTCCGGCATCATCTCCAAATGTTAACGATAATATGATTTTAATTGTATCCCCCGGTTTTATACCCCTATCCAATTTAAAAGCATAACGAATACGATTATGTAGACCCCCTATAAAACGATTTTCAACATAATGTAACATAATTTTAATTATGTCATCATAATATGCAAAAGGATTAGGTACTGCATAGTATATAGTAGCCGTGTATTCAGATAATACACTTGCGCGCGTTAATCCAACAAATCCATCTAATCCTTTATGAAAAAATAAATTATGCATAATACGTTTTATTATATCAAACAAGCCATTGCGCTCATTATATGGTGATATAAACGTTAAACGTATATAGTTTATTACGGCAAAAGAACTATTGGCTATTGCTCTTCCTACATCTGTTCCTTGTGAAGATGGAACATCATCAGATAGTAACCCTTGTTCATATTCGTTTTCTTCACTCGCGTCATCTACGATTACTTCATGAGTTTTGCATCTAATATCGACTGGTTGTTCGACAATTCTAATTGTTTCAGCAAGCAATTCCTCACTAGTATATATTGGATCTGGATCTCGGTTATTAATTAAGTTAATAGAAAAGGGTGGTGTATTTGCAGGCGGTGGTGGTGGTGTATTTGCAGGCGGTGGTGGTTGAAAAAGTCGCCATCCTGGTGGAAGTCGAGGAACATGAACAGGGGGACGATCGTCAGCAGCAGCATCAGCATCAGCAGCAGCAACAATCTCATCAGGATCTATAGGTGGTTGATCCACGGCCATAGCACCTTCAGACATTTCTCAATATTATATTATATGATATATTATAGACAGAATATATAATATAATAACATTTATATCTTTAAATTAATAACTCCACCAAAGTGTTCCGTTTTTTTCTGTTAAATTGTCGCTATAGTTATCAATAAAGAATTTCTCGAAATATCTTTTACTCACAACCATTTTATTATGTTTATACCCCCACTTACAATAAAAGTCATATATAGTATGAACCGGGAATGAAGATGATACAATCGAAGAAGACGACATTGACAAATCTACATCATTATCTTTCTCTTTCTTAGAAATAATTATATTTATATCCTTACTATCCTTTGCTCCATCCTTATTCTTATTCCTACTCTTTCCTAAAGCACCATTTGTCGTATTATTCCCCCCTAAATTTACCCTCTTAAATTCTTCAAATCCGTTCAATATTTCTTGTTTTTTATCCCATAATTTACAACCAATATTCATCAAATATTTATCTTCTTCAATACAAATATCGGGCAAAAAATGGCGAATAAAACCTAAAATTGTCTGGTCTGTAATTGTCTGGATATTTTTCTGGTTTCCATGATATACGTTTCCATGATTCAAAAACAGTGTCGACAATTCATCAATTTCTAGTTCGATTTCTGTATGGTTACATTTAATATTTTCGTTCCAAAATGACATGAATTTCCCAACAAGTGGCAAATGCTTGCTCGTAATATTTAAAAACATTTCTCTATTATCTTGTGTTTCTGCGATTTCTCCTGAATCTCCGGATCCCAGCCCCCCCAGATCTCCCTCATCATTATCCGCAACAACAACCACACCGACGGTTTCGCAAGAATATTCTAGCCGCTTCATAAGATGTTTTTTAAGAACATTCGTAAAAAAAACATTAGGGATTTTCTCTTCTTCTATGAAGATTTTCCAAAGGTAAAGCATATTTTTCCATGTAATATGGACACCTTTGCACGGATCTGTTGTTGATGAAATAAATCGTGAAAGAATACCATCATCGTTTATAGTTTTCAAATAAAAGGCGTGTTCTTTTACAGTGCAATCTTTGCATGTTTTTTCGATAAATAAATCAGCACTATTAAAACGTGACGAATAATGTGCTGCTACGCAAAACAAATCAAGCATGCTTTGTTTTTGAATAATATTCGTTGAATGTATATGAGAATGTCCAGGAGTTGTCGGGGTTTTCGGTGTAGATATTCCACTATTTGATATAGATATAGACATTCCCGCACCTCCACCTCCACCTCCACCTCCACCTCCAACAAGACTTGATAATGAAGAAGATGACGAAGAGTGTCCGATCCCCACAAGTTTAAGTCCTTCATTGTGTGTATAAAAAGGAAACGAAATTACATTTTCGACAATATCGATCAAACGACATTCTTCATATTTATGCTCATAAAATTTAAATTTAAAATGGTTCATCATATTTGATGTCCCAAAAAGAGCATAACTTTCTTCGCCTAATTCGCTAATAAAATGTTTTGCCTTTGTGGAGATAAAATATGTATTTGTATTTTTTTTAAGTAGAATATCACCAATAACAGTGAGAAAATATTTTGCACTATCTTTATTTTTAAATACGAAAGGAGTGAGCGCATTTAATACACGTTGAATTGTTTCTGATTCCGGTATTGATGTTAGAAGATCGCGTTCTTTTATCTTTTTAATAATTTGGTTTTTAATTTTATATTTCCATGTAGACAACTCAGCATTTTGTTGATCTGTAATAGTAGTTCTAATCTCGTGTTCGATTTCATCCTCATTTATTATTTTATATGTATTATTATGATACACGAAAAAGAGGTCGATATTTGGGTTATAAAAATAGGAAGAACTATTAATAAATTCGCGAATAAATTCTTCAGATGTTTCTTCTAGGGTTTTGCGGCGTTCTTCACGCTGAATACGAGCATCGCATTTTTGTTGTAAGAAAGATGGAAGTGTATTCTTAATATGACAAACCAATGCAATGCGAGCATAATCGTCATCCATATATTTATCATATAATCCTCGAACAATTGTTACAAGTTCTTCGCACTCTGTTATGGGATCAGTTTTTGGTCCAAGTTTTGGAGAATATTTATCTGATAATGGTGGCGATGATGATATCGTTGATGCCGATAGTTGTATGTATGACATATTTATTTTTGATTGTTTGAATGGTTGAATCTTAGTTAAGTAGTGGTAGTTGATATATATAATATAATAAAACGTTTAATATATTATAATAAATATTTATATATGTTTGTTATCATATATAAATCATATATAAATTATTTATGATTTACTTATCATATATAAATCATATATAAATTATTTATGATTTACTTACCATATTTTTATAATCTACTTATCATCTTTTTTATTTCGTTTCGTATTCCTATTTTTTAGTTTATAACTTTTTTTATTTTGCTTTTTAAACATTTTAATGAATTCTTTTAATTCTTTTTTGTTATCAAATTTTTCAAGTATACCAAAGTATCCTCCTGCTTGCTTTGTTTTAGAATCACCGCCAAAAATTTCAAGTTCATGTTCGGAGCGTTGAATAATATTATTATCTTTAGGAGGGAGTTGGGGTTTTGGTTGAGGTTGAGGTTGAGGTGAAAAATCAGATTCTGTAGGGAATAGTGTAGGGTTTATTGGGAGTTTTGGTAGTAGTGGTTCTGGTTTTTCTCCTGGTTTTTCTCCTAGTTTTTCTCCTAGTTTTTCTCCTAGTTTTTCTCCTAGTTTTTCTCCTAGTTTTTCTCCTGATTCTACAGGTGGTTTAGCGGGAGCAGCAACCTGAGCTGCGGCAGCAACATTTACTACTGACGGCACTACTGGTGGCAATACAGGTGGTGAAGCTGTTGGTTTTTCTTTTTCTTTTTCCTTTTCCTTTTCTAAAACAGAAGGTTCGCGTATACTTGTAGCGGGAGAGGATTCAGATTTTTTACCATCAAAGTTATATTTTTTGATAGCATTTGCAATTTGTCCAATTTTTTTATCTATATTTACTTCACTACAAACAGCCCATGCTTGTTCGGGTCTATTTTCTAAATATGCGCGTTGGTCAGCCCATTGAGCATTTTCATTACAAAATTGTGTTTTATCAAAAGCAGTTCCGCATGCATTTCCCCATCGTGCAATAAATTGCATGTTTCTGCAAAGTTCACTAGAGCATATTTTTCCGTCCATGGAACCTCGCGGTTGATTGGGTAACGGTCTATCTGCTTGAGACATATATTCACGTTTATCTAAATCATAATGAGAACAAACAGTTCGCGAACACATATTTATTTTACCTAAATATACATCATAATGGTCGGATATCATTTCTGCAGCATCAGATACGGATATTAATTTACCATTTGTTGTATATTTTTTAATCAATTCTTCTAGTCTAACGCGTCTTGCGCCAGAGTGTCTTCTTATATCATAAAACCCGTCATTTACACATTCAAGATTGCGTATACGAGCATCGTAGCAAGCATTAAATCCAATAAAATATCCTTTTGTTTTTCTCTCCACATGAATATATCTAAGTCCAAGTTCAATTCGCATAATCTCAGATTTTTCTTTACTAAGTGCATCTTTGCTTGCGGGTTTTCCGATATACCATACATTTGCATAGTCGCCAGAATTATTTTCTGTAAGATATTTTACATAGTCTTCGAGTGTATTTGAATATTGCATTGCTTTTCTAGAACGAACACAAGCAGGTGCACGCAATTCAAATACATTAAATCCACCGATTGTTGTTTCTGTTCCCATAAATCCTGCAGAAGTAACAAAAAAATCGGTTGAACTAAAAATACCTCCTGGAAATGTTTGCATAAGTATATTATGAGATGGTGTTTTTGATGATTTTGATGTATCTACATAAAGTATAATATTGTCAAATTGTCCTGTTATATAATTATCGAATGTAATATGTGCACATATAATTTCACCACCTACTGTAAAACCCTCACCCACAGCCATAAAAGCACTACATCTATCTGATGCTCCGCTACTTCCACCAGAAAACAGTCCAAATAGTCCACCTGATTTACCTGACGATGAACCCGATGTTTTCATAAATTCTTTATAAGTTGAAGTATCTTTGAGGAATTTATTATCGGCGAGAATCTCTGCTAATTTTTTATAAACATAATCAACGGTTACAATACAATTCAAAAGAACAATAATATCAACATCTATCGTTAATAATAATTTGCCATCTGTGAACATATCTTTTGATGAGGCGTTTTTATCAACTGTATATGAATCGGAGGATATTACTATTTTACCATCAGATACAAATTTGTCATCTCCAAAATACAATTTTTGATCACTTGGTGTTTTTAATGTTTTTACTTTATCAGCAACACCTTTTGCAATTCCCTGCATCTCGGTAAAAAATTCTTTATATTCCGATTTTAAAATAGGTCCAAACATATCGTTTATCATTTTTGTAAAGAATACAATATCTCTCCCATATTCATTCCATACAAAAAATGCATATGTTCTTATAAATTTAAGAATCCTATCTGCTAATAAAAAACCATGAGCATAGCCCCTTTCTTCATCTGTGCCTTTTACAGTAATATATATAAATCCTTCCGCCTCGGTGCGTTTTCCATTTTGAATATCAATAGATGCAGAAGAAGAAGAAGAAGAAGGTAAAGGTGAAGGTGATGGAGCTAGTGATGGAGATGACAATGGTGCAATTGCAGCAACATTTGATACTTTAGGAGAAATATTAGGTGGTTGAATGATCGACGGTCGAAGTTTCTCATCTAATAAAGATGCAGGAACTGAACCGATTGATGGTTTTAGTTCTTCTTGTAGTGGTTGTGGAGGTTGTGGTTGTGGTTGCGTTTCTATAGTTTTTAAAGGATCTTGCATTAAAAGCAATTTATTATCTATATATATATAATTTATTATTCTTAATTATATTATTTTGTATAATATATTTTATTTGGATATTTTGATATTTTTAATAATACACATAAGTATTTAAAGATTTGACTTAAAATAGAATATATAAATAACTGTCATGAGTAATTCTAATTCTAATTCTAATTCTAATTCTAGTAATCCCGATAATGTTCTTACAATCAAAACAGTTCAGATTGCACCGTTCCGAACTCTTATGACTGCGCTAAAGGATATTTTATTGGAGACAAATATAACATTTAAAAAAGACGGAATTCGTATTATTAATATGGATAAATCGCATACTATGTTGGCGCATTTGCATCTAGCTGCCGAAAATTTTGAACTATATGAGTGTGAAAAGGATAAAATTATTATTGGAGTAAATATGTTTCATTTGTTTAAGCTTATTAATTCGATTGATAATGATGATACATTGACAATATATATTGAGCGAAAAGACTATAATGATGGTATCGTATCTCATTTGGGGCTTAAATTTGAAAATGGCGATATTAAACAATGCAAAACACAAAAGCTTCGTCTAATTGAACCTGATTCAGAAGAATTAGAGGAGCCGAATGTTACATTTTCGTCAGTAATCAATCTTCCTTCTGCTGATTTTCAAAAAATTATTCGCGACTTATCATATTTATCGGAGAAATTGGAGATTAAATCGGTAGGTAATGAACTTATTTTCAAGTGTTCTGGACAATTTGCTACTGCGGAGGTGCGTCGTGTAGAGTCGGATGATAGTATGAAATTTATTCAAAAACAGTCATCAAATAGAGTTATTCAAGGCGAATTTTCGCTAAAAAATCTGAGTTATTTTATTAAATGCACAAACCTGTGTAGCCAAATTGAAATGTATCTTGAAAATGATCTTCCTTTAGTTATTAAATATTATGTTGCAAGTTTGGGAGAAGTTAAGCTTGCTCTTTCTCCTTTGCCTTCTTCATGATCAACATATATTTAGTTTTTCTATTATATCAATATTGTAAAGTATTGATATAATATTTTGAAATGATAATATAATATTGTGATATAATATAATATTGTGATATAATATGATAATATGATAATATGATAATATGATAAGCTATCAATACTCTGGCATATGTTCTTTAAACAAACAACCGTGAGACGAGATTCCATGTAATTCTTTAATTACACTTGAATCCCTAAATTGACAACTAGACAACCATACTTTTACAATACAGAAATTCTTTTTTGGAGAAATAGTAATGCCGTTGATAAGTGGAAGTATAGCTCGATTATCGGCCATAGATTCACCTACCAATACATATGTGAGTTCCTTCCATGCTTGAGAAACATCTTTATTGCTTATTTTATATGAAAAACATCCACCTTTGCGATTCCGCTCGTCTTCCCATGTCGGTGATATCCCTTGGCGCATTATAAATAACATACAATTTGTTACCAATTTCGCAGGAAGCACATTTGTAATTGAAATAGCCTCTTCTACTGTAGTAAATGAACATATTTTAATATAACTTTTAATACTCCAGTCAGTATCGTGTGGGAGATGTGCCCATAATATCCATGTATCAGATAATTTATGTAAATTATTGGATTCACGGGATTGTTCGTCTAATGTATTCGTGTCGTTATTCATTTGCAATACAGTAGGAGAAGTATGAGTTTCACTATCAACCATTGTGATATATTATAAACATATATTTCTATATTAGTTTATAATATACTTATTTTATTATTGTATTTATTATTATATATATTATTTATTATAGTTATATTCAACAAATTCAATATCCGCATCATTAATAATTTCAAATGGTTGAATATTGACTGTAGGGTTGCGTCCAGTCTCGTTGTTGGTATCACTGGATGACGCAGCATCTTCTGTAGTCTTATAGGTTTCATCATCGATTATTTTAAACACATTTTTGGTAATTAAAATTTTCTTACCTTGTTCAATAGAATACATTTCAATGAAATTATCGATACATGATAAAGTATAATTATTTCCTAAAATAACATTATATCTTTTATATAAATACATCTTAAGAAATGAATAGTCCAAAATCGTATTATCTTCGATATAATAATTTATAGGATTTGATAAATTAATAATATAATCCTTGCCATCGGTTTTAAGGTGTATTCCGATAAATCTTCGTTTTGATACTAAATCCTTTAATTGATCATATGTATATTTTTGTTTCATGTCGGATTTACGAAATGTTTCATATTTTAAACAAAACCCGAAGGTAATATTTACTGACTCATCCTCAAAATACATTGTTCTAAGAACAAAATCATATTCGGATGGTTCTAATATAATATTATCGCCATTGAATCCATCCTCTTTTTCATCGTCGTCGTCTTCTGTGCTTTGTTTATCTTCTGTATCATCCACTTCTTCTTCTTCATCTTCATCTTCATGGTCACAGTTTTCATTCGTTGTATCCGGTTCATGAATATCAACAGTCTCGTTTGTAAGGTCTGCATCAATTGGCGTTTCAAGTTCAGATAATGTTTGCGGTTGTGGTTGTTCTGTTTCAGAATCAGAATCAGTCCCTGAACCAGAGCCGGAGCCGGAGCCGGAGTTAGATTCGATGTTGTCATCGTCATCCTCACAAATAAATTTAATAGGATTATATTTAATAAAATCAGCCATTGTTTTAAATCTATGTATAACATTTCCATCTTTAACAATCTCTATTTCATATAACCCGTCATCTATATTTAAAAAGTTCATCATAGGTCTACGAATATGTTTTCTATATGGTCTATAAATATATTTACTATATACATCACATCCTGTAATCATAGTTCTTGCAAAACTATATGCTAGAAACATCGAAAGGTCATAAGCAACACCAGGATTAAAAAAAGAATAACACATTAATCCTAATGTAAATGTGCTAAAATAATTAAAAACTGAAATGTCCATTCGCTCATTGTTTGATGTTAGGGTTGTGGTTAGGGTTGGGGGTAGATATTTGTATGTATGATTATTCATTTTCGTAAAGCTTATTTGTAACTGTAATCTATATTATATATATATGTTTAAATCTTTTACATAAATATATTATTTATATGAATACTTTTAATATAAATAATATTTTGTAATTGTTATTATTATTATTATTATTATGATAAATTAAAATTAAACACCTGCTGCGATTTTCAAAGCAGATGCATCGGTTTTTGCTTTATCAGCATTAGTTTTTGCTTTTTCAGCTGCTAATTTTGCCGCCTTTACTAAATCGAATGTTTTTGCGCTATTAATTAATAATAAAGCTTCATCTGCTTCACTATTTGCAGCATTTGCAGCCGTTTCTATAGTGGATGCTGTCGCTTTATAGGTAACAAGAGCTGCAGCGTTAGCAGTATCAGCTGCGGTTGTTCCCGTGGGTGCTGGTTTATCTTTTACTGCTTTAGTTATCACTAATACATCTTTAGTTGTTTGAACTACACCTATAATTATTTTCCCTGTTTCAGATATTAATTTTGCTACATATGTAGACTTTCTGTCGAAACTAGTATGACTACTATGCTTGTGACCACTATGGTAACGTGATTTCGACTTGTAATAATCGTGATCGTGGTTGTGTCTGCTACCCTTATTTGTTCTTACGCTTCCTCCATATAGAGAATATTCGTGTGAACTCCTACTGCGTGGATATATATAATGTCCATCTTTATTATTCCATGGTGTTGGTTCATGAACTCTTAATACATTTGCAATTCTCATACGTGGACAACTTCTTCCGGATGGATCTTGTTTTGCAGTAACACCATCATCACAGCACCCAAACTGCGTTTCCCAACATTTTTTTTCCGAAGGTTGTATTTTCGACGGATTAATACCAAATACGAAGAATAGAATAGTAGTAACATACGTCATTAAAATAAATGGAATGAAAACAATAAACCATGAAACAATCGTCATACCACTATTACATATAGCATTAAGAACAATCGTGAAAACAATCATCACAATAAATTTAAAAAATGCTTGTATAGTATCACCGCGATACATATCGATAACTATTTGAATAATTGAAAATGCTAAATATAAAAGTGCTGGCGCGCATACATTTTCTAAAACCATTATTTTCTATTTTTACTTTATTGTATATTATATTATATTATAAAAATATAACATAATAATGGGTTTTAAAAATAACTAAAATTATAAACTATAAACTATAAATTATAAATTATAAACTATAAATTTTTTATTTAAAAATCGAATTTACATTTTGTTTTGTCATATGTTCCTTTATTCTTTCCTTCATATATCGTTGCATTTTTATCTTTGAATTTACCAACTTGATCGCCCACTTCCTCGTTAATATATGAATAAATGTTTCCATCTTCGTCGTCATTAGTTACATACATTACGCCATTAATTTCTACCTCATATAATTCTTCTTCCTCTTCATCTTCATCTTCATCTTCATCTTCATCTTCATCTTTTTTTTTCTCATCATGATCCTCATCCTGTTTAATTACAATCTCTTCAGATTCTGATTCAGTTTCAGTTTCTACATCATTTACATTATCGTCTATATGTTGTTCTTTATTAATTTCATTTTTTGTAATAAATGTTGGAAATGTCGGTAATTTAATATGTGTTTCCTCTTCCTCTTCCTCTTCTTCCGCTTCTTCCTCTGCTTCTTCTGCTTGCGCCTCTTCCTCTGCCTCTTCCTCTGCCTCTTCTGCTTCTTCCTCTGCTGCTTCTTCCTCTGCTTCTTCTGCTTCTTCCTCTGCCTCTTCAGCTTCTTCCTCTGCTTCTTCTGCTTCTTCCTCTGCCTCTTCTGCTTGTGCCTCTTCCTCTACCTCTTCTGCTTCTTCATCTGATTCTTCTTCCTCTTCCTCCTCCTCCTCCTCTTCGGATTCTTCTTCCTCCTCCTCTTCGGATTCTTCTTCCTCCCCTTCGGATTCTTCTACTACACTATCTTCAGTTGATTCTTTTAAAATTACATTTTCTACATGTTGTCCCATTAAAATTTGATTAATAATCTCAACATTATCTGATATACCGGTATTACAATTGCATACGCAGTTACATTTTTTCTCTTTTATTTCGAGATTAATTGGATCTAATTCTAAAACATTATTTTTTTGTTGATACTTATTCAATTCTTCTTTAAGATAATTATTTTCACGTTTAAGAAAAATTACTTCTAGTTCTTCATTAGATTCAGTATTAGATTTAGAATCATGATCGACAACCATATTAGTAATCGTTTTATGTAATGCAGCATTACATATTCTTAAATTTTTTACAACGCTTAAATTCAATACTTCGTCGTGTGTTTGTTTGTATGTTTCAAAATCATAAAAAAAAGAAGATAGTTTATGTTCTAATCCTGATTTTATACAGTGTTCAACATCTTTTAATATAGGAGAAATATCTATTTTTGTATTTTTGAATTCTATATTTTGTTCATATGTTTCTTTGCACTCTTCATGTTCTTCTTGTTTTTCGTTATATATTTTCTCTTTTTTAATTGTATACATTGTATTTTGAATGTTTATGGTATTCGTTTAATATGATTTAAAAAATATTTAATAAATATATAATAATAACATAGTAATAATGGAAACTACTATAAATAAAAATGAAAATGATAATAATAGTGATTCAAATATCATTCTAAATAATAATGAACATGTAAATGAACATGTAAATGAATATGTAAATGAAAATTCAAAAGTATTTATGGAAAATATAGATAATCTTAATAACAAAACACAACAAGATTTAATAAATGAATATTATCAAAAATTACAAAAACATAAATATGAAAGATTTATTGAAATTACTATGAACCAAACAACATATACAAGGGATGAAGCAATTGCCAGTTTAGAAAAACACAAAGGTGATATAACTCTTGTAATAAAAGAGTTTCTTGGAGTTGTTGATAAAAAGGCGGAACGTGAAAAAGAACAAAATTCAAAATCATTGCATCAAAAAAGATACGGTGTTATAAGAGAATATATGGATAATGCCTCACATAATTATATGAAGAAACAAGAGCAAGCAAAAAGATATAATGAATTTATTGAAAAACAACAAAAAGCAAAGGAAGCACAAGCACAACCTCAACCTCAAGCATCAGATACTAAACAATAATTTACTAATAAATATATAAATTATGATTATAAAATGATCATAATTTATAATATGTATTAAAAGTGTTATTTCCCCCCAGATGTAACACCAATACCAAATGCATTGTTTATAATATTACTTTTAAGGGGTTTATTTTTTCTAATATTCACTGTATTATTTGGAATTATTTTATTATTAAGTAGAAAGTCATTATTATCTTCATATAGTTCGGGTAAAATATGCGTAAGTGGTTTATTTACTACATAAATCATTTGCTCGCTTTGAAATAATTTTCTATATTCTTGAATTGTTAAATTTCCATAAAATTTATTTAAAAGATAAAAAGGGTTAGGGGCAATTTTTATACTTTTCTCGTATTTATATATTTTCCCATAAAGTAAATTTAACAAATGATATCTCTCAAATTTGGTTGATGTATCAACATTCTCATTCATAAGAAATGCAGCCGCACATTCAGGTGAACAAAAACAACCATATACATTATAAACATCTTTTGTCAATGTTTTTGGTATATATATTGCTGGAGAATCGAACTCACATGTGCACCAAAAACATGCAGACCTTTGTGTTCCGCCGACATTCTTACAAATATCGCTTTTATGAAAACTTATTTTAAGTTGGTTAATCTTTCTCCATATATCTTTTTCACCCTTATTTAATTTCGCATTATTATCGCCGTCGTCACAATCATCGCAATCGTCGTAATCTGTCCGATTATTATAATCATTACTATAAGAATTAATATCCGGAGAATATACGTTATCGAAAAAAATGGGAGTATTGTTTGAATAAATGGAATTTTTATTCATCATTGTATCACTAGTGATATTGCTACTGCAACTGTTTTTATTTGTGATATTTTGTGTATCTATACTACTAGAACCCATATTATCATATACTTTAAATAAATGTGATGAATTATCTTTAGAAATAGGAATAGGAATAGGATTAGGAATAGTATTGGGAATATGATTATGATTAGAGTTGATGGTATTGTTAGATGAGGTATTATTCCCTAATGAATTTTTTACATAAATTTCGCTACCTTTTAACTGAGATGAATTATAACTTTGAATTTCATTTTGTTCAACATTATAATTATCAGCTGAGTCGGTATTTATATTTTTAATATCACGGATAGAACATTTTAAATGTAAAATAATATTGGGCAATTCATTATTATTATTATTTTCTTCCAATTTTTGATTAATAATTTTTCCGCCTTTTGGTTTCCTACCCCTCTTTTTTATTACCTTTTCTTCTGGGGGTGTTGGTGGATGATCTAATATTATATTTTCATCTGTATTATTTTCATTCTTTTTAGATTTACATACTCTTCGTTTCCTCGTTTTAACGACTACATTCAAACCATTGCCGTCGCCGTCGCCATCCCCATCGCCTGCAATATTATTAACATCTGTTGTTTTATCTATTTTAAAATTCGCAGCTGCATTTGCAATCAACATATCTTTTTTAGACCTTCGTTTTCTTATTTTTTTTTCAACAATAGGAGTAGAACTTATATTATCATTTGATTGATTTGCATTATCGAGTTCTATTTTTACATTCTTCTTCCTTCCTCTTTTTTTCTTTTCAATAATGACAGACGGATTTTGAATCTCGGTGGAAATCTCATTTGATATAAGTGTATTGGTGTATAATTCATCCTCTTTTGTTACGTTTGTATTCATAATGAACAATCTATAAAGTAATTAAAAAGACGAATTTAAATCCTTTTAATATATATTTACGCCTTTTACTATTTTATAATACAATACAATACAATACAATAGAATATCAGAAATTATTATACATTTTCATTATGTTTATCATTATGTTTATCATCTTTATTAGCTGAAAGTATATTAAAACATGCACGGCAAACAGGTTTATAATTTTCTACACCAATTACTACTTGATTCGTTTCATTCGTAATTCTATAACTAAACAATCCAGCTTTCCCATTACGACACTCGCTACAAAGCGACTTAAGTTTAGAAACATTATCGCAATACGGTATTAAATCAAGTAAAGACCCAATTTTATTTTTCTTAAAATCACCATCTAATCCGCAAATATAAACTCGCTTGTGTAAATTTTCAACAAGTGATATAACATGAGTGATATCAGCAAAGAACTGCCCTTCATTTATCAGAATAACCTCGGATTCATCTACTTTTTCCTTATTTTTTGTCATAATTTCTAAAATGGATGTTCCTTTAATACATGGAATCATTATTTTATCGTGTGTCGACATAAACGATGCGTCACAATATCGATTATCTGCCTCATAATTTATTACCATAACGGGGATATTACAATATGTGCATTGATCATATATTTTTTTTAATGTTGATGTTTTTCCAGAGAACATTGGGCCTAGAATTAGTTCTAAATATCCTTCGCTTTCTTTATTATTTTTCTCTATATAGTTAGATTTGGTATCTACTGACGACAATGATGACTGCGATAATGGTGATGGTAATGGTAATGGTGACGAACTCATTTGTAAATTTCGCGCTTTTTTCTGTGGTATAAATGTATGTATGTTTAATATTTCTGTATTGTTCATTATATAATATATAGTTTCAATTATATTTATAGCAAAAAACTTATTAAAAATAAAGATAAAACAAATATAATAATAAGTATAACAACTATAATAACTATAATAACTATATTAACTATAACAATATTACAAACATGTTATTAGATAATAATTCTAAAATTTATAAAAAAAATGATTCAACTAATAACAATATACCAATATATCATTTTTATAAAAGTAAAAATGCGTTGGTTAATGACTGCGATAAATACGATGAACAAGATCACGAGAATGAGGACGAAGAAGATGAATATGTGGTTGAAAAAAATATAATAGTAAATTCAAATATAAATATTATTAAGTCATCGTCATCGTCGTCATCGTCATCGTCATCTTCTGATAATATATCAAATAGAATGGTAGCAGTATCCTCACCGATTGAAAATAAAATGGGCATAAATAATAGTGATTTTTTTAAAAATTCTACACCATGGGTAGAAAAATACCGCCCCACATGTTTTGAAGACATTGTATTAGACCCAATAAATAAAACATTGTTAAAAAATATTATAGATAATAATTACTTCCCTAATTTATTATTTTACGGCCCACCAGGAACAGGTAAAACGACAACTATAATTAATTTAGTAAATTTATATCAAGAAAAGATGAATCTTAAAAACAAGGGGCTAATGATTCATTTAAATGCATCAGATGAGCGCGGAATCGATATTATACGAAACCAAATAAATAGTTTTGTAAATTCAAAATCTTTATTCGGAGATGGTATGAAATTTGTAATTTTGGACGAAGTTGATTATATGACAAAAACCGCACAAATTGCACTTAGATATTTATTAAATAATTACAATAATAGTTTTAATGTAAGATTTTGTCTTATTTGCAATTATATTAGTCGCATCGATGAATCACTTCAAACAGAATTTGTAAGAATGCGATTTAATCAACTACCCGAAACTGATATATTAACATTTTTACAAAAAATAAATAAAAACGAAAATCTTAAAATAAAAGATGATACACTAATTTCAATTCAAACGCACTTTATGTCCGATATAAGAAGTATGATTAATTATATGCAATCAAATCAAGATCTTATTCATGATTGTAAAATAATAAAAAATAATTTATGGATAAAATTAACAAAATGTTTGACAAAAAACACCAAAATAGATGCTGTATTGAAAAAAATTAATAATATTAGCAGAGAATACAATATAGAACCGAAAAATATAATAAAAAATTATTTGAATTATATTATCAGAAATTATTCAATAACACCACAATTTCTTTATAATATAGAGAATATAATGCATGTCCAAGATTGTAAAACAGAACATATTTTAAAATATATTATTTATAAGTTGAAGATTTTTTTTAATCCTGATACATAAATATTATTTTCTTTAACTTCTTTATATTGATTTATTAATATATATAATTGAAATAACTTAAAGAAAATAATAGAAATAAATAGAGACGTGCTTATTGTAAAACTTGAAAATGTCGTGTATTGATGATGAGTGGACAAGTTTCTTAACACAAGGGGCTATTATTTTATCAAATGAAAAAAATAGTGCGAAAAATAATGTTACTCATTCTTACCAGCAGAACATGGATTCTACGATGACTTCTTATACGGCGATCGTTGATACTAAAGAGTCGTCTAATTTGGTTTTAAAACCGTTATCGGTTGTGGCGGCAGCGGCGGCGACGGCGGCTATGAAAGCATCATCTACCACCCCTAAATATAATAGTAAAGAATTAAAACCATCGAAACAATCTATTAATATATCATCATTGAAACCCAATAAACAACAAAATGGTAACACAATGAAACGTAAAAAATGTGGTAGTGGTTGTAAAGGTGATGATGCATTAGGTGATGATGCATTAGGCGGTGATGCATTGGAAGACGAGTTGGAAGATGCATTGGAAGATGTATTGGAAGACGATTTGTGTGGCGTGTTGGACGACGCGGTATTAATTGAACCATCTGAGAACCGACAACCTGTATGTAGTAATATTTATATATCTACCAAAACGAAAATATCATATTTAAATACACCAATTGATATTAAAAAAGTATTTTGGAGTATTCCAATATCACCTTATTCCACACCAAATGAGTGTATTATTAAAAAACAAATTAAAGTATCTACTACAGACCCAAAAGAATTAGATGAAATAAAAGAATTATTAAAAAATGAGAAATATTATCAAGAACAGGAAATCGAGCATATTGACAATCCAGAGGGAAGAATTAAATTCAAAGTCCAGCTTAAAATTAATGTCGGATTATGTAAAAAAGATATTTTGAATTATAGATGTAAATTAAAGCGTGCATTTTTCAACTGCTTCGTCCTCATTATGCGAATCAAAGATCACGCCGGGGATGGTTTCAAAGAAATGCATATAAAGGTATTTAATACAGGGAAATTGGAAATTCCTGGTATTCAGACCGATGAATCGCTTACTCATGTATTAGAACTACTTATAACAATATTAAAACCAATCGTAGGACCACATATTAATTTTATCCCAGACAAATGCGAAACTGTGCTTATCAATTCTAATTTTAATTGCGGTTACTTTATTAATCGTGATAAACTATACAATATTCTAAAATATAAGTATCGTATTAATAGTAATTATGATGCATGCTCTTATCCTGGTATTCAGAGCAAATTTTACTATATACCTGGAAGTGATATACAAACAGGACAACAAACCCCCATGTGTGAAAATCATACAGCTTACGAAATATCATTTATGATTTTCCGAACAGGAAGTGTTCTTATTGTGGGGCGATGCGACGAACCTGTATTATACTGTATATATGACTTTCTTAAGAAATTGTTAGAAACTGAATATCCGGAAATTGGTAATCAATTGAATATTATTCAGCCTAAAAAACATAATGTAAAACTACGTCGCAAAATTATTAACGTCCTTGAAGATATTTAGGCTTATACATTTTATAGTTAATATTGAAATTATAATATTTTTAGTTATTTTAGTTATTTTAGTTATTTTAATTATTAATATAGTTATTAATATAGTTATTTAACATAGTTTTTATTTAATATATGTTTTTTATTTAATAAGTATTTAAAGATTATTAAATTTGTTAATTATATAATATGAGTTCATCGAATCAAATTCAGCAATCTGCCAACCAAGCTTCTTCCTCTTCCTCTTCCGGTGGTGCAAAATCCGGCGAGTCAGCTTACCGTCTTCCATCTAATGTTTGTTTGCAACATAGCTGTAAATTGGCTATTGTTCAAGATAAACCTGTCATGATGGATTACTGGACCGCATCTCTTGATAAGTCTATTATCATTGGTGTCCGCGAATCAGGTGAAAAACTTTTGGTAAAGAGTGAAGATGAGTATACAAGTCCGATTGCAAACATTTACAAGGTAGAGACTGAGTATATTATTGTAACTGAGAATTCAATCTACCTTATTTCCAATGAAACCCCATCAAAGAAGATTAGTTGAGATTAGTTGTGATTAAGTTGTAATTGATTTTTGTTTTGTATTATATATTTAATCTGAAAAAGAAATTGAACATTTTTTGTTATATAATCTAATATATAACAAAAAATTAACAACTATGTATTCATATAAAAAAACAAAAGAGAATACTGCTTCTCCTATTCATGAAAAATATGCTAATTATAATACTTGTTCTATTGCCAATGATTCATCGTCGTCGTCGTCGTCATCATCATCATCGTCGTCGGATTCTGATTCCTCGTCTTCATCTGCACCCACACCCACACCCACACCCACGCTTAATGTGTATCGACAACGACACATAAGTAACAAGGATCAACGTTTCGCAAGCATTGCTTTGGAAGAAGCGTCAAAGTCAACACTTCTTATGCAACATGGATGTATTGCAGTTTTGAATGGTAAAGTCTTAGCAAAAGGTTGCAATAATATACGCTCCCATTCTAAAGATGGATTGCTCCATTTTCGCAAATGTTGTAGCGCACATGCAGAAATATCAGTTCTACATAAATTGTGTATCATGGAACTTTCTCCAAAAATTGTCCAGAAATTGGTTCTTTATATTGTTCGGATTTCGCGAAGTGGTGAGATGGTTGAATCAGCGCCATGTTTTCATTGCACTCTTCGTATGAAAAAATTAAATATAAAGGCTATTGTTTTCAGCAATAGCGATGGCGAACTTGAAAAAAGGCGCATTAATGAGTATGATACCGACAAACTTACATATGGAGCAAAACGCGTTATTGATCCGTCATTCTATATACGATGATACTAATGTATTGCTAAATGAAGTATTGTATTGGCTTATATTTTTTATTTTTTTTTAGGGGATGCATACCCAATAACAGCACATGCTATTCTTTTTCCCGCATGACCCGTTGTCAAACTATCTGGTTGCCCCCCTTGTCCACAATCGTCTTCATCCGCGTGAATAATTAACCCACGACCTATTATATTTGACTTTGTTCCACGCAAACTAATAACATCATCATAAAAAGTATATTTCGCTTCACATTTAACATTTGATTTTAAATTACCGAGATCGCCTACATGTCGCTCTTTCATGCCCGGACATCCGTGTGTTTTATTATACGGATTAAAATGAGCACACATACTATCACATGAATCACTCATATCGCCATACTCATGAACATGAAATCCGTGAAGTCCTGATGTTTTAAGTCCTGTCAATTCTACATCTATGCGAACACGCGACTTGGATGGCTCTTCTGTGAATCTTACTGTGCCTTTTACTTTCTTGTCATTAAATACGGCAATCGCTTGAATTGGAGAATTAACCTTTTTTTGTTTTGATGATGAGGATGACGATGTTGACGATGATGTTGCCATTTATTTATTTTGTTTGTTATACTATATAATACTATATAATGTTACTTTTATAGTATTTTTATAATAATATATATAAATATTATACATATTATTATCGGTATCGATTAACAATTAAGGACTCATCCATCGTAAATCTTAATCAACTTCTTCAATATTTGGCCCGGATGTTGACTTTGACTGGTTTTGGTTTTGGTTTTGAAAATCAGGCATTCCACTAGGCATTCCACCACTGCCCCCTGCACCTGCATATAGTTTTGAAATAATCGGAGCAACCATACTTTCCAATTTCTTCTGCTGTTCCTCATATTCAGATGCCTCGATATCTCCTTGCGCAACAGACTCCATCCATTCAATTGATGCATTGCACGCTTTCTCAATCGCATCGCGATCATCCTGAGACAGTTTTTCTTTCATTGACTCCTCAGATGTAGAATTTTTCACCGAATAAACATAATTCTCAAACCCATTTCGTGCATCAATCTTCTTTTTATGTTTGGCATCTTCTTCCTTAAATTTCTCCGCTTCAGATACCATGCGTTCAATATCATCCTTTGATAACCTCCCCTTATCATTCGTAATTGTGATTTTATTCGATTTACCACCGGCTTTATCAACCGCGTTTACGTTTAGAACGCCATTGGCATCCAAATCAAATGTCACCTCTATTTGTGGCGTTCCTCTAGGTGCAGGAGGAATACCGTCAAGTTGAAACTTACCCAGAATGTTGTTATCTTTTGTCATTTGACGCTCGCCTTCAAATACCTGAATTAATACACCTGGCTGATTATCCGCATACGTCGAAAACGTCTGTCCTTTTTTGCATGGAATCGTCGAATTTCGCTCAATCAGTTTTGTCATAACACCACCAGCTGTCTCAATGCCTAGTGAAAGTGGTGCAACATCCAACAACAAAATATCTTGTGTGATCTTCGACTGACTACCCGACAAAATCGCTGCTTGAACCGCCGCACCATACGCAACTGCTTCATCAGGATTGATTGAACGATTCAGCTCTTTTCCATTGAAAAACTCCGTTAGCAAACTACACACTTTCGGAATTCTCGTCGATCCACCAACAAGCACAATCTCATCAATACTGCTCTTCGACATCTTCGAATCTCTAAGAACACGCTCAACCGGATCAATCGTAGAACGAAACAAATCCATACACAACTCTTCGAATTTCGCTCTCGTAATCTTCGTCATAAAATCTGTTCCCTCAAATAATGAATCAACCTCAATTGTAGTTTCAGCTGAAGCCGATAAAGTTCGCTTAGCACGTTCGCATGCTGTTCGTAGTCGCCTGAGTGCACGATTATTTCCCGTTGGATCCTTCTTTGTCTTGCGTTTGAATTCTTGCACACACCAATTCACCAACCTATTATCAAAATCCTCTCCACCCAAATGCGTATCTCCCGCTGTCGCCTTTACTTCAAAAATGCCATCATCGATTGCTAGCAGCGATACATCGAACGTCCCGCCACCCAAATCAAAAATTAAAATATGACTTTCTCCTTTTCCTTTTTTATCAAGACCATATGCAATCGCCGCAGCAGTTGGCTCATTAATAATTCGCAATACATCAAGTCCTGCAATTGAACCCGCGTCTTTTGTAGCCTGACGCTGTCCATCATTAAAATATGCAGGAACCGTGATTACAGCTGATGTTACAGTCGTTCCCAAATAACTCTCCGCGATTTCTTTCATTTTAACCAAAACCATCGCCGAAATTTCCTCCGGGGAAAATGTCTTTTGCTCTCCTTTGAATTCGACTTGGATAAGCGGCTTTCCATCATCTTTGGAAACTACCTTGAAAGACCAATGCTTCATATCATTCTGAATATGTGTGTCGTCGATTTTTCTACCAATAAGACGCTTCGCGTCAAAAATTGTATTCTCAGGATTCATTGAAACCTGGCTTTTGGCTGCATCTCCAATAAGACGCTCACTATCTGTAAATGCAACATATGATGGTGTTGTTCGATTTCCTTGATCATTCGCAATAATTTCTACACGCTCGTTCTGCCATACTCCAACACATGAATATGTTGTTCCCAAATCAATTCCAATCGCAATCCCTTTTGACATTATACTATACTGCTGTTGTATATGTGTGTATGTATTTTATAATGCTAATTATCTCTATATTATTTTCAATAATATATTATTTATCTTGAATTTATTATATATAAATAATATATACCCGCGTATTTCCACATATACCCACATATACTGCATATAATGTCATCAAATATAGTAAACCCACAACCCATCATTTATGAACATCATTATCTACCCCCTAATATCGGAGTTGCACCTGCAGTGCCTTTTCATTCTAGACGTCTTCACTCCCCTGAAGAACCGATTCCTCTCCCTGGACAAAGAAATAGAATGATAAGTATTGATTATCCACAAATAATGCAAAGTGTTGATGAATTTAGAAGAAGAGGTTATGTTCCCATTCCTGAACTTCCTTTTGATTGGGTAGACTTTATATCACGACATCTATATGGAAGATCTAATAACTTCGTTCGAGCATTTATGAAGCGTTATATTATAACCGATCCTCTCATTGCTAGAGCCCATGAAGAGCGTTTGCGAAGATATGTATTGGATATACTTAGAAGAACTGCCTCAAGAGAAAGCCCCGAAGAAGCCAGACAATTTCTTAGAGATATGTGGGAAACTCATATATCTTTAAACCCAAGTGACCCTGATACATATGAACTTATAGTATTATTTATAGATACTGAAGCATTACATAGAATGTTTGAAAATTCGGTAGAATATAATCAACGAGGTAGTGTAAAGTATTCGCCTAGGCTGCGACGGCGTATATCTCCAAGTAGAGCAAGAGGTGTCGGTGTTAGAAATAGAAGTAGAAGTAGAAGTAGACGTAGAAGAAGAGAAAGGAGTGTAAGTCCTGCTATTTATGATGGCGGACGAAGACATAAGCGCACAATACGTAGAAAAAAATAATTCATACTTTTTACTTCATTATATGATTATTTGGTTGCTTGGTTGCTTAGTTGCTTAGTTGCGATACCCATCACGATATTGAGGGAAACCGATTTTCGCGAGTAGTTGGAGCTGGCGCATCGTCATAGCCATTGATGAACCAGAATGTCCAACTTGCATATTTCGCTGGACAGATTCGACAACAATGTCTCCACGACTAAACATGAATCCTTGTCCGGCTGGTGGTTCATAGGTTGAAAGGTAAGTCCAGATATCGATTTCTTGTCTGCTGATTTCAGAGTCTTGTTGTGCTAAAACGACTGATTTCATTGCGTCGCGAAGCATATCGGCTTTCCAGTCGTCGCCCAAAAACGACAGGTCAATTGCGGCGACTTCTTGGAGCGAGCGGGGGTATTTGGGTTCTTCTATTTCCAGCGTGAGGAGATTATCTGTGAGTTCAGCTTCAATATCTTCAGCGGCGATGATAGCGGCAGCGACAAGTGTTTCGATAGACATTTCTGGGTTGTTTGATTGACTTTGTGTTTGTTATATTCTATTAATTGGCTTTTATTAATTTCAATTTTCTAATATGGGAATTGAAATGAATATATAAAATACACCTAAAGCGTTTATTCTATTGTTATGTATCAGATTACAATGCAAGTAACAGAAGATTATAAAATAAATAGTAAAAAATATAAAACTATAGGTGAATTATTAAAGGCGCCACCTAGAAGTATTAAATGTGTATGTTCTAAGTTAGAAGATAAAGCAGCAAAAGAGTATATAGTAAAATTATTACTACCCGAAATTAAAATGAGTGGTAACTTAACAAATCGTATTAAAATTTTAAATTCATCTTGTATATCTGAATATATTTTATACAATGTTTTTAATATTACATCATATAAACCATTACAAATAACTAATATTATTGACAAAAATATTGCTAATGATATTATCACACCTATATATGATATTAATCCTTCAATGTGTGGAACATTTTTTGATTATATTGTTCGTAGAATAATCGCAGAAATTAAACAAGAAAAATTCGAGGATGAACGAATGAAAAATATAATAAGACATTATAGCAACCACGATAATGATAATGATAATTATAATGACAATAATAACAATGAGTATATTTTTAAAGAAATAAATTTTTTACAGTATGACCTATCTAAAAAAATGTGGTGGTTTCGCACTAATGATATTAAATATGGAGCCATATATACATATAAGGAACCAATAAGAGATGAGTCAACAATAATCCGATCATATAATGGTTTTGCTTATAAGCATAACTTATTATATTTTGGTGATGTATTTCAATGTATATTGAAAACTGATAGTTATATGAAAATTATACATAATGCCGAAATTTGTTATATATTTAATCTAGAATATATGGAAGAATTAGATTATTATCCAGCACATAATTGTAAATATAAAAGTGGTATACATTTGGGTAATCATTATAATTGTAACTATCCTGTATGTAGAGTAGAATCATATAAAAAAATAAAAGATACTATAAATTATAAAACCAAAGATATTATTCCGGAAATTTTTATTAGTTCAATTTGTCATAGTGAATCATTTCTGCCATGTACATCACGTATAAATATGAAAACAGTCGGTAAAATGTATTCAATTATTTCGAGTGAAGTATTTTTAGAAAATCTTACACAACACATAATAAGTCCATTAATAAAATATTTTACAAATTATATTTCCGATAAATCTGTATTATTAAATCCTATGTTAGGTGGTAAATATGAATATTCTATTCCCGCCGATTGTGATATTGTAATAGGTGACATATTAATAGATATTAAATGCACAAGCGGTGATAATAGTTCTTATGAAATTATGCAGTTACTAGGATATTCGGCTTTATTACAAAATAATCCGACTTATAATAAAAGAATAAATCAAATTTCGATATTAAATTTATTGGAAGGTAGTATTCTATTTTATGATACTTCTCGTATTAGCAGTCAACAATATTTGTCATTTTTGAAAATCCTTACACAAAAGTAGCATATGATTAAAAATTTATCAGGGTGGTGATACATTCTATTAATTTTCTATACTATCTTCTAGTTCTATGTGTTTTTTTTACATGTCTTTTGTGTCGTCTCGTTCTTCTTCCTCCTCCTCCACCACCGCCAGCAGGGGAAGACGGAGGAACTACTGCAGGAGGAGTAGGAGGAAGAGGAGGACTAGGATTACGACTACGTGTGCGTCTATTTCTAGAGTTATATGTGGGACTACGTCTCGGGCTTGAACTACGTGGACTACGTGGACTGCGTGGACTACGTGGACTACGTCTCGGGGTTGGACTACGCGGACTACTATGTCCACGCCCACGCCTCATAGAATCAAACATAGCATCATACTCTTCCATCGACGTTATACGTGATATACTAAACGGAATTCTCGCCTCTGTATTAAGGTCTCTATCTATTCCCGCATTCATAACTATTTGACATGTGTCGCATCCACACTTACTAGGTTCTGTATTTGCCTTTGCATGTCTTTCTGTAAAAAGATTCGATTTGGGGCGAAGGGCTTCGAAAAAATGAGCAAAATAAGAAGATTCCATTCGTTTGCCCATCGTAAGTCGCATCACCTTATCGTGTTTCAATTCGCTGACACTTACACCTCTGTTACTCATTTGGCTTAATGGTTCCTTCGATAAACTTAACTGCCCAGCAACAGTTCTCAATGCATCACGATACCTCAACTCTACTTGGTAAATAACTTTATCAGCAAAAGTCTCAGGTAATCCAAATTGTGTTCCCCCTAAAAACATTCGTAAATTCCGTTTCAAATTCTCACTGTTTTCTAGGGCTACACGTGGCGGGGCTGCACTTTTAACATGAACGTTTACACAAAGTTTGTGTAATCTATGCGACACAACGTCTTCAAAATAACAGCGCTCAAATGCGTCGACAAGCAGTATAACATATCGTTTTTGCTCCCATGTGTCAAGTCCTCGTGGTCCTTCGGAATAAGGGCACGATACATCCACGCACTGAATTTTTCGCGGGAAAACGCACCTAAAATTGGCGAGTAATCTTTCAAACGGTTTTTCAGCGTCAAATTCTCTAAATGGGGCACATGCCATATTTACTTTAATAAAATTTGAACTAAAAGGAAATTCTAGCGATTCTAAACTTGGCGGCGCGTGTGTTTGTTCTAGAAAATCACACAATTCTAGCGCGCGTTCTGAACTCAGACTCACTGGTTTCGCCGCATTGAACTTACCTATAACCACGGCATCTGTAAAACGAAGTCGTCTTAATTTCGGAACAACCGACAAATTAACGCTCGCTACTTCGACTTCTGTAAAATGTCTTAACAAATCTTTTCGCTTTAGACTGGGTTCTTCAGTTGCTGACATAGCGTCATGCATTTTAAAGTCCATTAATACATCGCTCAATCTAGGAACATTTGATAAAAATTCCGAATATTGGCGGCGGCCGTGGAATATATTTTTGTTTGTTCGCAAGACGCGCACTGTTGGAGGCAATAGAAAAAGCGGAAGTAAAGCACCGTCACCTTCAATATGTTCGACTACCGTTAATAGTTTAAGATTGGGGAATCGTGTCTTAAAATCGAATCGACAAGTATCCTTAAATTCGCGTCTAAGCTCGTAGTTCATTCTTGGAGAACCATTATAATATCCGCGGTCTACTAGTTCGAAATATTCAAATAATCGTCGCCCTATTTCGTTTTCTGCATCGACAGAGAATTCGATAGTCAAATTTGCTACTTCTGGAAATGTGGCGGAAGGTGGGTTGAATCTTGGGCGATGAAGAGCAGGCAAACGATCGGCCATTTGTAACGACTGGGTTGCTCTATATGCTCGAATCGAATCTCTTGCTTGTCTATTATCGCCGACTATATCAACTGATGCTGGTAATTCTTCTGGTTCGGGTTCAGGTATAACCAGCATTTCCATAAGTGTCGCTAATTCGCAAATACCTGGTGGACGTCGCCCACTGACTTTATGCACTACAGGTCTCGTTACAAATTCGGCGGTAGGGGAATTGAGCCTTGCTTGTAACGCTGCTTCTTTTTCTGGTGTATGAAAACTACATACATGTTGCCTAAATTCCCAATCATTTAAAGAACCGCAACCAGCACAAGCTTTTTCTCTGGATTTTGGATATTTTGGAGGTTCGTCACGAGGCTTATCGCTCATTGGATGTTTAGTTATATACTATGTGGGTATAATATTTTCGGTGTTAGGGTAATAGAATGAATTAAAAATTGATTTAAATATATATTGATATTATAATTGTATCTACTGTAAGATTGTTTGTCATCAAAATGATTAAGAGAAAAACTTGTATTCATTCTGGGTGTAAAACACAGCCAGCTTATAACAAAGAAGGCGATACAAAAGCATTATATTGCGTGAAGCATAAAAAAGAAGGAATGTTGGATGTTAAACATAAATCGTGTATTCATGAAGAAAATGGAATTCGTTGTAAAATCTTACCAACTTATAATATCGATGGGGAAACAGGAGGTTTATATTGTAATAAACATAAATTGGATGGGATGGTGAATGTTGTAAGTAAAACGTGTATCTATGAAGGGTGTAAAATCAGACCAAGTTATAACACTGAGGGCAAGACAAAAGCATTGTATTGTAAAGTTCATAAATTAGAAGGAATGTTGGATGTTAAACATAAATCGTGTATTCATGAAGAAAATGGAATTCGTTGTAAAATCTTACCAACTTATAATATCGATGGGGAAACAGGAGGTTTATATTGTAGTATTCATAAATTGGATGGGATGGTGAATGTTATAAATAAAACGTGTATTCACGAAGGATGTAAAACACGACCAAATTATAACATCGATGGACAGAGAAAACCTTTATATTGTAGTATTCATAAATTGGATGGGATGGTGGATGTTAAAAATAAAACTTGTATTCATGAAGGATGTAAAACATATCCAGCTTATAACAAAGAAGGCGAGACAAAACGTTTATATTGTAGTATTCATAAATTGGATGGGATGGTGAATGTTATAAGTAAAACATGTATTCATGAGGGGTGTAAAACCTTACCAACTTATAATATCGATGGACAGAGAAAACCTTTATATTGTGCTTCTCATAAATTAGAAGGGATGGTGAATGTTATGAGTAAAACATGTATTCATGAAGGATGTAAAACCTTACCAACTTATAATATCGACGGGGAAACAGGAGGTTTATATTGTAATAAACATAAATTGGACGATATGATTGATATTAAACATAAAACATGTAAAAGCGAATGGTGTTCTACAAGGCCTATTGAAAAATACGATGGATATTGTAGGTATTGTTATATGAATTTATTCCCAGATAAACCTGTGTCGCGAAACTATAAAACCAAAGAACATTCAGTTGTTGAGTTTGTAACAACAAAGTTTCCAGATTTTACCTGGGTTGCTGATAAACATGTAAGCGGTGGTTGTTCGAAACGAAGACCCGATTTGTTACTTGATTTAGGAGACCAGATTATTATTGTTGAAATTGATGAAAATCAGCATACTGATTATAACTGTAGTTGTGAAAATAAAAGGATAATGGAATTATCACAAGATGTAGGACACAGACCGATTGTATTTATTCGTTTCAATCCAGATGACTATATTGATGAAAATGGTAAAAATATTTCATCGTGTTGGGGGCAAGACGGCAATGGTATATGTGTCATAAAAAAATCTAAAAAAGTTGAATGGGAAACACGACTACAACAACTGAATTACCAAATACAATATTGGTCAAATGCGTCTCATAGAACAAATAAAACAGTCGAAGTTGTCCAATTGTTTTATGATATGAACTTGGATGAAGATGAGTAAATTTTAAAAGGTAAATATTAATTTATTTGTAATATATTAATATTTTTTATGTAAACAAAATAATAATCTCCACACATTATATAGCAACCTCGCATAGTTCAACAATGACTGTTAGCAACCAAACTTATAATATCGCTCGTGGGCTTGTCCGTGCAAAGTCTACCGCAGGTGGCGCTCACCGTATTTTATATACAAATATAGCCAACGACAGCACTATTAACCGTTTTATTCCCGGTTCAGGTGTAGGCGGATTAAATCGCTCTGTTCGCCGCTACCAATATCGCCAAGCTACTTCTTGTCAAACTGCTGCAGGCACTCAGCGCAGAGGGCAATGTGTCGCGTATTAGACTACAACTACAATTGTGATTATCACTTCAAAATATTGTATATCTTGAATTTATACAAACCATACATTATCAACGAAATAATCGACGTATAACTCGTATAGTGACACCATATACTCCCATTAGAATCCGTTCTCAATCCGTAAATAAATCCAAAGACAGGGATTATACAAATAGCAACTACAGCTTTATAAGAAATATCCCACAATGCAAATATGGAGAAGGTTAATAAAAACAACCACATATAGTATCTTTTTAAAACATATGTTGAATATTTAGGCGTGAAATTATATAACCACCAATGAAGATGTCCTTCAGGTGTAACTACCGTGCAATACTTTTCAGCATTTTTATAAAAATAAACCAATAGTGAAACCGTAACTACCATGGAATATCCTACAATAAATAATTTACGTTTATCATTACACGCTGACCACGGTTTCACAAAAAATGATCCAACTAAGGCAAAAATCGGCTGAGTAGCCAACACCAGCGGAACAAGTGTAAGTGTTATTAATTTATTCATTGGCGTGCATGATTTACGCGGATTTGTAAGCCATAATAATAATTCTGCAAATTGCATACCACACCAACTAACCATAATTAATCCAATCCATTTAAAATGTGGCACATTTGACCGAAACATTATAATAATAGCGACTAATGAATATAGTGTAGTTTTAGCACTCGACTCAACACTGTAGCACATTGTGGGAAGTGTTCTATATTATATTTATATTTATATTTTTTATTTTTTATTTTATTTTTTATTTTATATTTTATATATCAAGAAAATTGATATACAAAATAGTCATATATAAACATATATAAACAGCAACGCAAAAATGAGTATCACTAAACGCATCCAAAAGGAACTTAACGAACTTGTTAAAGATCCCCCCTCAAATTGTAGCGCCGGACCCCAATCCGACGATATTATGAAATGGCGCGCAACTATTACTGGCCCGGAAGGCACACCTTACCATGGAGGTATCTTCTTCCTCGATATCGAATTCCCGATCGACTACCCCTTCAAGCCTCCGCATGTGAAATTCATCACGCCGATTTTACACCCAAATGTGAGCGCATCAGGTGGCATCTGTATCGACATTCTAAAAGACAAATGGAGTCCTGCACTTACTATTTCCAAATTGCTTCTCAGTCTTTCATCGCTCATGCATGAACCCAATCCAGACGATCCTCTTGTCCCTGATTTGGCTCATCTTTATAAAACAAACCGTGCAGCATATATGGCTAAAGTAGCTGCACATACACAGCAACACGCCGGATAGATTGGTGCGTGTGTGTGTGTCGCAAATAATACACCCACGCGTCACCTATAATGTATTCCCCAATATTTTTATTTGTTCTTCGCTCAATTTATCGGGATATGTCACCCTAAATACTACATTTAAATTTCCGACTTGATTGCTGCGTTGTAATCCCAAACGTGGAATTGTTTTTATTAATCCGTCTCGTATTATATTTCCCGCGGAACTATTGAATGAGAATTTTTTCCCATTTACATGCTCTATATCAAATACAAATCCACACAATGCATCTTTTAATGTTATTTTTTTCTCTATTATAATATCTAGTCCGTTGCGTTTAAATAATGGATGTTCTTCTACTATAAATGTTACCTTCACGTCGCCGCGCATACCATCCGATGTCTCATTGCCGCGATTGCTTAATATTATAACTTCCCCGTTTTCTGTCCCAATAGGAATTGAAATATATTCTATATGATTATCCAATTCGTGGACACCTTCCTTATTTATATTCCAACGCTCCATTTCTACCGGTATCGTCGCTCCTTGACATACATGTTCTAATGTAACTGATGCATTTACACTTATAAGAGGAGGTTTCGGTTCTAATTTCTTATGAAATCTTGGTGTTTTATGCATCTCTTGATGATGGATATGTGAGTCATGATTTGCGTGATTTGCATGATTTGCGTGATTTGCATGATTTGCATGCATTATATTATTAAATATACCAAAAGGATCATTCATATTTATATTTCCTCCACCTCCACCTCCACCTCCACCCCCTCCACCCATAAAATTTTCACTTATTGATTCACCACCTGGTCCAAATGTTCTTATTATAATTCGTGGCCCTTGTCCTCCCATACCTCCCATATTTACAAAACCATTTAATGGATTCATCATATGTGGGTCGCTCATTCCTCCCATCCCTCCCATCCCTCCCATACCACCCATAAACATATTAAATATATCCATTGGATTTATTCTTACTCCACCACCACCCATTCCTCCAATATTTGCAAAAGGATTGTTACGATTCATATCATACTTTACCCTTTCATCTGGATCACTTAATACGCTAAATGCTTCTGAAATCTTTTGAAACTTTTCAGTAGATTCTGCGCTATTTCCATTTTTATCGGGATGGTTAATAAATGATAACTTTCGATACGCCTTCTTTATTTCATCTTGCGAACATTTTTCTTCTACTCCCAAAATATCATAAAATGTCTCAGCACTTCCTGATTTCATTTACTTTTTATACTTTTTATACTTTTTATATTTATTATATTACATAAACATAAACTTAAATATTTATTAACGAATATTATTAATATATATTATATTATTCATTAATAAAACTATATTATTTATACAATATTGATTATACAACATTACATTACAACACAACACAATACATTCAAATGCAACCCCGCACTGAACCTATTATTTACTCTCAAAATCAACCCCACTTACAAACAAATCTCCCATTCATTAATAAATATCAACCTAAATTTTTTAATCAGTTCGAGCAATTAGAACATAATGTTATCAACCTTTTACAAACTCTTATAACAATGAATAATCTTAATATTCTTTTAATAGGCGATCCTGGTTCAGGGAAAACATCTCTTATTCATTCCATCATTCGCGAATACTATAAAACTAATTATAATTCAGATAATATTCTTATTCTTAATAGTCTTAAAGATCAGGGTATTTCTTATTATCGCAATGATTTGAAAATTTTTTGTCAAACTGCATCTCTTATACCAGGCTATAAAAAAATAGTTCTACTTGACGATATAGATATTATTAATGAACAAAGCCAGCAAGTTTTTCGCAACTGTATGGATAAATATAGTCACAAAGTCCATTTCATTTCATCATGCACCAATGTGCAAAAAGTAATCGATAGCCTTCAATCTCGCAATATCATTATAAAAATTAATCAAATTGAAGATACGTGTCTAGAAAAAATATTAGCTAAAATTATAATAAATGAGAAAATTTCTATGACACCAGATGCACAAAAATTTATTCTTAATATTTCTAATGTTTCTATACGAATTTTAATAAATTACTTGGAAAAAATTAAAATACTAAATACAGATGTAGACTTGTCTATTGTTAAATTACTTTGCACAAATATTAGTTTCCATATCTTTGAAGAATATACTCAAGCCTTGACAGAAAAAAAATTACAACCTTGTATCAAAATATTATATTCTTTATATGATCAAGGTTATTCAGTTATGGATATATTAGACAACTATTTCCTTTTTATTAAAACGACACCCATAATAAATGAAACAAATAAATATAAAATTACAAAAATACTTTGTAAATATATGACTATATTTCACAATATTCATGAAGATGAAATAGAATTAGCACTTTTTACGAATAATTTAGTTGAATTGTTTTAATTTTTATTTAATTTTTATTTACTTTTATTTACTTTTATTTACTTTTATTTACTTTTATTTACTTTTTATTTACTTTTTATATATATTAAATATATATACACCATTATATATTTAATTTTAAAGGCATAAATGGTTTTAAGTATGAATATAAGTGAAAAAAATGCGGTTCAGTCTGGCGGTATGAAAGTAATTATTAAAAATTCTTCGGGAGAGGATGAAGTTGTCCGTAAAATTTCCAACATTCGACAATTTATATCTATTTTTTCCAACACTATTGAAATCGATATTATATCCGTGGATTCTTTAACAGGATTTATATTAAGAATAACTTTACCCGAAGATGCTACACCATTTAGGAGCGATATTTTTAATGAAGCAGGAGAATTAATGACAGCAGAAGAACATAAACAACCTACTACTGGAAGATTTGTAACAGAACATATTTTAAAATGTTGCATAATTCAACCATATAAAGACCCTCAAATTAGTGAATATACACCAAGGCGTCGTAAGGGCACTTGTAAAAAAGAAGAATTTGTTAATGAATATAAAGCACAGTCTTTTGTATATGACACAACCATGGCGTATGGTGGTATGCCTGTTTGTCCTGATGTATATGCTTGTTTACAATTTAATTTATTAGAATTCCGCGAAGTTTTTTTTCCAGATTCTCTTTCTCCTGGACATGCTGGATTACCATCGATCGGAACTGATGTTTTTAAAGATAATCTTGTTTTTCAATATTTATTACGACAAATGGAAGCAGTTCTTCCTCCCGTTGCAGGACAGCCTGCATTCGAAAGAAAAATTGGTATTATAGTTATGGAATCAATACCTCAATCATATAGTCCATTAATGACATTGTATAATAGTCTGCCTCCATCCAGTGTTTCGCCGGCAGTTTATATTTCTAATCCTGTTCTAGGACAAAGAAAAAAATTATTTGAACAAATTACCGAACGTGCTTTAGTAATATGTGTAATTATGTTTTATCGTTCTGGATTTATTCCATTAGATGCGCATATGGGGAATTGGATGTATGATGTATCACAACCTTTCAGTCAATTTAAGGTTCGTGCAATAGACTTTGGACGAATCTTTTATAGAAAAGGAGAAACAGATATCAAAAAAATACACAAAGTTATTACTTTATATATAAGACAGTTCGGAGGGACTGGTGCTAGCTTAGCAAATATGCTTAATTCATTCGCAATATTATTAAATATTGAACCGTATAAAATAACAACTTCATTGGAGGCAGGAGAACAAGTAGTAGAATCTTTCATGGATTTAGATAGATTAATAAAACGTAATCAAAATGGTTCTATACTATGGCACCCAACAAATCCTAAAAATCGATACCTTATTGTTGTTAAACCGGCAACAGCCACACATCCAGAACGAACTATGGAAATTGATTCTTGTATGATTATTATTCATTCAATTATTTTTCTTATTGCACTTGTTGATAGTTGTTATAATAGCGTTTGTCTTCCGAATCATCATTTTTGTCAGTTAAGAAATATATTTTCTGTATTATTTGGTATTAAATGCAATAATCTCACAGAAATTATTCGGCATGGCGTCTCTATCAACTTGGAAGAATATTTAAATAGTATGCCTGATTATAATGAAAGGATTCATACTATTCGAATATACGAGAGAATAAGAGACTATATACGCGAATATTTACATGTTAGTGATGAACGTGGTTTATTCCAAGATGCATTTCTTGAAGAAATACCACCAGATTCACCTGAAGATCCTGCAGTTGTTGCTATTCGCCCTCCACCTCCTTCGCCGCCTATTCCTCCTCCTCCACCACCAATGCCATCCATTCCTCGTGTTTCTCCATCATCGCCTCGCAAATCGCCTCGCAAATCGCCTCGCATTGACTCTCCTATTGCGGATGAATATGAACGTTTTATAAGCGGATATAACAGTTCTCATTCTCCTCCTCCTCCTCCTCTTCCTCCTCCTCTCCCCTTGCCTCGTAATGGTGGTGGTGGTGGTGACAGTGGTAATAATAAAAAACTAAGAAAATCTAGAAAATTAAGAAAATTAAGAAAAATAAATGGAATCAAAAAGTCTAGAAAGTCGAGAAGGTCGAGAAACACAAGAAAATAAATATTTTATACGTATTATAGCTGATAATGTATATATTTATAAATGTATATACATTATAAAATTACTATTTCTAATATTCGTTACTATTCATTAGCATCAATTCATCGCGAGTAAATACTTTGCAATTTGGGTATTTGACTCTAATACTTGTGAAGGTGACATTCTAACAAACCAACCAAAGTTACGACGTTTTATAAGATCATCTGCAGGAATATACAACCCGAAACTTTCTTTTGATAGCTCCATATTTGTATCACTCATCAGATTGTCCAAAATCACAGGCGAATCGTCTGCCTTCTTTGCTCCAAATAATTCTGGTTTTATTATATTTATGTCCCCTTTTGATACCTGATTGAAAAACCAGTTGCTTATCTTCCCTTGAAAATCCATTTCTTCTGTATAATCTTTTGATATCAATACCTCTAGATATTCTATATATTTTCTCATCATTACACTATTTTTTCTACATCCCATTATTTTAGGGTTTGGTGTATATGCAATCGACGACGACGTGATACTTTTTGATACCATCTCTGCTACAAATACACTACCCGAACTCATGTCGCCATCATCGTTATTTTTGTTTCCACTATCAATACCATTATTGTCATTGTTGCCATTATTGCCATTGCAATTGTTGCCATTACTGTCACTACTTGAAACAGATTTTGTATATATACCCAGCTCATATAATGTTATTAAATCTTGAAAACATACAAATGAAGGTGGTAGTCTCATTCCACCATATTTATTTAATAGTTGCGCCATAGCTAACTCACGCATATGCGGACGCAAAGGGTGTGTTAAACGACTAACATGAATCGTCCAATCAGGTATTAATTTGTTAAATACATTGTCGTCGATTATACATATATTAAATGAATCTCCGCATTTCTCTACTATACTCCTTATTGTTAAATATAAATAAGGCTGGTTCAAATTTGTCGTATTTCTTGAACCGAAATTTAACCATTGTCTCTCGTTCATTTCATATTCGACAGGTATCCATAAAAATGGTTTCTTTCTATCCATCTTATTCACATCATTTGCTAAAAACTTTTGAATTAAGTCACGCTCTTGTATCTCTGCTTCGTTTGATAATTTACCTTTATACATAGAGTATACATATCCTATAATTAAAAGTAATAAAATCATTAATATCTGCTGTTTTGAAATTTTCATGTTTATTATTTGTATCGTATAATAATTACCTAGAATATATTTTGAATATTTTAAATATAATAGTATTTATACTTTAGTATTTATACTTTAGTTTTTATTAGTTTTTATTAGTTTTTTATTAGTTTTATTAAAATATGAATTTCTCATTTTCTCACCCATCTGTAGCTTCTCATGTTTTAATGTTCCGTATTATATCTCATATCAATTCGTCAACTGATGAAACTCTGAACTAAACCTCTTGTTTATCTCTCTTACATTCTCATCCTGTTTCGCCAATCTATATGCTCTTTTCATATCTTGTTCCACTTGCAATGCTGTTTCTCTATCGAGTCGTGTCGTCTGAGAGTCCTTAGAATAATCATATTTTGAACGCTCAATATCTCTAAACATTTGCATCTCGTTTGTGGATGTGTATTTTTTCCTATTATCATAATCCTCCAACGTCACTGGTATTACCGACTCTGTATGTGCTTTCTTTAAATCTTCATACTGCAACGAACTAAACAATCCGCTAGAATATTCTTGCGGAGCTTCGCGACCTAGACCATAATACCCGCCACCTCCTCCGCTACTATTTGCTGTTTGTATTTCATTGTGTTGGATTAGTGCCATCTTGTTTCGCAACTTTGCTTTTTTTTGTTCTATTTTCGCATTCCTTTCCGCCCATGAACCTCCCATTTCTTGAGGCTCGTATACTTCATTGTCTTCATCGCCCTCCTTCGATACACCTCTAAACCAGTCTTCATACCCATTATCTTGTTCTTCATCATGCAGTCTAAATTTATCGAATTTCTCATTAAACCATGTATTAAACTTAGAAGCATCCATTTTTTGAATCTTTTTATATGCTTCCTCTTCTGATTTGTGATATTCTCGATCTTCTGCACTATGCGCCGTCTTCGATTTATTCTGATTTAATTCACGCTCTATAATCGCCGTATATGAAAATTTATCATCCTTATACTTTTTCGCATCAGGGAATCGCACCTTGTATATCTCATATAATATCTTATACGCCTTTGTAAAAAAAAGGAAATATTCTTTCGGCAAGTTTGATTTGTCCGGATGCATACGTAATACCGTCACCTTCGCCTGTTTAAGATGTTTATCATCAAACATAACCGGTAACTTGAATAAATTCAATATATCTGTTAACTCGTAATTGTTTATATCTAGATCTAGATCCATATCCGTGTCTGCCATTTTAATGTATATTACTACAATATACTAATTTTATTTCTATATTTGTATTTCTATATTTTATTATATATATCTTATATCTTATTTAAAATATAATATTATTATAATAGTTTAGCAATGCCATCATGTATCGAACAAAAGACTAAAAAATATCGTTCACGTGGTTCACCTCCTTATTCGGCAATGGATTGTAAAAATTCTACCAAGATAGGTAATGATGGTGCATCATATACATCAAAAGCAGATAAACGTGGTATATATCGTTGGGTAAAAAATGGCGCTGTCGTTACTGGCAAAATCCCTAAAAATAAAACCATAAAGGCAACTGTCAAAGAATCAACTGGTTCATCAAACAGCTCATCTAAATGCCTATATAAAAAAACCGATTATGGAGCTATAAATGTTTCCAAGTATATAAAGTGTATCCCTAACAATACACTAAAAACACAATTAGAGGTGGGTGCCATACCTAAACACATATATGAAATAAATGATAATGCTACATTTCCATTTGTTGTATTTGATTATGGCGGACTCGTGAACATTTACAATAATCATTATAACGAAGCAGTCAATCATAGTGAATTGAAAGATAAACTAATGGATGTAAAATATGAACAAATATTTATTGGCGATAATGAATCGAATGACCCATATTGGATGTTTAAACGCGGGGTAGCAAAAGGGAATACAATTCTTTTGAAAACAAGCAAAGATAAATACCTGTTTATAGGCAAAGGTATTCTGTCTTTTTCTACCAAAGACGGTGACACTATTCGTAAATTTTATTCACCAATCGGTGGAAATTATGACTCATTTGCATGTGCTGTTGGCGACAAATATGTGTATTTGTTAAATGATAAAAAATATGCCCTGATAGGCGAGTTCGACATAAACAAAGATATTATTAAACAATATTATTGTTATGAAGGCGAATGTAAAAAATATAAAATAATGACACTACCTATGAAAACCATGTATGCACCATTTTATGGGTATTATTAAATGTTGTTATTATAGCTTCATGTATATTATTACACAAAATTGAAATTAAATAATATAAACACATGTCATATTATTTAACTACACCATCACATATTGCTGTCATTATGGATCCACACACTGAAGCACACACTGAAGGACAAGATACTGGCAAATTCAGAATCAATACAAAAGACCAGTTTTATACTTCTATTGATGTCGCTAAAAAGTGTATAGAAACTATTATATATCACCTACATAATAATACGTCGATGTCTCCAGTCCTCCCATTATCTTCCTACTTATGGATCGAACCTTCCGCTGGTAATGGCGCATTCCTTCATAATATCCCCGACACATACGACAAAATCGGGATTGATATTGACCCTCGCTCCGCAAATATTTTAAAGCAAGATTTCCTCACATGGATGCCGCCTTCTTCTTCCTCTTCCGCAACAAAACCAATCATCGTATTTGGTAACCCTCCTTTTGGTAGTCAGTCTACCCTCGCCAAAGCTTTCATATCACACAGCTGCAAGTTTGCCAGCATTATCGCTTTCATTCTCCCAAAATCTTTCGTGAAACCAAGCATGTCGTGTGCTTTTGATAGCATGTTTCATTGCATGCACGTTAGCGATGTAGAGCCGCATGCATTCGTAATAAATGATGGCACCACATATGACGTCCCATGCGTATTTCAAATTTGGCAAAAAATGTCGACCACTCGTGTTGTCGCGCAAAAAGTTACCGAAAAAGGCTTTCAATATGTGAAAAATACAGAGGGACACCATCTTGCATTTCGACGTGTCGGTGTTTATGCTGGAAGATGTTATATTACTAATATGGCAGGCGAAAAAATAGAGGGTGTGTCATATAATTATAGTCCTCAATCCCACCACTTTCTGAAACTTGATCATGATATTGCGGATCGCATTATGGAAATTTCCAGAAAAATAAATTCACATATATTCCCCAGCAATACTGTAGGCCCACGCAGTCTTTCTAAAACGGAAATAAATACGGTGATCAATTCTATTCTTCAGAATTTGTAGATTTGGATTCGAGTGTGTCGATGGCGGCACACTTTTTTTTTAGTTTACGACGCCCTGATTCCAACTCTAGCGAAATAACTCCGCCTCGAAACTCGTTTGTGTTACTCTGCGCAATAACTTTATCAGGATTTCGTTCTATAAATTCGCGAAAACCGTTGAACGAACACTGCAGCCTACTTTGCTTACTATCACACTTAATATTGAAATATATTTCGCCTTTCTTATCTATAAGTTTCTTTTGTATACTATACATCGCTTCATGCTCTTGGGGTGTAGGTCTCCGTTTCTGGGGAACATTTTTCACCGCCTTGACTAACTCGTCTATATCTTCGCGCGTTATACCCCCAAACAATTCATCCTTTAATCCTGTAATATCTACTTCGATTATTTCGGTTACTTTTTTTGTATTTTTTACATCATCTTGTTTATACGTCACGACGATTAAATGTAACGATTTTCCGCTACATATTGAATCATATACGCGCAGACAGTCGCCCATACAAACTGTATTTGGAGAACCGGTTGTCTTTATGGATACATCGCACCCATCTAGCTTATTCAATGCGGATGGCAAATCCATCTTACTGGTGTATTTTATTTTTTTTAGTTCAGTGTCTGATACATGCAATATATTACGGATAATTTCCTTTTCCCATATAAATCCATGCTTTTGAACTTCATTTCCACTCATTCCTCTATAACAAACAATATTCGCTCTAATTATAGCGTGTTTGGGTATATTTATTCTTAGATGCTTAATTCTAAGCATTTTTCATATACTTTATTTCCTCTTCTTCATACTATTCAATTTTTTATTTTTAGTTATTCTATGCTTGTTTCTTTTTGTTAGTCTATGCCTATATCTATGCCTACGTTTATGTCTAGGTTTGTATATATTTTTTTTTGTTTTTCTTCTTATACGATAATTACCGCCACCTCCACCAACACCACCAACCAATATTTCATCTACACCATCTTTTTCATATGTTAGTAAAATAGCACCAGAACGTTCTGGTGGAATTGACCTAATTCTTAATATAGCTTGTCTAGATTCTTGAATAGATATACCTTTTGTTTCAGAATAGTTACGAACTATTCCCACATTTGGACCTTTACATGCTTTTACGATAAATAAAGTTGGAATTCCTGTTATTACGGGATTATTCATTAAGTCTTTTACAAGTAATACATCACGTGACTCTGTTATATTACCATGTTCATTGCGTCTTGTAACAATTCGATAAGTTGAATTATTGTTTCTTCTACCATATGTAGGTGGAATTAATTTAGAACTTAAAACTTTTGTAGCTTCATCATAATCGTAATACTTAGCAAACATGTTTCTAACTATTTCAACGTTACTACAACACTTTTCTTTATAATTTTCATCTGTTTTACATTTTTGAGAAACCTCATTTACTACATTTTTTGCCCGTTTGTATTGTTGTAAAGAACTTTCTGTTACAGGTCGTTTTCCATTAGGAGGTGAGCATTTACTTTCTTCAGTAGCATTACCCATATTAACCCCCATTTTAGTTAAACCAAACATAGTTGCACCATCTATTATTTCTCCCGTTTCTACATCTAATACCCATATACCATGGTCTATCGCATGACACCCTGGGCGAAATACAACTTGTTCTTCCATATAAAATGTCGGTACACGAGGGTTGCAAGTTCGTAAGACAAGTTTCGTGTTTCGTCCCAATACTTTAAACTTTTCGCTTGGATCATCTACCACTGGATTTGATATACACTCTTTTAACTGTTCAAATACACCTCTTAAAGTGTATTGCCTCGAATATTTAATTTTTTCTAAAATATTTTTTGTATTCGTTAATTCTATTGTAGGAGAAATATCGTCAACATTTACACATTCATTAGCACTTATTTGTCTTACTGCATTATCATATTTTTGTTGATACTCTTGTGTTGCTTGACCTACATTATTATCAGGTATCGGGTTAAACATAGATTGGAATGATGATTCACACATTCTAGCCGTTTGAATAACTGAAACATCAGGATTTATAACTTTAGTTTGGTTGGAAGGATATGAGCTTGCATGTGATCCTAATAATACTATGTATTTAATCGAGCGATTCAATGCAGATTGAACCTCATGCGTTGGCGTTTTTTCTGATTCTATAGGGGTATCAATTTTACTACTACTTCTTCTTTCATTGCTCCTACTCCTACTCCTACGTCCAATTCCCACACCACTTTCTTGATCCATAATGATTATAATTATTCGATAGTATATATGTATAATACTATTATAATATTGTTACAATAGTATTATTTTTATAAATATACATTTATATTTATATTTACATCTATGTTTACATCTATTATGTAAATTTATAACTCATACACGCAGCAAAAAACGTCTCTATGTCTGGCAAACTCGCCCCTGTTATCGATGCAATCGGTCCTTCATTCATACCCTTTGCATATGCTAAAAATACAGGAATCCCATTCACCATTTTCTTATGTTTTAAAAATGCATACAAATCAAAACACTCATCTACATCCACCTCCATCATTGTTATATAATCAGGTAAATCATTCGACTTCTTATAGGAATAATCCTTGATCTTTTTACAAGGTCCACACCAATCTGCTGTAAACTTAAATATAAGAATACCGGGATTATTTGCCATTAATGTTGCAAAATCAGTCCTTGTTCCAGAGAATTTCAAAATTTTATAGCTGTTGTCAATCCTGCTTAATACGTTTTCCATTGATATTTGTATATTTTATATAAATACGTATGTTCGTTATTTTAAGTTATTTATTTCAATAAATATTTAGTCATATTTTGCGTTTTAAGAAGTAATAATTAATATTCTTTTATTTTAAGTATTCTTTAGAGACTTATCAATACTCATTATTATCTTATTATTTGTAAATGGTAGATATCGAACCTATGTTGGAATATAAATATTCAAATTTTGGTATAAAAAATTTATATAGTCTTGTTGTTTTATTGTATGTTGCTTTTATATATCCCATTTTTGCTATTCTAAATTATGATATAAAAGAAAATAAACAAATCACGCAATGTATAGTGAAAAAATGTATAAGTTCTACCAAATGCTCCATGTATAAAGTTTCTAAAAAGGGTATTATTATCGATAAAAATATTATGTATATGACAAATCATACTTCTATAGGTGATTTTTTTATAGATCCATATGTTTTGCATTTTTCTACAAAGTTTATAGCTTTACATAAAATGCGATACTTGTTACCTATGTTGGGTATAATTTGCTCTTTAACTGAATCATCTATTTTTATTTCATCTGATAATAAAAAAAATACAATTATAGAGAATTTTAAAAAAATCGAAGAATTGCGAAAAAATGATGATATACGTAATATCACGTTATATCCCGAAGGATTGCGTCGCGCCCATCGCCCAAATGTATCTGATACCCTTAAAAAAGGATTTATTTATCATTCTTTTGAACATAATCTGCCTATTCAAATTGTTCACACTACTAATAAAGATCATGTAATGGATGATGAAAATTTAATTCTACACAAAAATACTAAATTATTTACATACTATGGTTCGAAAATAGATCCAAAAAAACTTAAAGAAAAATTCTTAAAAAAGCATAAACGCGAATATACCAAAGAGGACTATTATACACACGTATATAAACAGTGGAGCAAAATATGGTCAAAAATGGATAAATATCGCATCGATACATTACTCCAACAAGGTTTGTCACGTGACGAATGTCTCGAAAAAATGGAAAACTATTCCACCAAATTTCCCGCAATTGAAGATAAAATGATTAATGGTGATACAAAATTGTCTACACCATTCCTTCTTCTACGCAGCATGATTTGGTCTATTATATATTTCATCATTTTTAAAATAATAGAGAAATGTTTTTCAGCGTTTTCATGTATATATAAACAAACTAATACTGAAAATATAATTATATCTGATTCTGTAAATAACTCCATGAGTTGTAACCTAAAATGCTGTCTAAAATTTATAAAACTTCCTTTTTTAATTTAATGAATTGAATTTCCTATTTTCTCACATATCTGTTTCGTTTCACCGAAAATACATAAAAATATTATGTGATAATATATTATGTTTATATTATCATATAAAGATTAATTCATTACATCATAAATTAAATGGATATAATCAATTTAGTTGAAAGATTGCCCGATGATATTATTTTATACATTTATACAAAATGTCTAAAAAGATATAGATTTTATAATGGAGAACTTATAAAGTTAATAGATTTCGATAAATATAAATTTTTAGAAAAATATACTTATCGAAAAATAAAAGCATTCAATTCATATAATTATAGCAACGACAATAATAACGTTATTAAATATAGAATTCATTATCAATTACCAAATATGATTAATATAAATAGAAAAGATTCGCGGATTGATGACGATATGATATTTATAACATTTACTATAAATGATAGTTCATTAATTTTTGATGTAGATAGATTCAGGTTAAAAAAAAAAGAAGATATAATTATAAAATCGCAAATGAATATCTACCACAAAGGTGATTATAAAGATTACGATTGGGAAGTTATAACATATTCTTATGAAATTTAGAAGTAATATATGGTATTTTTTTTACTCTATTATTTTCTAAATTTTCATATTCTTTATTTCCATAGATGATACTGATAAAGATAACCCTCTTTCAAGTAACGGCGACTTTGGTATAGGAATTGGTTTCGAGGTTGCAAATGTCGTTTTATTTTTCGCCTCATGAACTATATTCTCTAATGTTTCAATATGAAGACGCGGCAATTCGGCATGACTCTCCCAAAAATATCTACAATATGCCCACTTGAATTCGTAGTCCTCCCCATATAAGTGTCCCAATCTTTGTAGCAATACTATATTCACCTCCATGGGTAATAAATTCAAATTATATCTAGGCAATACATAACACAATTGCACCAAATCTTCGATCGTTTGTTTCTCTTTATGTTTCAAAAATTGCGTATCCATCTGGGGGATATATTTCACCAAATCTTTGAACAGCGGTGCATAATGATAATTATAACACCATCGCCAATCTTTGCATCCATCTATATAATAACTAAATGTCCATTCTAATCCTTCCAAGTAGTTTACACATATCTGTTTTTTTCTTTCATCTGTAATCTCAATATCAAACAAAGCCTTATAATACCTATACTCCCAATCTTTCACATATGGATTAATATACTTCTCAACACTTCGCTCCTTCATTGGCAACATTAATAAATCATCCATTTTTTGAATATCTGCACCTGAACCTAAACCTAAACCTAAAACATCTTCAACTTCGCTAAGTATTTTAATATTATTTTTATTCTGGGAATGATTTTGTGATTGTGTTTGATTTATTTCCCGATTAAACACATTTCTCTCGCTTCTGTTATCTCTCATGTTGTTATATCCTCCACCACCACCACCACCGCATTCTCCAAACCTCCGTGCAAATTTATCACGTTTTTTATGCTCCTCCATCAAAAGTGTATCCTCCTGACAAGCAATATTATTTATAAACTCTCCAAAATTCTTCCATATAATTTTTTTACCATCTGTTAAATATGTATCTGTCTTACCCAACGTTTCGCGATATATATTCAATAATACATCTATACCTACTGTTCTTATATTAAGCGCCGGGAAATGAGGCATGAAATCATTCCCCAATAAAAAACATATGAATATATAATCGGTTATCCTATTTATTTCACATTTAGATTTATCTGTTTTAATTTTATCTGGTGTGTTTTTTGTTTCTTTATTGTCTTTATTGTCTTTATTCTCTTTGAATTTACTCATTTCTCTCCCTCCTCTTACATCTCTATTATTTATGGCACTATCTCCGTGTCCCTCACTTGACGCGTCATAATTGTGAATATACTTTATAATCCCCTCCGCCAACTCCGGTATATCCAACAAGTAATCCTTATTTGCATCCAACGATGAATCAATCGATTTTATAAATTCAGGTGTCTCGCGGAATAAATACAGGTTTTTAGTAATATGCAAATGATTCAATGTAAGCATAATTAAATCCGCATCAAGTCCATATACCAATGTTATCGTATCTGGCGAATTATGATATTGGGGATTTAGACGCATATACTCAAATATTTTATGTTCCCCTTCGCCACTTTCAGAACTACCCGATACAATATACTCTAATCTAGAACTACTAGAACTACTAGAACTACTAGAACTATATGTTGAATTTGAACGCATTTTATCCTGGAAATAATTCGCAACATCTTCATTTAGCTTCTTCATAAAATTAGTGCCTGGTGTAATTGCAGATGTATTCCACGTCTCTTTATACCCTTTGCCTTCAATATCGCGCTGGATTTGTGTAGTATACCATGACTTATACCTACGATCACGCTGTTGACTCAACTTGGCCACCGGCGCAACACCGTCAAATGCAATATATACACGATTCGTAGGTTTTAGTAACTCTACATAGTAATCTACTTTTCTACATACCATCGCTATAATTTCTTTTTCATATTCTTTGGCCCTCCCCTTATCATATGTGGGGTTGTTTTTTACTGCATCATATATAAGAGAATTACAATCCATATATAAATTGTTTACATGACTTAGATAACTCATCTCTTTTAGAATATAACCATGTCTTTTAACGATTTGTGAAAAATAACTTGGAATTCCCATTTTGTTATTGGTATTATTATTGATAGGCTATTACGATTAACAATATTATGTCTTATATGTAGTTATATTTTTGTTTCTATGTATTTTACATATATATTATGTTTTGTTTATTATTATTACAATTTTTCATTGATAAACATATTATTATTTATAATATCTTATATATATAATATATTATAAACAACACATAATATGTCTCAAGCTACTAGTCTTTCACAAGACGGTTTCATATCAAAAATGGATCCACCTGGTATAAAAATGTCATTTGGTGGTATTTTACAAATTCTATCTTCATTATCTCCTGTTCTTTTATCCGGTTTTTTTATTATTTCTAGTTTAAGTAATGGGAACTTAAAATGGGTAATGTATTTAGCAGGGTTTATTATTCTACTATTTATATTCTCTATTACAGCATTTACTATAGATTCTACTTTCCCAAATAAGAATAGTAGTGGTTCCTCATACTGGAAAAAAGAATGCAATCTTGTAGCACTACCATTCGGTCTTGGCGAATATATGGTTCCAAACTTTAATAGCTCCGCATTAGCTTTTATATTTGCTTATATTTTTATGCCAATGCTTCAATACGATAGTTATAATTTAATTCTTTTGTCGATTATTATCGTATTCTTTTTTATAGACGCTATTTCAAAAGTTGTTCATGGTTGCACTCCTATATTGGGTATCATTATTGGATTAGCTATCGGTTGGATTGTTGGTTATATATGGTATCTTATTGTTTCTTCTAGTAGCACTGACATGGTATATTTTAATGTAGAAAATGGTGCATCAATATGCTCACGTCCAAATAAACAAACATTTAAATGTAAAGTATACAAAAATGGTGAAGTTATTGGCGGCATGTAACGCAATATGTAATTATAAATAGTGTATTAAGGATTAAATTTGTTGCTATTATGAGTTATCCAGTTTTTAAATTCGTTCATAGACATATCTCTATGAAAGCTATTTGTCAGTAATTTTATATTATTATATTTTCTAGATAATATAGTTATGTAGTTAAAAACAATATTTTTAGTTATTGCTTTATGATACATAAACATTTGGTCCTCTTTAAATATCGGCTTCTTAATGCGTTTATTTACTTCATTATGAAAATCAAAAAAGAATAATTGTAAATCCTTTTTTGTTTTAATATTTTCTCTTTTTACATTCTTCATAACTGCTGTAGCATGCTCTGAACAGTCAGGACACGGAAGATTCATACATATTTTCGTGCAGATATTCAAAAAATCATTCTTTAATTCGTCAAAATGGTCATCTTTCATTTTGAACGAAAGTGTGTGAAATAAATACCAGGTCGCATTGCCCCATTCTTTTTTTGTCGCCATATTATTAATATAATAATATAAAGACTTTTTATTTTATTAATTATACACAATTGATTAATATGTTAGCTTCTAAATTAAATACACAACCTTCTATTGATTTTTTCTCAGAACTCTCTAAAATTGTGAATAATAAACATGAATCGCCCAATACAAACGCACAGACTATTTTATCGGAATCATCAGAACCATCAAATCTAATTATTTATACACCTACCGCGAACGATTCTACAGAAATTAATTACTGTCTTATTTCTAAAGAAAAACTTCACCCAAATCATATTACTCTAACATGTAATCATAAATTCAATTATATTCCATTATATAAAGAAGTTATTTATCAGAAAAATAAAACAAATACTTTATACGAAATTACTAAACTATCTTCAAATCAAATAAAATGCCCATATTGTAGAACTATTACCAATAATTTACTCCCCTATATTCCATATCCATCTGTTAAAATTATTAAAAATGTAAACTCGCCAGAATATGACTGCATGGATGCTACTAAATGCTCCCATATAATGAAAAAATGTGATGCTAATAAAATAACTACAACATGTAAAAAAAACGCACTATACTACGAGGAAGAAAATGTATTGCTTTGTCCAGCACATTATAAAAAATATAAAGAGAAATCTGGTAGCAAAGAGAAACATTCTACCAACACACCAAGATGCAGTGCTGTTTTAAAAAGTGGTAAAAATATTGGTAATCCATGTAATAGTATTATCTCCATGGATGGTTCTATTTTTTGCAAACGGCATTCACAATAACAATAACAATAACAATAACAATAATGATTATATGTATTATATATTAATAATCAATTCAAACCTATATAAAAATTAAGTTATAATATATATACTTATACATATACTTATACATATACTTATACATATACTTATACGTGCTCCTAAATGACTTTCACAATTGCTGAATATATCTGGCTCGATAATAATAAGAAATTCAGATCCAAAACTAAAATTATTAAGAACACAAATCTACCTAATTACTTTTTTGCTAAAGATGATACAAATGATCATAAATTTCCAGATTGGGATTATGACGGTTCATCAACAGGACAAGCAGATGGTAAAAAATCAGAAATTACTCTTCGTCCTGTTTTTGTATGCGATAATCCCCTTTTAAATACAGTCGGAAATCATGTCTTGTATTCAAAACTTGTATTATGTGAAACATATAATCACGATGGGATATCCACGGATTCAAATACACGAAACTTAGCTACAAAAATATTCAACACATGTCCCGAACAAAAACCATGGTTCGGACTAGAGCAAGAATACTTTATTTTCGATAAACGTATTGAAACAACTCCACACAATTTGCTATTTGGTAATACTACAGAACATTACTGTGGTATAGGACAACATATCGAATACCGTTCGCTTGCCGAAGAGCATATGTTAGCCTGCACAAAAGCAGGTATTACTATTTCCGGTATAAATGCCGAAGTAAGCAAAAATCAATGGGAATTCCAAATTGGGCCATCAGAGGGTATAAAAGCGGCCGATGAATTGCTAGTTGCACGATTCCTACTTGAACGTATCGCTGAAAAATACGGGAATACAATTTCATACGAACCAAAACCGTTTGCTAATATCAACGGTTCAGGGTGTCATGCGAATTTTTCGACACTTAAAATGCGAACCCCATGTGATGACAATAACGGAATAATGGAAATATATCGCACTATAAATAATCTCGAAAAATATCACGCCGAAGATATACACTACTATGGTGTCGGCAACGAATTACGTCTATCTGGGAAGCACGAAACATCCAGCTACAATACATTTAGCTCCGGCATTGGCGATAGAGGTGTATCTGTTCGCATCAATAACAATACACATAATGCAGGGTATGGTTATTTCGAAGATAGACGTCCTGCTGCAAATATGGATCCTTATTTGGTTACTAGCATTTTAATGAAACGCGTCATTGAAAGTTGAGGTGTTATATCGCGGTAAACTATAAAATTAGTATACATGTTTAATTATAAAAATAGTAATTTAGTATACATATAAAATTGAAATATTGGTTTTATATTAAATAAAAATAAAACCAATAACAAGTGCAACGTGTGGAATGAGTGCCTGTGTCGTTTCAAATAATATATTTCAAGAAGCAATAAGTCATTGTCGTTGGAAACGTGTATTACACAATATTTTACAAGACATAGATATATCAATTTACAACAATAAAACATTTGAAGAAATTATGATTGCAATTTATAATATTTGCAAAGATGTTCAGGGAATTGGAATGCTCGCTACATATGATATAACATCTGCAATATGCAGGCATTATAACATAAACATAGATAAAGTATATATTGTAGGAAAAGGCCCAAAAAGAGCAATTAAATTATTAAATGTAAAAACTAAAACACATAAAATAAGCGATAAAATTATAATTAAGTATGCTAATATAACCGATATAATAAGCGCATTTGATGCTAGTGGTTTCGAATTAAATGAACAAGTTAGAAATAGTAAAAATGGGGATATATTAGAAAGTTATATATGTAACTGGCAGAAAACTCGATGAATATTGCATTATATAGAAATATGCGATGACTTACTAGCTAAACGAGCCTGTTTGCCTACTCGCATTTCATCATATAATTTTATTTTCGTAGTTTTTCGTCGGTTTTTAACTTTGTCGATATTTGGGAGAATTCTATATTTATATAAATCGCGAGCATCTCGTCGCAATTGTCCCGGTGGTAACGGATTTAAGAAAACTCCTTTGAGTCCTGATTCACCATATCCGCGAACTAATCCTGATGCATCAGGAACGCCTAATTTAAATCTATCATAGTCTAATCCTTCGTTAAGCTGATCGTATATATTTCGCACATTGGATTCATCATATTCTTTTTTCACTTCTATATATTTGGGATAATATGAAAATGAAGGAGGCGATGGGGGGTCACGTGTATCATCTCCGTATAAACCATAGGTAACACCTATCATAGTTCCTGTCATCTGATTAAAAAAATCATTAATATTTGTTGCTTGTAATATATCATTTCTTATCGTAAACTGCTTAAGTTGATCGTCTAATGTATTACCTGTATACAGAGTTGAAAGATAACTCATTATACGTAATATAGTATTGGATATATTAGTAAAATAAGCCAATGATGGAGACAACATACTGTAAAATTCTTCCATTAAATATATTTTCACCTTTATTAACTCATTTGCATATGGATTGTTACCTGCCGGATTATATGTTTCAATCAAGTCATATGAATCAAATATACTACCTATGCCGGCAAAACTAAATACAGATCTAAAATTAAAATTCTCTATTTCTTTTAAAAATCTTTCAAAAGATATCATATAGAATTCATTTAAATGTTTTTTTAACAAATCGAGACTCGCGTATTCGACTGGTCTTCCTACAGGGAAATAATCATATGTTTGCGTGAATACAGTTTTTTTTCCAACTGTTTCGCTTCTTAATTCTGCGACACTATCGTAAAAAAATATATCGATAAACGCTGAAAACATACGGTTTAAATTATAAAGAAATTTTTTACCTTCCATTAGTAATTTTATCGCAGGATTCTTTGTCCCGGGTTTTTGAAAATGTGGATGCGTGCTTACATACACTTTATCGTCAACTGTAACTTTGGGAGCACACGAAAAAATAAGTATATTCATAATTTTATTTTCACGAATCGCAATAGGAAGAAGTGTTTCTATCATATTAATCGTTGTCGTTGTCGTAAAATATGCTGTTTCGGGATATAATTCAAAAATAGTTTTTTTATGTAATGCTTGCTTACTTTTGTCTTTTTTATAGTCTACTGGTATAAAAACACCCATGGAATAAAACTTTGAAATAGTAGACAAATTTATATCATGATCTTCTATTATATCAGTATCATTATAATGTCCACTAAATACCCTATCATGTGTTAAATTGGTTAAACTAAGTGTATTTTTTACAAGACATCCTTCAATTTTGTTAATATTTAAATACTTACATATCATATCGAATATTTCTTTTCTTTTCTTTTCACCAGCTGTTGTGTTATTAAACATAACGGCATTACTGGGGTCTAACAATATATTATTTATAATTAAATATATCTTATTGTATTTCGCAGATAGCAGTTCATGCATTTTTCCCAATTCTATTACTCTTAAATATTTATTTGCAAGTATTTTCATTTCACTTGATAATTCATTGCCTACTCCGCCGTGTGCTAAAATAAAAATAGTTTCCCTTTTCGGAGCTGGTTTAGTTTGGTTATTTTCCTCCGATAGTTCTAATAATCGGAATTCATCATTGCGTGTTAAATGTCTATTAAACATTGGATGTGTATTATAGCCTACAATCTGCAAACTTGTCGGTTTAGGCGGATGTTTGGGAGCAGGAATTGTAAAATTCAACATTTCAGACGGGTATTTTAGATAAGGATTCGACGGCGATGGTCCTAATAATGCATCTTTTCTTAACACAACTTGTTTCACTTTATCCATAAATAATCGTGTTGTCTCTTTATCAAATAGTGTTCGACTTTGAATTGCGTCAATACTAGATACTGCTATGTTTTCAAATAACTCGTCGCGTAATTTACCCCATATAATTAATACTCCATATTCATGTGTTTTATTAATTTCTTTAAGAATAGCATACAATCTTGGTGATATATTAAAATATTCTTCATTATATGTATTAATTAAATTAAGCATTTCAAATGATTTCTGGTCAAGTATCGTTTCCATTTCACCACGTTTTGGTAAAAAAGATAATGGAATAATTTCAGGTAAAGTATACGAAAAGGGTAACAAAGTAAATAAAGGTAATGTTCCACTTCCCGATTTTTTATTTATTGTAAGTCCGGTGAATTCTATAAGATCAAGTTTCGGAGTATATGTTGTTTTTAATCTACCTGTTGATGTTAATGCAATTTTTGGTGGAGTCGGAGGTGGTAGTGGTGGCATCGGTGGTAGTGGTGGTTCAGGGTTAGGAACTGCTGTCGCTTCTCTTGCTACAGCCGATGGCGCCAATACAGTAGGTATTTTTATAGGAGATTTACGAATAACTTCATTTCCCCATGAGTGCATTTTTTTACTATCCGTTAAAATAGGCAACCGTTTCTGTTCATCTACTGTTTTTGTCGATATTACATTATCGCGATATGGAGTATTGCGGTTATATGCATAGGCTTGAACACCCAATGGTAATACAGACATATCTGCAGGATTAACACCAGCCGGGCCATCAACAGGACTAACATTTAAAGGAGTTCCATTTATCCGTGGCGACAATACCGAGGACATTGGTGATATAGGTGATACTGGTGTTACCCCACCAGAATAAATTCTATATTTATACCCATATTTACTCTTTCTTGTTTTATTCCTCCTCGTTTTATTCCTCCTCGTTTTATTCCTCCTCGTTTTATGTTTAACTAAATGTTTTTTTGGTTTGTTTTTATTTATTTTAACAACCATTTTATATTATATTATATTAGTTGCATATTAAAATTAAAAATTAAATTAAATTAAAAATATAAACGTGTATAAATGTCTACCTCCTAATGTTTCGCAGCATAATGGTCACCACGTGACACCAATCTCCGAATAAAATAAGAGCATAAAGGTAACAAACCACCCCGCAAGATTGGCAGGGCGGATGCCGAATAAGTGATGATGTATGAAAATTTCAACTCTCGGAGGCCATTTTCGAAAAATGGACATTTATAAATGTCCATTTTCTAAAAACCAGATCTAGATTTGAAAAAAACGATGAAAACGTCACTCAGAGCATAATGCTCTAATTTCCTTTTTTTTGTTGAAATATTTGTTACCATAAATTTTATAGATGTTATGAGAAAATGACTTAAACATATTTTACTATAATATTATACAAGGAGATGTTAAAGAAAACGCCGCCAAAAAACGCCATAATGTTCGAGTGTAAAATATGTGACTTTGTATGTAGTAAAAAAAGTAATTATGAAATGCATCTTGCTACTAGTAAACACAAACAGTTAACAAATATTGAAAATGGTAACAAAAGCACCAAAATATTATCATGCGACTTATGTAGCAAACACTATTTTTCAAGGGTTGGATTATGGAAACATGCAAAAGTATGCACTAAGAAACCCCTCGAGACTCCTGAGGTCCCCCAAATCACAGAAGTAACAACAAATATGTTAGTAGAAATTGTAAATTATAATAAAGAAATGGTAGAAATAATCAAAGAACAAAATACACAAATAAAACAAATAATTTCTAGTATACAATCTTCTCAAATTATTACCCCCGAATCTCCTCCCATCATTCCCCTTAACTCAACTATATTTACATCACAATGGTAAGAAATTATTATAAAAATAATAAAAAAATAACAGCATAATGGTAACAAATAACCCCGCAGAGATTGGCAGGGCGGATGCCGAATAAGTGATGATGTATGAAAATTTCAACTCTTGGAGGCCATTTTCCAAAAATGGACATTTATAAATGTCCATTTTCTAAAAACCGGGGTAGAGATTTGAAAAAAACGATGAAAACATCACTCAGAGCATAATGCTCTAATTTCCGTTTTTTTGTTTAAAATTTTGTTACCATATTTTTTAAAATCTTATTTAAAATCTTATTATATATTATATGAAAAGGGTTTAGGAGTTTTTTATGTTAACAGTATACATGAACATATTAATGAAACCACCATCAAAAAACGCCAAAATTTTCGAGTGTAAAAGTTGTGACTTCTCATCTAGAAAAGAAAGTGAATATACTAGACATCTAGCTACAGGTAAACATAAACGGTTAACAAATATTGAAAATGATAACAAAAACGCGAAAATCTTTACATGCGACTTATGTAGCAAACACTATTTTTCAAGAGTTGGTTTATGGAAGCATGAAAAAGTATGCATAAAAAATAATAATATTATATTAAGCGAGACTGATATAGCAGCAAATGTAAGTAATATTGATAAAGAAATAAATCAAGTAATTACAAAAGATATGTTTATGGAACTTATTAACGACAATAAAGAAATGATAAAAATAATCAAAGACCAACATGAGCAGATAAAGAGTATGATTCCCAAAATGGGTAACACTATAAATAATACAACTAATAATAATAACTTTAATTTGAATGTTTTTTTGAACGAACAGTGCAAAGATGCTATCAATATAAACGAATTTATTAAATCTTTGAAAATAACATTAGAAGATCTTTATTTTACTAGGAAAAACGGTATTGCGCAAGGTATAAGCAATCTTATGATTAATGGGCTCAAAGAATTAGATGTATATAAACGCCCAATACATTGCACCGATCTTAAACGCGATATCGTATATATTAAAGAACATGATAAATGGGAAAAAGATGATAATAATAAAATAATGAAAAAGACGATTGAAAAAGTAGCAAATAAACAGCGGAATAAAATATCAGATTGGGTGGATTTACATCCTTATTGGATTGAAGATGAAAAATTACAATATGAATATTTGACAATATTAAATAAAATAACTGAACCTATCGATTGTGATGATAAAATAGAAAAAAAAATTATAAGAAATATAGCAAGAGAAGTTCAAATAACTGATATTAAAAAGTATTAGTAGTAATAATACATATTAAATGAAATAATATAAAAATATTTTATTACTATTTTATAGTATAGTATAATATGGAAACGAAAGAACAACTTGTTCAGCAGATTAAAGGATGGATGACAAACGATAATGAAATACGCGAAATCCAAACGCGACTAAAAGAATTAAAAGATAAACGCAAAGGTTTTGCAGATAATTTAGTAGGAATTATGCGAAAAAATGAAATCGATTGCTTCGACGTAAATGATGGTAAACTTATCTATACAAAAACAAAAGTAAAAGCTCCTTTGAATAAAACTACTTTAGTTAACTCGTTAATGAAGTATTTCAAAGATGATGATGAACAGGCGAAAGAATTGGTGCAGTTTTTATTGGAATCACGTGAAGAAAAAGTGAAAGAATCAATACGCCGTAAAGTTGAGAAATAATAATATATAAGTATTATAATTGTGTAATACATAATTATAATGCTCCCTTCTTCTCGCAATTTATATAAAAGAGAACCTGAAGATAATGACACTACATTATATCATAATGTGTCAAGATTTTATAAAAAAAAAGAAGTAAATATACCTACAAAAGTAGAAGAAATAAGAAAAAAAGTTGAAAATGCCGATGCGGATGGCGATATTGATAATTTATATGACTTGGAACCCACTTATATATCTTCTAATATATCTAATATATCAAACATGTTGTCAAATTCCTCAAAATCTGAACATGATGATGATTCTATTAAATCATACAATACACACTTATCTATAAAAAAACAAAAGATACATAATATTAAATACCCATTTTCCGATAAATCTTCTAGTCACTTGATACGTGACGTAGATAATATACATACGATTGGTGATGCAAGCGATGCAAATGACACAAATACCACGATTGAATTATGCATTTATCATATAAATAAAATATCATATAAACCGTTTTTAGAATTCATGCTATACAAAACAAGCGAAGATAATTTTTATTTCCCTAATTATATTCAACCACACGATAAATACGATATATTAGATAAAGCATCATTTTTATTAGATAGTTTATTTGATACCAAATGCGAATTTAAAGGTAGAATTGTCGAATCGTCTATAATGAATAATGTGAAAAGTGCGCAAATAAATGATAGGATTATTTTGTTATACGAATTGAAAGAAAAAGATAATAGTATGAAACGTATGAAAAATGAGGACAAATTTTGGTGGGCAACTGTTAGTGAAATATATAATTTTAGAAAGATATTATTCTATGATATAAGCAATTCAGTTATAGATGTTTTTCTATCGTATCCGCAAATGATACAAATTTACTATAAAGATTCATTGGTTGAAACACCAATGGTTGTTTTTAATGGAAATAATAGCAATATTGCAAAATATAATGCAATCTTCTCATTAAATAAATCAAATAATGAATCGAGATATGGTCCTTTCTATTATTTTACGGATTTATATAATTCTATGAAATATGCATGTTATAATCTTCAAACCGAAAAATATGATAAAGGTGGACTGGTTCGATTTATTATTTTTCCAGGCAAGATAAAAATGTTTTTACAACAAAATAAACCCGATAAATCTGAAATGGCAAAATATATTTATAACAAAAATCCTATAGAAAAATATACCGCACAATTTAGAGATAATGACTGTAAATGGAACGATTTATATAACTCTGCATATAATGGTTCATATACTATAAAAATAAATTCAATCGATGATAAAAGCGAGCGCGGAGAACATAGCGAACATAGTGAACACAAAGACGCTAGTGAACGCCAAGACTATTATGAATCATATAATAGTGCAAGCTCAAGTTCTGAAATTAATAGCTTATATGTTGGAGATAAGAATATAGACGAGGATAATAATACATATCATTTAGGAATGCGAATATGTATTGACGAATATATATTTCAAACACCCTTATCCTATTATTATATAGATACTACTAATATACCTGACAATTATGAATACAGTTTTAAAAATTATAAAATAAAATAATATATTATATACTCAATATTTAATACTTATTATTCATGCAATTGGGGGATTTAAGTTCTTGGGCTATTTTAATTATAGTTGTATGTTTGTTAAATCCAGCAATATTTGCAATTTTAGACTTTATGGAAGTTGATAGAAGCTCTTATGATTCCTATATTATCTGGGGCAATGCTTTGCTTATTTTTTGGTTTGTTTTAAGCGAAGATCGCACATCCGAATTGTCCAAAATATAATTATTTAGATAATTGTTTAGATAATTGTTTAGATATATAAATATTATTTATTGCACCGCAATTTAGTTACAACGATAATGCGTTTATTCTATTAAAAAATAATATTACAAATTAAAATAATATATAACATAAAATACATCATCAAACAAATATTATATATATATTTTATATAATACTTGTATGACAGATATTATAGATTATAATAGCGATTTAGAACATTTATTGAAAATACATGCTGAAGAATGCGAATCGTTTTCTATTTTACACCGATACTCGTTTGAAAAATATAATGAACGCTCTAATTATATAAATATTCCAGTTATTATTTTATCCAGTGCTATCGGTTTCGCTACAGGTATTGATATAGGCTACGATAAAATGAATATTATATTGGGTGTTAGTAGTATTTTTGTAGGTATTATTAAATCTATCGATACATATTTCCAGTTAGGTAAGCGCTCTGAATCACATCGTCTTTGTTCCTTACAATTCCAACAAATAAATAAGAAAATAATGATAGAATTGTCTTTAAAACGTGATCAAAGAATAAGCGCGAAAGATATGCTGCAAATTATAAAAACAGATATAAAAAATTTACAAGATATCGCTCCACTAATTGATGAAGAAATGGTAGAAATGTTTAAAAAAAATTATGGTGTTATGGATCCTTCATCTAATAAAATAAAATTTACAGCTCATACTCCCAATTTATGTAACGGATTAAGTCAAGTAACTATAAATGGTGAAAAATCCACATATGATGACGATGATGATGATGGTGGAGGTGGAGGTAGAAGAAGAAGACGCCGAAGAGGGTCACGTGAAAGAAGAAGTAGTAGAGGATCTTCTCCTGGTTCATACGACGATGATGATGATGAGGACGATGACAACAACAAAAACGGTGGGGGTAGTGCTAGAAGAAATAGAAGAAGAATAGGTAATCAAGATAAACGTAAATCTGATGGCAATATATCTAATGCTAGTAATTCATCAGGGTTTATGAGTTCGGTTTCTAACTTTATAAGTAAAGGGGTTAATTTGATTAAAGGGAATACACCCCCTCCCCCTCCATCTGATTCTGGATCTCATGGTAAATCGAAACGCGAATATAAAGCTTCAAATACTGTTATCGAATTGACAAATGTGATTGTAGATAAAGGTATAAGTAATATAGAGAGCGGTAATGCAGAGTTGCAAGATATTTTAAATAAAAAATCTTCTAATAATTCTGTCAATATTTCTTCTAATAATTCTACCAGTAAAAGCATACACGCTGCTTCTAAACTACCAGATACTCATGATACTCCTGCTATATCCGAATTTAATTTTCAAAAGCTACAACAGCTACAACAATTACAGCAATTACAGCAATTACAGCAATTACAGCATTCTCAGCAGACGCAACAGATGCAACAGATGCAACAGATGCAAAATTCACAATCACATACTCCTGTTAATTTTGTAAATACGTTGTCGAATCCAATGGTTAGTGCAGATTTAATATATAACACACGTAGTAGTCACAATAGTCACAATAGTCACAATACACAAAATATGATTCTTACACCAAGCTTACACGGTTCTACTAATAACTCTATCGTCGGAGATAATACACCGCGTATCGCCCCTTCTTCTATAGATGAAACAGACAATATGCAAAATCAGATTGTAAATATAGAAATACACGAGATTGAACCACCTATAAATAATCCTTCATCTATATCCCCTCCACCCCCCATTTCTGCTCCAACTCTTATAGTTGATCTTAATAACCTTAATAACTTAAATAATGGCGATGATGCAGATGATAATGGAGCATTAATGTAAATACCTGCACCCACACCCGTCCCCGCATATGTATCAACCCATATTGTTTTAATATAATATATATAAAATTGAAATAAACATAATTTATATATATTATAATAAGAACCCAAATATACAAAATCATTCTACAAATACGTATAAGATGGAACGTCGTTTGAACAAAAAAGTTGATGAATATTTGATTCAGTTTAAAAATGAGATTGCAAAAAGATTGCAAAATATTGTTGATGGATTAGAACAGGTCAATTCGCAAGTCGGTTCGCATGTGTCGTTATGCGAAGAAACTAAATTTAAATGTAATTCATTGGCGGGATTTGTTTATAATTATGAAAAACTGCGTCTAACAAAGGATGATTTTATGAAGAGGAAGCGTATCAAAAGCGTGGTCCCTATTTATGATAGATGTTGTGCGAAACGGGCAAACGGCGAACAGTGCACGCGACGCAAAAAAGGGGGCGATACATACTGCGGAACTCATATAAAAGGGACGCCTCATAGTATAATGGATGAAGTTGTCGGGGAAATGCCAACCACTAAAACAGTAAAGGTTGATATTTGGGCACAGGATATTAAGGGAATTATATATTATGTTGACAAAGCGGGAAATGTATATGATACCGAAGATATTATGAAAATTGATAAATATCCGAAGCGCGTAATTGCGAAATATGTTCAGGATGATGCCGGGAATTATACAATCCCGTCTATGTTTGGTCCTGCAACACCATCTAGTGTATCGGTCGAGTAAAGTATATTTAATAAATTATATTAATTAATTTATTATAATTTTTTTATTGTATTATTGTATAAAATGTTTTCCGCTATGGAAGCAAGTAGAAAAGCACATGAACAGGGTTTAAAACCTGGCACTAGAGAGTATGCTGCAGAAGTTAAAAGGATATTATCTCAAGATAAACCACTCAAACCCGAATCACATTCTTCACCGTCACCAGTATCACCGTCGTCATCATCGTGTATCGGTATATTAAATGGACTTGATTCAAAGCCTGAACTTAATGGAAAACATGCTATAATTAAGGGATTTTCAGATAATGGAAGAATTCTTGTAATACCAATCACACTTAGCACACCAATTCGTGTGTGGCCAGACAAAATAACTAACGCATCAATAGATGATATAAAATTAGGTGGACGTAAAAGAAAATCGAGAAAAAATAGGTATAAAAAGCATTCAATGCGAACAAGGCGATCGAGACGAACCAAACAATCAAAACGAACCAAACAATCAAAACGAAATAAATAAATTCGTATATATCGTTCGTTCGTATATATACTTAAAAGTAATACAATATTTATATAAAAATAATAATTTCTTTTTTAAATGTCAGATTCACAGTCATATGATAGTCTCAACGCCGATATTCGTGTTAAAATAGGCGAAGAATGGAGTCCTGCATCCGTCGATCAGAAAGCTGCATATATTGCATACAAATCGCGTCATCACTATTATAGAGAAACGCCATATACACACGAAACCGGTATAAGTATATTTCGCGAGAATAATAACTCATATATGGCAACATATTTTAAATTGGTGGGTTCGGTGCGTAATCCGAATGCGAAATATCCAATTATAGATATGAATGATATACGTATTTTTTTAATGGATGGTGTAACGGGTAATGGTAATAGAAGTGGCGCGGGATGGGTAAAGGCGCGGAATTATCAAGCATGGGCTTATGTCGATTTTATATATGATACTACTGTCCCACGTAAATGTTATATGTCGAAATATTCAACTTATTTGGCTTTCCCTCCCGGATTTGATAGTAGAAATGTTGTAACGATTGATATAGATGATTTGCCGTCGAATATTATATTCTCAATGTCGCGCAATGATAATAATAGTGTATACTATGAAAGGAATGATTTTCGGGCTACACGAGTGAGAATATGCGACAATGAATATGCGCGTATTGGATTTTTGGGATTCTTTACAAGAATAACAATGGATATGGGTTTTGAAATAGTTCGCCCTAGAAGCGTAAATGAGGGTAATGTTATTTGCGAAAGTTCAATGCCTCCTATAGTCGAAACATCCAATGAAGAAGAACAATGTATTTTGTGTTATAAAAATAAAAAGAATTTAGAATATACACCATGTGGACATGTAATATCGTGTTATGATTGTTTTAATAAATTGGTAAAAAAAGAGTGTCCTATTTGTAATGCGAAAATAGACAAAATAAAGGAAAGTAAAGATTAGATGTAAAATTATACGTAATTTGTATTAAAATAGTTATAATACTATATATCGTCATATAGTATTATATAGAAATGCGTAATAGCATTGCGTAATAGCATTGCATAATAGCATTTAATTCTTTTTTAATATACGCTCCCAACATTTGGCAAAACATGTTTTTGCAATTTCTTCTACGACTTTTTCTACCTTGTTTACATCAAATTTTCCCCTAGATGCATCTATAATAAAGTCTATAGAATCAGATACAATATTTCCATTTATCAAATTCAACACCTCCAACTTATGTTCGGTTAACATGGATGCATTGTTCATCACGACATCTTTAAGTAACTTAATTACAAACTCCTTTTTATTAGAGCCTGATTCTTTTGTCTGTTCTACAATTATCATAGCAATTCTAAGAAGACGCATTATTGATTCAGCGCTAACAGATAAATTATTTTCTTTAACTTGTTTTAAAAATTCTTCCTGGCAATATTTGAAGTCTTTTATAACGATTTTAACCATTTCAGTTGTATTTGCATTTGCTGTTGCAGGAGTAGTTTCATTCACTGTTTCATCAATATTAACAGGCACGTCTTCAATTAAGATTACATTGGAAGATGAACTTGATATAGTTGTAGTTGTAGTTGCTGATACATTTTTTCGAGAAGTATCTGATACTAGAATATCGTCATTTAATGTGGGTAATATTAATTTTTCCGTAAATTGTGTTAAAGATTCATGTTCTGATTCTTTTGATACAAATACAGGCGAATTTACCGGCGAATTTACATTCGATGATACATAAACAGGTGAATCACATGGTTCGGTTGTGTTTATAATATCTTGATTTTCCATATTATATAATTTGGTATTATAATATATACTTATAAAAATATTTTATATTGATTTAATTAATAATAATATATCCAGTGTGTTTATATTTATATTAATATTAATATTTATATTATATATAAACTAAATAGTAAAAAATATATACTTTTTTACTATTTGCCTTTACAATGTATACACCACTACACTATTGCTATATTAAAACGGGCATGTCGATATCCGATCGATTGCTGTATCACGCGGTATCTGTGACGATAATAATCTTCCAATCCTAGCACAACCTGGAGAAGCATGACTTGAAAACACTTCATCTCCCGCGCCTCCACATGATGTATAATATTCTTCGTCGTCACTATCATGATTGCCTCCATTGCCACGTCCCATCCCCCTTGGACGATACAATCCGATAATAGCATCACGTGAAAGGTGTCGCAATTTAGAGCCTACTCCCCGCGATGTAGGTGTGAATGTCGCAATAATTTTCTCGTTCTCTTTTGTCTCCTCCTCTGCAGCAGCGGCTGCCTCTACTGTAGTTTCCGATAGCTGTTGGGGGGCGGCAGGGGTTGGCGTCTTGGGGCTAGATGGCTGTGCATGGCCATAATATGTATCGTCTGCGACACACCCATACCCACCGCCAGAATTTGCGCGTCTTGGCGCGGGAGGGGGGTGACAAGGATATGTATCATCCGCGTATTCATTGTATCCGTAATTTGTCGCGCACGTTACTGAAGGCATTGAGCTGATAATCTCGGTCTGAAGTGGCGTGATGTCATTGACGGTTACAGCGCGCTGCTGAATTTGCGATGCTTGACGCGCAGCGACATATCTCTCGCCGATTGATGCAGCCATCAACCCGTTAATACAGACAAACAAATCATCGGCGAGTTGGATCATGAATGGATCTTCGTTTAGATTTTTTTCAGCGACGTATGTAAGAAACCTCTCTTGAAATTCCGTGACAACTCCAATGAGTCTATCTTTTTCTGCAACAGTTGTATTGTATGGCATGCGTCTAATATTTTGCAAGAATTTTAGCGCTTCGTCGATGACTGCAATGGTGTCGAGTCGCCACAACTCTTGCTCCACTGTTGTATTTACACTACATTCTTCTTGTTCATATGCAATCAGTTGTTGCGTCGTGTGCGAGGTGTTGGACGGGCAATTGGTTGAGAAGTATGTGAGTTGACATATGACTGATTCAACATTCCATGGAACACGAATGTATACTGTGCGCGTCGTTTCGTAAATAATATCGTCCATATTCATTTCATTTTCCCAACTCATGGTGGTGAAGTCGTAGATCTCGACATTTGACACCAGTTTCACATCGGAGAAAGCTGTATTCATTGCTGACCATAAGATATCGCCAAAGATGCAGCCTGTCTTCTCTACATCGTCGATGAACCATTGCCTTGATTTCGGGAACTGAGTGCATAGTGTTTGAAGCATCGTTGAGTCATGATCGGGACCATAACCAACCATGATTTGTGTAGCTGCTTTTCTCGGTATTGACGATGATGATGATGATGATGATGATGATGCTGCGGCATCGGGAAATGACGGTGTAAGGAATGACACAAGTCGCTGAATGCTCCTTTCACCTTCATTATTCGCGCCATCGGTAAGGAAAACATGCATTCTGTTGATGAACTCCTCGGGGATATTTGAGTCGCATGGAATATATTGGCTCTCGGAAGACATAATACGAGCAATCTCTTGAAAACATTTCTGGAAATTTGTGCCTCCCCTCGGCATGATACTTGTAACCCTTTGAATGAGAGTCTCTTTATTTTCTTTCGTAACGCGACAAGGAAGGATAACACATGTAGCGGATGAATCGAAACTGACAACTGCTAGATAAAATTCGGCGTGTGGATTTTCATCTTCTTGTGATGCAATATATTCAATCATATTCGTCATTGTCATATGAACGAATTGCATTTTTGATTGAGGGGTTTGTCCGCGTTTTGTAGCTGTTTCAGCCATTGAACCTGATGCGTCAATGGATACATACATGATGAATCGCATTTTTTGTCTCGGTGTCGATACGCCTCCTTCGATAGCGGGAATAACAATCTGGAAAATTCCTCGATTATATTGGGATAAGGTATCGTTTGTTTCACCTGCTTCGTTTGCGGGTTTGTTATTAGACAACAGATTGATATATGTTTGCATTTTGCTGCGAAAGATGTGTATGGCGTGGAAGGCGTGGAAGGCGTGGAAGGCGTGGTAGGTGTGAAGGGTTGTGTGAGTTGGTTTCAATTTTGTGTATAGTGTAAAAGATGTTAAAAAGTGAAAAGGAGGAAGG